GCCATTCATCCCACGGTCTAAAGACCATGGGTTTTCTGGCTGAAAAAATATAAAAAATAACACCTAATATTAACTATTATATTAAGTGTTATTTTATCATTTAATTAAATTTATTAAAAATTAAAATCCTGCTTCTTTCATATCTTCTTTTAATTGCTCAACAGTTATACCTAATTTTTCTGCCGCTATTTCAGGTACAATAATTTTTGATTGTACAAGATCATATAACATATCTATTTTACCTTTCTTAATTCCCTTTTCAATCCCTTTTTCTTCAGCCATTTCTGCAATACCTTCACCTAAATTACACATACTTGCGACCTCACTTTCTAATTCTTTAGACATTTGAATACCATATTTGGTTTCGAGAATTTTCTTCTTTTCATCGGTTTTTACAGTATTTGAAAATAATGTTGACAACATACTTATCAACTTATTCTTTGAGTTAATTGTTTTATTAGTATTAAGATTAATCATTATTGTAGACAATAAATCATAACGACCCAAGGCTATGTTGTCAGTTGTCACAGTATTTGGATACAACACCTCTGGTTTAATTGAATATTTAACAATTGAATCTGAAATTTTTTTGTGGTCTTTATTTTTAGTTGGTGCATTAAAACAAAGCCATATGGAATATACTTTTTTGACTCCATCATAATTATCAGCCGTATATTCAATATCCATTTGCTGAGATATCAACCTTGTAGGATAAACAATGGCTCTTGTTACTAAGTCATATCCTGGGTAGAATGATTTCTGTGTTTCAATATTGATATACATTTTCTGTTTCTCACCGTTTTTTGTTGTGGCAATGAAAACGATGTCAAAATACATCTTTCCCTCACCAGGAATGATACTCTCATTTTCAAGAGTATTAACAGCTTCAGGACGAACAGAACGACTTGACACTTCAATATCTCCAATAGAATTTACTGTTTCTTCCATAGAACAACCTAAGAACTCATCAACACATGATATAAGGATATATGCAAGGATGTTTTTGTCTTTTAATATTCTTTTTGCATGTTCATCATATTGTGCTTTTGCATCAGCAGTACTAATGACATTGGATATATAAGTTTCTTTTTTCATACTTTCTCCATTCTTTAATATTTGTACACAATAGATTAATTACTTAATTCTTCAAGCTTTTGCATTATTTGTCTTAATTTAATAAGATCCAATGAACTTAAAGATTTTTTCATATTGGATAAATATTTTATTTTATCTTCAAGTATGTCAAAAGTTGCTTTTATTTCAGAAGCTTTTTTAGCTTCTTTTACTTTTTCATATTCTACTTTATCAATTGTAGTGTTTTTTTTCTGCTCTTTAAGTTCTTCAACTTGTTTCTGAAGTTGTCTCTTTTCAGCTTCTACTGTTTTTTTGATAGACTTCATAGATTCAAGCTCATTTATTAATTCCTCTTTACTCTTTTCATTAACTGAAACTTCGCTGTTATTTTCCTCTTTTTGAAGTTCTAATTGATTTATTTGTTTTTTCAATTCTGCTATTAATTCATCTTTTTTGTTCATGCCAACCTGAGCCTGAGTTAGAGAATCTGAAATACGCTTAATTTTTTTTTCCTGCTCTTGATATTTTTTCTTTATTGTTTTTAATTCTTCATTATCAATAACACCGTTATTGTTTTTTATTAAATCAACAATCTGTTGTTGGGAATTTTCATTTAATGATGCTAATCCTTCTGCATCATCAAGTTTTATATCACCATTATCAAGCATATCGCTTAGTTCAGGAATAAGCTTTTCCGTTGATATATATTTTCTAACCATTCTATTTGATACATCCAAATGTTCGGCAATTTTCTTACTCAATTGCATTGCTTTAGATGTACCTTTCATGCTGTAAAGTTCTTTTAGTCTTAAGACCTCCCATCTTTTTACTTTTACAGAAGTTTCTCTTACGTCATGGTTAGCCGAAATTAGCATTATTTCCTCATCTATTGAATCTATGTTACCCTTTTCAATTTTACAAGGTATTCCTGTTGGAAATAGTTTTTTATAATCTGCTTCTTCCATCGAACAAATAGCATTATATCTCCTTTCACCTGATACCAAACGATATATATCAGTGTCAAGGTCATGGATGACCGACAGGTTATGTCTTAATCCATTTAATAATATGCTATCCTTTAATTCTTCAATATCATCCTGAGTGTATTGAGAATTTTTATCATTTTTTCTAATTTTTTCTTTTGGAATGAATTGAAAATTATACTGGTTGTCTGAATTTATATTATTTATGATATTATCTGCACTACTATTGTTTCCCACACCACCTAGTTGAAAATTCATTTTTTTCGCCATAATTTACTCCTATCTTTTTAATTCTTTTTATTAATAAAATTCATTAATGTTTTCATATGTGAATCATCTATTAATTCTAAGTATTTAGCCAATTCGATATAATCCTGAACAGCATTGCATTTCTTATCATAATCAAGAATTCCAACGTACATCGTGTTGGATTGTTTAATAGATTCTGTTTTTCTAATAGAGATTGGAATAAAGGACTCTTTCAAAGCTTCTTTATAATTATCGAACATTTGTTTATATAATACTGTTCTATTTTCTACTTTTACCATAAATACTCCTTTAAAATTAACATTCAAAGAGTATTGACGATTCCAACTTTGAATTTCCTTTGTAAAATTAATAATACCATCGTATGAAAAATTGTCATTCTCTATAGGTGTGATAATGTCATCTATTATAAATAATGAACAAGTTATTAAATTTGTATTATAAGGTGAATTATCTATTAATATATAATCGTAATCATCTTTTATAAACTCCATATTTTTTCTAAACACTTGTCCTACTATTGCTGACTTACTTGCCTCATAAATATCATAAACAAGTTGTTCAAGTTGTTTTTCTGCTGGGAAGAGACTTATATTCTCATTTGTTGTTTCTACAATGAATTCCTGAACAGTACGTTTGCTAAATTGTTTCTCACAGAACAAATGTTTGTATATTAAACCTTGTTCTTGATAAGTAGGACACAAAACTTTTGTTGTATTTGCTTGGGGGTCTAAATCCATTACCAAAACTTTATATCCAGCATAAGCTAATATTTGTGCGAGTGTAAGAGTTGTAGTTGTTTTTGCCACTCCACCTTTTGAGTTGTTAATTGAAATCGTCTTTGTCATAAAATCCACCTTTCATTTTGTTTTTCTCTTGGTTATATTTACATATTATCATGTCATTTTACGAAATTCAATAATATTTTAATGCTTATGTAGATTTTATTAATGATTTTTGATTGGAAGTGACTTCCACTTTATAAAATTATTATATTATATTTATATTAAAATATGTGAATAGTAATACCATATATTTTCATTAATTAAATTTCTTTGGAAGTGACTCCCCAATTTCTATATTTAATTATTGTATAAATATTTGCAAACTTTATATTTTATAAAACTTTGGAAGTGGCTTCCAATATTTTTAAGTGGTGTTTAATATGATGATAAATAATGAATCAAATAATTATTGGAAGTGACTTCCATTATTAAAAATAATAATTGTAAAAAATAGGGTATACATCAACAAAAATAATGTTGACATATACCCCATTTTTAGATAAACTTATAATAATAAAATATTATAGGTGGTTAATATGCATACAATATATAATAATATGATATTCTCAAATAATGAAGCTGCAAAGCTTTATAAAATGATAGAACACTTAAGCCCTGATATAGATATTTCAAAACCAATAGAGAGTAAAGATATAATGAATATAATAAAAGAATTATCTCAGCAAGGTTATAAATTCCCTGAACAAGATACATTCTTTTATAATCTTAATAATAAATATATATTATATAGATTTAGAAATGATGAACAATTTGAAAAAGATTGTAAAATATATACATTTTCAACACTTGGTTGGAATGATAATTATACTTATCTTAGAAATGATATAAATAATAATTTTATTTGTGTTGGAGGAAAATAAAATGGAATGCAAACCATTAGAATTAACAAATCAAATAGCAGAAAAGTACTATAATTGTTGGAAAGAATTGGAAGAAATAAGAGAGGATAAAAGCATTGATTGGGACAGGAAAAGATGCTACATTCCAATTGGTGCTTGTATGTCTGTAGTGATGGATAAGGCTAATTTCAATCAACAGACCGTTGCATTAGAAGGACAGATTATGGCTGCAACGGCTTCATGGCGATTACATAAACAAATCTATCGATTCACACCAGAGATAGAAGAAATGCTCATGCAACAGCATGGTGATGAAGACACAATTGTGCCAGTAGATATCTTCGACAATTTACCATATCAGTGTCTTTATATAAAACTAACTACAAGCGAAGAATACGATGGATTTTTTGTACATTTTGAGTCAGATGTTAATAATGGAATGCTTGAGTTGCGTTTATTAATAATTGATAAAGAAAATAATTGTATTGCACAAATTTTATATCTTGAAAAAGATAAAACAATAAAAGATGCTATGAATGATATGATTAATATAGCAAGAAAAAACATGACAAAAAATCTTTCAAAATTTGTATCAATAAATAGTAAAGAATATGTAAAAAGATATATAGATAATATTCAGCCATTTTTACAATTAGTATTATACATCTGTTCTGAAAACAAAGAGATTGAAGAAAACTCAGAACAAAAGAAGATTACTCGCAAGCCTAAAAATAAGGCTTTTATAAAAGATAAGTTTAGGGAAGTACAAATTTGGGATTTAGGATTGCAGACCACTGAAATAATTCGTAAGTATAACAAATCCAATATTGATATAAATAAAATAGAAAATAATGAAGTCCATACAACAAATAAAAGTGGAACACCTAAAAGACCACACAGTAGGAGAGGACATTGGCATCACTATTGGAAGGGTACTGTTGGAACAGATGAAAGAAGACTTATATTAAAATGGGTTGCGCCTACATTTATCCATTCAGGAACAACAGCAGTACAAGTTAATATAATACAAAAATAGTAAAAAATAGGGTATGTAAATTATCTACATACCCTATAAAGATATAAAATATCTTTTTTGAAATATAAAATTTGTTTCAATACATCACATGTTGTTGTTTAATTTTTAATGTTTTTAAAATATAAAACGTGTTTCAATACATAATTACATGTTATTGTTTATCTCTGTATTTAAAATAGCACATAATGATTTAATTGTCAACAATTTTTATAAATAATTAATAAAATATATAATTAAAATAAGTTTCACGTGAAACTTGAAATGATAATAACGGTAGATAAGGGAATATTGATGAAATTATATATTAGAATACTCCCTTATCTACATCTATTGTGTAATTAAGTTATTTGTGTATGAATGGTTATCTCTGTTCTATAATTTGTATAGGCTCATTCATGACATCTCTAACCGAAAAATCTTTGTCCATTTCTTTCCCTTTGTACAACGGATATCCTTTTGTTTCCACCATATCAATACCATATTTTTCGCAAATACGAATTATTTCTTCTTCATTATACGACATTAATTTTCTCCATTCTGTTATCTAATAATTATTTTACTTACTGTACATTTTGTCTATTCTTATACTCATCAGAACTCATAATATCGGCTACAATGTCCCTTAAATACGTATATCCCATTCTAGCTTGTATTACTTCTTCATTTTCAGGATAACGTCCAAGAAGTATTTGATAGCAGTTAATAATAAAATCTCTCTTATGCTTTGCCTTGTATTCGTCTGAGTCTATTAAAGCTTTATCTAAGTCTGATAAATCGCAATCAAATGGTCTATTAATTATTGCATTTGAATATGCTTCTAACCCGCTAGGGTCTGCTAATCTTCCTAAATGTTCGATAAAAACTGTATTTACACAAATATTTGCTTCTTCTCTTGTCATAATTCCATTCTCCTTTTTATTATTGTTATTTTTAATTCCGTTAATAATATCTTTAATCCATTGTGCATAAACGATGTTTGTATCAACATGGTCTGCTACTCCTGCAATAGCTTCTGTACTTGTATACTGCCAAATATCACAGTTATAAGGTGGATTGTTAAAGTCAGGATTATTAAAATAAGCAGCAATCCATAAATGCTCTATACCGCTTAAATCGAGATTTCTTGCATGATTAAGGTCACAGTAAAGACCTGCTGTATAGCCGTTATTATTTATAGTAGAAATAAATCTTTTAGCCCAGCTAACAACTAATTCTCCATTGGCTAAGTCTTCAAAATCATTTCTTTCCTTATAGTCAGAGTTTTCTAAATCCCACCAAATGCCTAATTGTGGATTTTTACCTGCTACACATCTTAAAGCATGTGCGATTTCACTTTCTAAATTTTTTTCATTAATTGCATAAGAAAAAATGTAAGTTCCCCACGGTTTGTTTAAAGCTTCTGCTTGAGCAACAAAATCCTCAAACGTTGTGTCATCTTGAGATTGAATATCATCGCCAAGTCCTAATCTGAAAATAAAACCGTCAACACCAGCATTAACTGCTTCAGTAAGATTAGCACCTTTTTGGTAACTGGAAATATCAATTAACTTGTACATGATTAAAATTCTCCTTTCAATTTTGAAAAAATATATATAAAAACGCCTAGTAACTTTTAGAGTTAGTAAGCGTTTTAAGCATAAAAATAAGAAGCTAGTAAATTAACCAACTTCTTTTATAATTTGTTCCTTTTGTTTTTCTGTAATCCACTTCTTTTTAACTGCCTTATCTAATATCGAAACATTGTATTCACCAGTGTATTCATCGTATGAATTTTTATATATTCTTTTTATTGTAATATACATAATTATTCTTCCTCACTTTCTAATAAATCTCCCAAAACAAGTGTATCAACAGTATCTTCCAATGCTTTTAATCTGATAGATGTAATGTCTATATCCATTAGTTTAAATATAGCGACTCCATTTTCATACTCTAAGCTTTTCTTACATTTGTTTATGAATATATTCATAATATCATCGTTTTCGCTTAAAGTTTCTATCCTTTCAAGCGCTTCACTTGTTAGCATGTTATCGAAAATTTGTACTGCTTCTGTTGCATTTTCGACTTGTATTTTTATATAGCAATCACTTGTTTCTATTATGTTTTCTAAAACACTTCCATCGTTAAATTTTACTTTTTCCATATTTAACAATTCCTTTCTTTTTCTAATTTATTGTAAATAAACTGCGTGGAAACATTGCAGTAAGGTTAAGTACAACATTACTTAGAGCTTCTGTCGGTCTTAAAGTTATATTGCGTGTATTATAATTTATATTACATAATACTAATTTATTTAAAGGTAGCCATGCAGAATTTAAAGCAGCTATAACACCAATATAAATACCTTTAGTTGGCATTACGTTTGTTGGTAATACTACAACTGTTTTATTTGTTGCACTAGAGCCGTACTCAGTCAAGTTTACATTTTGTGCAGAAATTTCTAAATATACAGCAACTTCGTTGTACCATAAAGTACAATTTGTTCCAGTAAGTTTATTCCATGTACCACTGGCATACGCAAGTGCATCTAACCCTTTAACTTTAACATCTGCAACAGTACCGTTCGTATTAACTGCAACACTACCATTTGTAGAACCAGTAGCAATACTTCTTACACCAGTATTATAGAACGTTGTATTAGAAAGTCCTATTCCCGTTCCTGCACTATAAGTTGTATTGGTGTCTGTAAATTTAGCATTGGCTGGTACATCTGCATTTACAGTATGTCCATTTACTGTAGAGGCATTACCCGCAAAACCACCATCTGCCGATAATACGCCTGTTTTTCCATTAAACTTTAAAAATTTGTGTGAACCGTCTGAGTTATTACTAAAAATTCTTATTATATCATTGTTAGATGCGTCTATCTGATATGTTGTAGCACCATCGGAACTCTGTATTTCTAAATTGCCGCCCTCACTGTCTACCCACGCACAAACATACCCCTTACTATAAGCCGGATTGGTTACTTTAATTTTACCGTCAGAAAATTTTGTGGTAAGTTCTTTCCACAGAGTCCAATCAGAAGCATTTATTCTTTGTCTAAAATATATCTGATTATTTGTTGTAAATGCTATCTGATGTATAACTGTACCTGCGACACCTTGAGTAGAATTATACCCATTATTAAACACTTCTAAAGTTCCCCATATACCACCATTAGTGTACGAATTAGCTATACCTGTAGAACTTCCATATGTATACACACCTTCAACAGTCGCATTATTAAAATCATTATTAGGAACAGCGCCCATCCTCTTACGATAAGATGTAATAATATTATCTCCAGCACTGTCTTTAACAGCTTTGGTTGCTGTATCAGCATTGCCTGTCAGATTTCCTCGTATACCATCTTGTGCATTTACATAATCAACTTCAAGTGTATGCGTCCATATGTTATCCCATTTTTTATCACTATGTCCTAAATCAAAAATCTCATCATTATTTGGGATAATATGACCAGTTATAGTTCCACCACTTAAAGATAATTTATTATCTAGCGCACTTTTTATCGCACTTTGCGTCATTGTCCCATCCGTTGCTGTGCCAGTTCCACCATAAAGTTTAGTAAGACCCGATGTAGAAGAATTTCCAGTAGAATACGTTGTATCTGTAAATTTAGCGTTACTAGGCACATCTGCATTTACTGTATGTCCATTAACTGTAGAGGCATTACCACCAATAGAATTTGTAATTGCAACATCTACCCAATTTGTAGGTTTAGTAGTGCTGTTAAGGAATTTACCTGTTTCAGCACTAGCACTTTTACTTAAAACGGTCAGATTTGTAGAATAGGAATAAGTTGGTCTAATAACACCAAAATAAAAATATGTATCATCATAGTAATAACCAAATGTCAAATCTGACTGTGAGCTTTTTTGTAAACAAATAACTGTCATTGTGGCTTTTTGACCTCTATTGCTCATCGAAATTAAATAAGTACCAGGGACTGTTCCACCAAAATTACCAGTGGCACTAAGCAGCAAAGTTGTTTCGCACTCACTTGTTGAGTTATCTTTTTTCATTTTGCAAAACGAACTGTAATAAATAGCATTTTGTGTAACTCCAAAACTATAACTATAATAAAGTGGTAGCTGAATATCAGACGTTCCGTCAAATTTAGCACCATTTATATTTCTTGTCGTAGCTAATTTACTAGCACTAACAGCATTACCATTGCTAGGTAATGCTCCAATATTAGCAGGTGTTAAATTAACACCACCTGTACGATATGTAGTTTCAGCATTACCTTTTACACCCGTAACTGCACCAGTTTTTAAATTGTTCAATGTTGTCTTATCATCGGGACTCATTAGACCAGCAGTAGAAGTGGTGGCGTTAGAATAAGTAGTATCACTTAGTTTATCTTCTAACCAATTTCCCCATGTTCCTGATATACAGTATCTTCTACAAGAGATTGCTCTTGTATTATTAAACAACATTTGAGTATAATATTGCCCACCAGCATTATGAGTAACAATTAAACCAAACGCATCGATTCCACTAGGTTTATTTGCACAAGTATTACCGCCGCCTGCATTATAAAAACCAGGAGTAACAACAGCATCTAAATTTTGATTAGTTAATAATGTTTCCACAGGTCGCCAAGTATTATTATCACTAAGTTCAATTGTAGTGTCGCCAGTTTGATTCATAGAAAACGTTCCTTTATTTGTACCAGCTTGTTTAATTGTAATCGTTCCGTTACCAACTGTAGGTCTGTCTGATAAATCATTGTAACTTCCAGTAAATGCTACATTTTTTAAATCGCTAAACCATTTCGCAATTTTTCCTAAAGATATTGCTAATTTTTCACCCGTAGATATATTAGAACGTATGGAAGCTGTACTAAAACTTGTTGTTGTATTACTTGCATCACCTGTTTTATCTAATTTATTTGTCACTGTGTTCCAAGTATTAATAAGAGTAGATGTGATGTTATCTAGGATAGATTTATTAGAATGGGTATGCTTTTTAGAATTAGCATCATCATAATTAATTTTATCTTCTTTTGCTAATAAACCATCAACAGATTGTGTTGCTTTTGGAATAGCATTTGCTGAAATTGCAACCCAAGCCGAACCACTATAACGGTATGTAAGATTGTCAATTTTTGTATTTACTGTCCAGCCATCTTCAGGATTAGGATAAGTTTTTGCAATATCTGCAAAAGTAGCAACAGATTCTTTCCAATCAATATTGCTTTCTAAAGTAGAAAATTTATTGTCAATTTCGTTTTTGGTATACTTATCATTCCAATTACTTTTATTTGAATTTATGGTATTTTCCACGGATACCGCTTTGTCATAAGCTGTTTTAACAGCTTTGGCAGTAGGAGCATGAGTAGTAGAAGTAGAAGAAACACTGTTTTCAAGCTCATTTGTAAGTACGAAATAATTATTATCTAACTTATTTTGTAGGTCGTTTGCTTTATCATTGGCATTTTTAGCAGCATTATTAGCATTGGTTATAGCCGTTGCTGTGTCATTTTGCCTTTTGGTTTCTTGAGTTTGTCGAGTATTCTCATTAGAAATTCTAGTGTTTTCATTTTTAATACGTTCAGATTCGGCATTAGTACGAGTAGTTTCATTAGAAACTCTAGTTTTTTCATTTGATTGACGAGTTGTCTCATTTGTTTCTCGTGTATTTTCGTTTTGTTGTCGAGCTGTTTCTTTTGACTGCCTATCTGTTTCAGCATTTACTCTTTTTGTTTCAGCATTAGTACGAGTAGTTTCATTAGTTTGACGTTGAGTTTCGTTTGCCTTTCTGGTATTTTCATTAGAAACACGGGTATTTTCAGCATTTATTCTTTTTTCTTCACTTGTTTTTCTATCGTTTTCTTGTTTCACCCTAGTGTTTTCTGCATTTACCCTTTGGGTTTCATTAGACTTTCTAGTATTTTCATTACTAATTCGCTCATTTTCAGCATCAATTCTCTTAACTTCATTAGATTTTCGAACTTCTTCGTTTGTTTGTCTAATCTTTTCATTTTCATTTACAAGTTTATCTAATTCTTCAACTTTAATAATAAGTTTACTTAATACATCAAATTCAGTTGAACTTGTGATATCGCCATTATTTAACACCGCTTCATGAACACGAGCAGCAAAAGCAATAGTACGAGTCCATGTGTTATCCTTTTTATTTCTTAAAATAAATTGTAAATTTGCACTACCAGAAGATATACACATATTTTCATCAAAAACTAATAAGCCTGTACCATCATTATTGATAGTGCAGGCTTTAAGTACTTTATTTCCATCAGCTTTCTTTTCAGCTATGTATAATTCATAATCGGTGGAATTTAATATTATTGGAATTCCATCATCACAAAAATGAACATTGTATTTACGAGTATCTTTTTCATTTTGAACAACGCAAATTCTAGTAATATTTTGATTATGAAAATCCATCCATAATTCTTTAGTAGTTAATGCCAAGAAATCACCTCCGTTCTATAATGCGTTTTACTAATTTTTCTTTTCTTTTGACATAGCTTCTTCATATTTTTCTTTATCTAATTTAGCCTGTTGTATAGCCATTTGATTTATTTCCATATAGATATCTTTAATGATATTTTCTAAAATAAAGGCTGGTAATTTCGAATTATTAATAGTACTTATAATAGCATCTTTAGTATCTTCCATAATCATAGTTATTGGTTTTTCCATATTATTTTTCCTCCAAAAAAGTCAATATATTGTTGATATTTTGTATAATTTTTTCATCTTGAACAATAAAAGACGACTTATTATTTGAGCTTATAATGTTTCCGTCTTTATTTAATTCAGAAAAGGAATAAGATAACCTTATTCCTTCTTGAACTGGCATATAATTAAAATTAGTTATTTTTTTAAATGTCTCCATCAAATTTCCTCACTTTCAATATCAATCGTATTCATTCGCATATTATCTGTATCTTTTTGTCTACATTTAATTTCCCAGTCAAATTTAACACTAGGGGAGTTACTTTTAATTACAAAATAATCTTCATATTTCTCTGATACATACACATTATTATTACCATAAACTTGCAAAAATATATAATATTCAGTATTTTCAATAATAGTTTCCTTAAAAATATCATCTAAATAAATATAACATTCACAAAATTCATCAGTTTCTCCACTCCCAATATCTCCAAAATAAGGAGTAGTCGTTTCATAGGCGGACATAGTGACATCTCCAAAATGCTCAGTTTTAACAAGTCTTGCTTTTGTATTGCCTGTAACATACAAACCTCCATCTACTCGTAAATTACCACCTATAACAATAGCTTGTTCTTTATTATCATTTACTAAACCTGTGTTTATCCATACCCAAGTATCGGTAGTGTTGTATCCAAGAATTGCTAATTTTCCAGCAGAAGATCCCTTTATAGCAACATGTCCGCCGTTAACGTTTATATTATTAGAAGCATTTAATTGTCCACTAATATCTAAATTTTGACTTATATTGCAATATCCATTTACATATAATTGTTTAGGCGCTTCATTTGTTCCTATATGAACATCACTTTTAAGAACAACAGTACCACTATTAATTGTGAGACCATTTGAAATTATACATGAACCATTTATGTTTAAGTTTTGATTACTATCAGAAGTACCAATATGAACATCACCTTTAAATCCAGTTACGCCAACAATACTAGGAAATGTACAATCACCACTGATCGTACATTTACCATTAATATTTAAGTTTTTGTTACTATCAGAAGTACCAATATGAACATCACCTTTAAATCCAGTTACGCCAACAATACTAGGAAATGTACAATCACCACTGATCGTACATTTACCATTAATATTTAAGTTTTTGTTACTATCAGAAGTACCAATATGAACATTTGTTTTAAAGGCTGTTGTATCACCAGCAACAGTTAAACCATTAGAAATATTACAAGAACCAAACATATTTATAATAGGTTTAGTGGTAAGAGAACTATTACCAATAGTTACATTTCCAATGATATTTACATTAGAATATTTTTCTTCTTCTCCAATATTTACAGTAGCAATAGCAGTAATTGTTCCTGGCTTGTTTTTATTCCCTATATAACATTCTCCAATTAAATTTAAAGAACCTGAATTAGTATTATTACCTATAATTACACCCTTATAGAAAACACCATTACCTCTAACACTTAAGTTTCCACCAGTCCAACTATTTTTACTTGTGGCTTCTACATTTAATGTGCCATTAGCATTGAATACAGGTGTTCGATTACCTATCATTAAATTAGTGCAATATACATTTCCTTCATGTCCTACACTAAATTGATGTGGTAAATGATATTCTCCACGAATATTTTCAAGACTATTAGGGTTCTCTGTAAAAATACTTCTAGCCCCTGCAAACATAGCCCAACCACCAGAAGAATGTATTCCTACATTCGCTATTTCCTGAGATGTGTTGTTTTCTAAACCAATAATTTCTATTTCTTTTTTTTCTGAATTATCATATTTTTTATATTTGACAAATGTAAAACCAGCGATTGTTGATTGTTCTCTAATTTCACATGCTCGTGCAATTAATTTACCATCTTTAGTAATTTCGGCGAAAATATTATCACGATTACCTATAAATAACTTTCCACCCTCAATAACAGGAGAATTGATATGTGTTTCATTAATACTTGTTCCGTCATATCCTAGACGTTCTATAAGTTCAAGACCTTCTATTTCGGCACGAGTTGCAGTAGAGGCAAAAACTTGATTTAAAAAATTCAATAATGTTTGATAAGAATTATAATATTTTTTCCAATGGGTGTTATAAGTAGTTCTTGAGTAATTACCAGTATCAGGCATATTATAAGTGCTTGTCATATCATTTAATATTACCTGACACATTGTTTTTATATTAGAATAATAAGATGTATAGTTTTTATATTGTTGCGACTCATTTATATTTAAAGTTGTACTTTTGGAATTACTTCTATCAAGATAGGTAGCGTCTTTATAAGCAGTAACAATAGTAGTATAATTTTGCTCTTCCTGTTGATATTTTTCTCTTAATTGTATTTTTTCAACAGGTGTTATCTTATTATCTGCACTCATTTCAGATATACTATCAAGAGACTCTTGAGCTTTTTTATTTGCTTCATTTGCTGAACTTTGAGCATTATCAACATTCGTATTTGTTTTATCTTGGATTTGTTTAATAATAAGACTTCGTTGTGTATAATAAGAATTAAATTTATTTTTATAATCAGCGACTTTATTTGTGTTTAATTTTGTAGATATAGTTAAATCCTTTAATATGCTATTTAATAATGTTATTAAGTTATTATAATTAGTGGTGTAATTTGTATAATCTATATCTAAATCTTTTGCGATAGCTGTATATTTAGTGTATTCTTGTTTGATATTATCTTGTGTTACAATTAAATCTCTTTTTTCACTAGGAGTTATTACACTATCAGATACAGCTAAATTTGCTGTTTCATCAGCAATATCGGCTAATTCTTTAGATTTTGTGTTGATTTTTGTTGCAAGATCAACGTTTTTTGAATAGTAATCGTTTAATTTAGTATATATATCTAAAGTAGATAATATAGTGTTTTCATTTAGTTTATCTTCATCTAATCCACAATTACATATTTCAGCTTCTAAGGTACTATACGAAGCAGTATATTTTGTGACAACACTATCTGTAGAAAGATTAAATACTTCAGCAAGTTCTATATTTTTAGAATATTCATTCTGAATTTTATCCCACTCATATTTCATATCCAATTTTTCAGACGGAACAAGAGTATAGGAGTCGTTCATATCATCTAATGTTTTATTAACCCCGTTTAATTCTTCTGTAAGACCAGTGATGTTTGAAATATTAGGAGAATTAACATCGTCCCAAGAAATAGAAGTGCCTGCGCCCATACAAAGATTTCCATTTTCATCAATGTACATCATTTTTTTAGTAACAACAGTATCATCAACAATAGTTTGTTTTTGAATAGTAAAAGCGTTTGTTTGTTTATCGTCTGAACCATTTGTAGTAATAACAAGACCATTTTCATCAAAAGACATACTATTATTTGCATTATATATACCAACTTTTTCACCAAGAATAATTTTACCTATGATTGTATCAGCGATTAAACCATAGCTTTGTACTTTTTGTTTTGTAACTGGGTCTATATAATAAAATTCACCAATACCACATTTCATAGTTTTAAAATTATCGGTAGTTAAATAAACACCATTATTAATAATTTTTATTTTTCTAGAGTCATATTCATTTTTAAATTCATCCCACATCTGAGCCAATAAACCATGTGAATCCATTACTATACTTTGATTGTTTGCATCGCTTACCATACCAAGTGTATCAATAAAACCTTGTTGAGTCCAGTTGTCTAATATTAATGAAGTTGCGTTATTTTTTTGGGATTGTTGTTGAATATAAGAAATAGTAGTAGAAAGAGAAGAAGCCTGTTCAAGAATTGATTGTGTATCAGTTGTAATACCATCAACTTTACTAAGATTGCTAAATTCTACATTTATTTTTGATAAATCAGAAAAATCAAAACTATAAGAAATTAATCTAAGCCTATATATTTTTTCATCAGCTTCTAAACGAAGCCAATTACCTAATTTAAATCTACTCCATAATGGTTCAAAATCTTTCATAACCATTAAATTGTTTATATCAGCAGTAAGTGTATAGCTTATTTCACTTTGTTTAGAACATTCTTTTTTTGCTGCTTCAATTAATTCTTTAGCTCGATTTATAACTTCTGTATCAGATAAACCATCACTAATGTAATTATCATTACTATAAGTATCTTCTCTAAGATATGTACATAGTTCAACATAATTTGAACCAAAAAATGTTTTCATGTCTACTAATTTTTGTTTTTCTGTCATTAAAGCTAAAGTATTGTTTATTTCTTTTTTTACATCGTCAATTTCCTTTTCTCGAACTACAATTTGTTTTTGTATTGCGATTAATTTATCATAATATTTTTGATAAATTTCATTATATTCAGTTTCGGTTTGGTTATTATCATTTAATGCTTGAGATTTCATATTTATAAGAATATCGACAACATCTTGATAAGCAGATTGAAATCCACTCAAACGTTGAAGAGAATATTGCGACCAATCATATTCTATATCTTTTACTTCGCTTTTCCCAAGTGTTTTAGCAATTTTTTGCTCAATATATGTTTGATAATCAGTATTTGTTATAGTTATATTACGTTTATTGCTTGTCGCAGATTCATCTGTGCTAAGATTAGTAACAGTAAAACTACCGTTCCATATTTTAGTAGAAGCATTATAATTACCATTCAATGAAAATGAAAAATGACCTGTATCAATTTCTAATTTTGCTAATGCTTTTATTGAATTTTCAATAGTAATTTGTGAAAAAACTGTATTTTTAGGAAATGCAATAGTCTCAATTTGAATTTTATCTAATTCTTTTTGAGCTGTTGAATCATTCTTAATATCAACCGTAGGAGCCATGCTATGTTCTAACTCTAATTGCCTAGTTAAAGAGGTGTAATATTGAGATGTTAATGCTTCATATTCGGGTTCTAGTTCTTTTAACTTTTTACTGTAATCATCCACTTTTTCGGCTAATGATGTAGACATATCAGATTTCATACCTTCAGTTATGTTTATAATATAACCATTATTCATTGTAAGATAAGATACGGCGGCTGTGATATCATCATCACCACCAATAATTTTAAGCATATTTTTTACTTCATCTTTATTTGTTTGTAAGTTAATGCTATTAGCTAAATTTTCTTTAGAAATAAAAACAGTAGTATCATCACCATATCCTTTAATAATATTATCAGCATTATTACACTTGGGACATATCATTTTATAATGACTTTCAGAAGAATCGAAACGCTTTTTACAGCTAGGGCAATAATTTAACAAATCATAACAATTAATGGTTCGTGTAAGACTATCAAATACAAACAAACAATCATATTCTTCTGCTAAATCTCCCGTCATAAAATCGTAGATAGAAGTTCCATCTATGCTAAATGCTCTTGAAATTCCCCTTAATGTCGGGGCTACGTAACCAATCTTATAATGAGGGACTTTATCTAAAATTCTGTTTAAAATGCTTGTCTTGGCATTGGTTTCATCATAAAATACAGATATTTTATAATCATCCCTCGATATATCACTTTCCGTATTAATTTCAATATCTCTTAAAATACGTTGGCTAAGCTCTGCTTCACATAAAGATTTACCCGTTATAGTTTTCTTTGTGGAATCTTCATCATCTATTGAAACACCGATTTCATATTGCTCTTGGAGTTCAGGTATATAGATTATTTTATTATCTTTTATTTTGTTCCATAAAGGATTTTCAACACCATTTTCAAATTTATAAACTTCACAAGAAAATTCTTGGCAAGAATTGAAATTAAATGTAGGGTTAAATGCTTGAACTCCTTTGATGCTTCCTAAATTATGTAATGATTTATTCCTTAAAATAAAGGTAGGAAGCTCCACTTTATTATTAACATCAAACTTAAACATGTATTACATACCTACCTTTCGTATAAAATTATATGTTAAAGTTATTTGACAAGCTAACGAAAATGTTAGTTTATTAACTCTATTGTCATATGTATTAGCTAATCTAAAATAAGCATAGTTAAAATCATCATAAAGAGTGGAATGAGTAGAAGAGGAGAGAGAAGAAGTGATAATTTGAGTGTCCCCAAACATTTCAATAACTTCACCTTGTTTACAATTATTTATAACTGTGTATCTATTTTCAATACCGTTACAAATTGAAAGATTTCCTGCTTCAAGCAATTTTATTTGAATATGGCAATATCTATATCCAACTTCGTCTGAGTCATCTAATAAAACAATTGGTTGATTTTTTGCGACAGTAAATGTTTTGGTAATATCATCTGTGCAAACATATGGTTTATTAGTAGTAATAGTAAGTTCTAATCCACGTATATAGCCTCCAATTTTTATCTTTGTAGCATTAATCATAGCTTCAAAACATAAATCATCATAATCTTCTTCAATTAGTTTAAAAGTATGAAAACCGTCTTTTCTATTAAGCCATCGCATTATATTACTTAATTCTCTTGGATTTATTTCACCCATTTTATGACAATTTTCTAACTTAAACACTTGTATCTTAGTTGTAATGCTTTCACTATATTGTGTGGCAACAACTTTCTCAACATCTGAATTGCTATTTTTTACAGTTGTAAATTCAATATTACTACCAATAGTACTATCTTCTTCAAAATTATCTAAAGATAAGATATATAAACCAAAGTCGTCAGAATGATGACCATTGAACCAAAATGTTTTACAAAACATAAAAGTCTCCTCCTTCCACATTTATTTTTATTATTTTATTTAATTTTTTCCTTATATAATTCATTTAGTTGCGTAAATGTTTTATTTAATTGCATATATTCAGCTTTGCAAATTCTAAGACTAGATATTAATTCAGTAAATACTCTTTTCTGATTTTTAAGATCTTGTAAAAGTTTTTTTGTTTCGGATATTTTGTACATATCCACTTCTTTCTGAATTTTGTTGACCTTTTTATTTAAATCATCAAATTCCTTATTTCTCTTTTTGATTAATTGAATAAGTTCTTGTCTTGATAAATTATCATAAATCATATATTCTTCCTTTCATAAATAAACAGCCATTCAACACAACTGGTTAAAAGGCTGTTTATTTTTATAAATATTTAAACATATTTATACACTTCTTTTTCTGACCTTCCCCTTAATTGGTCAGTAGTAGAAGCTTTTAATATTTTTTTAGTTTTTGCGTCATTTGCAATAGTATATCTCAACTGTTGTGCAAATTCTTTAGGGTCGTTTACATCATTAACAGTTACCCCACCCATATCTATTGCATAAGTAACGGTAGTAGGGGCAGAAATATTACTATTAGCTGTTACAGGAGTTGGAATGGAATTTATATTATTATTTATAAAGTTATCTTTTGACAAGTTATATAATTGTTCATACATTCCATTATCAAACGACAATTCGTTGTTATCTACTGGTAAAAGAATTGTTCCATCACTAAGTTCGATAGGCTCAGACATATCCTCATGAGTATAAGAACATGCAACTGGTGAGTTATTTGTATCAGTATTGGTTGATTCTAAACGTGGTATATCAACACGACTCTCTGTAATATCTTTCTGAATTGGAGAACCAAGTTCATCTTTGGGTTCTTTTTGAATTGGTGAGCCAATTCCAAGTTCATTGTTTGAATTATCATTTTTGTCATTAGTTGTATTACCATTTATGGAATTTGTAAGATCTTTTATAGAATCATTTATATTACTTAATTCACCATTAGTAGTATTTTTAATAGTGTCATTTAAGTCAGCTACTACACCGATAGTATTTTTAATTGTATTATTTACTTCATCAACCTTATTATTTAATACGGTAGTATCAACATCAATATTATATTGTTTCTGGGTAGATTCTTTTTCCATATTAGAAATAAGATTTTTAATATTTGCTGTAAGACTGTTTATAGCTTCATTGGTTTTACTATAATTTTGACCAATGGCAGATGTAGATGTATTTAGATTTGAATAAGAGCTACCATTATTATATATTGAGCTAATAGTATCACTCAGATCCAATCCGCTATTACCACTTAATTCTTTAAGTGTATTAATAATGGCAACAGAGCTAGAATTTACTTCGTTTAAAATATCAATTAAATTCTGGTCGATATTTTGAGTCATATTGTCAATCATATCAGAAAATTCATCCTGAAGATTGTCAAGCTGTTTTTGCCTATCAGACTTCATTTTTTCATATTCTGTTTCTTGTAAATCTTTTTCAGCTTCTTCGATACTAACTTTTAACTCTTGAATTTTCTTAAGATTTTCTTCACTGTCATCATTCATTTGAGTTAAAGCCTTTTCTTGTTTATAAAGTTTACTTAAATTAGCAGTCTTTTCAGCGATAGACTTTTGATATTCATAGGCATCAGACTCTTCGTCCATTTGCTCTTTTTTCTTATCAATTATCTTCTGTATATAATCAAGCTGTTTTTGATAACCATCTTTAACCAAATCTTCAACAGCCTTTTTCTCATCTATAACAGATAAATATGCTTCTCTTTGTGCTTCCACATATTCCTGTTTTTTATCTAAAAGATCTTTGTTTGTTGGGTCGTTTGCGATTTGTTCTTCAATTTCTTTTATTTTATTTGCATATCCTTGAGCTTGTTTTAAATATGTATCTTTATTTTGAAGATGTAAAGCCGCAGTAGTGATACCCTCTTTAGTAATATTACCCTGATCGTTATATAAATTGCTACCCATTTTATCTATAAGGTCAATATAATAATTAGCTTCAGATGTAACATTGGAAATGTTGTCCTGAAGATATTCAAACTTAGAAAAGTCCAATTCTCTAATGGATTTCTTTAATCCTTCAATAGTATTAATAGTTTCAAGAATAGAAGAATTTACATCTCGGATATCAGATTCCATAGAAATAAATTGTTCAGATGATTCGTCAACACCATTCTTAATAGCCTTGTTCATTTCTTCTGTAAGTCTATCTTTTTCATTAATCTGATTTTGTAATTGACCTTGATAAATTTTTATAGATTTTGTATACAATGATTCATCAGCAAATAATCCTTTTGTTTCGACAATGCTGATATACTTATCTAATATATCTACACTACTAGAAAGAATATTATTAATATTCTCAAATTGTGTCTTTATATCATCGAACTTTTGTTTATTTAGACTGCGACTTTGTTCTTGTAAATCTAATATAGTATCATCACAAGCTTGGACTTGTTGTAACCATTTATACCATTCTTCTGTATCAGGCTGAATACCAGATTCGTTAAATTCTCTTACAAGTTTTTCTCTTTGTTCTTGTTGTTGAGCAATAGCAGTAGTGACATTTGATATTTGGTCAATTAAAGCTTTGTTTCTAACACTATATGACTTAGTATCATCGTTCATTATACTTTCTGTATTTTTCATTACAGTTTCAATATAATTATACTTTTGCTCAAATTCAGCAACAGAGTGGTCGAGAACAGAAGTAAGAGTACTATTATAATCTTGATTTAGACTTCTTAATGTAGAGTCTATAGAAAAAATTTCACTATAATATTTTTGTGCAGCTTCCGAATTACCATCTTCTTGAGCTTGTTGAAAAAGTTCTATTACCTTATTGCGATATTCATTGTATTGTTCTGTTTGCTGTTGAATAGTATCTTTCAGTATAGAAATAGAATTATCTCTATCTGTCCAACTAGAAAATGAGTTATCAACATTATATTTCCAAATATTATTTTGTTCTTCAGTCCATTGATATATATTTTTAAATTCGTTACTAAGATTATCAAATGTAGTATCATTTAAATCTTTTAAACTATCATTTATATTATCAATTTCATCTTGAACTTCTTGAAGCTTTGTAAGCCAATCATAACCTGCTTCAGAATTAGCATCAATTCCACTAGCTGCGAATTCCTCTGTTAATCTTTGGTATTCTTGTTCTTTTAATGCTAGAGAATTTAAGTAATTATTTCTTTGGTTGCCGATTTCTGTATCTTTTGCATAATAAGAAACATGGCTATCATCTAAAATATTTTGAGAGTTTTGTATCGCTCTATCTGTTGCATTATTTAATTTGTCGAACTCAGAAGTGATATAATCTAGTCTTGTTCCATTTAAACTATTTAAGTTTTTATATATTTCTTTAATTTCATCATCTATACCTTGTAAAGATGTAAGCCATTGATAACCTGCTTCAGAATTAATGTCTATACCAGTGGCATTAAACTCATCTATTAATCTTTGGCGTTCTTGTTCTTTTAATGATATAGAATTTAAGTAATTATTTCTCTGATTAGCGAATTCACCATCTTTAACACTAGAATTAACATAATCATCATCTAAAATGTCTTGAGAATTTTGAATTGCTCTATCAGTAGAGTTATTAAGTTGTTCAAATTCAGAAGTAAGATGGTCAAGACGTTGATTATTAAGATCGTTATAATTTTTCTTTAATTCTAAGACCTTATCCTGTGCATCAGTAGCTTTATCATAATAATCTTGATAATTTTTTATTTGTTCTTTTAAAGTATCATCTGTAATAGTCTCAACATCAAAAGCACCATTCTGAACAAGATTTTTATAATTATCATCAAGTCCTACACTATCTGCAAGTTCAAAATATCTTTGCGCAGCTTGTTCTTGAACACCTATTTCTTCACTAACTGCATTAAGCTCATCAAGTAAAGCATTATTACGCTTGCTCCAATCAGAATAAGTATCATCTACAATGGAGCCAAGATTTGAAATAGTTCTTTCAATCTTCTTCACAACTCTTTCAATCCAATCAAAATCTTCTTCTGTTTGTTTATCGGAGTCAGAATCTGAATCATCTTTGTCCTTACTTGAAGAGTCTGTATCTTTACCTAAACTGTCATACGAAAGATCTATACTAGAAGATATAGAATCGGCAGCACTTTTTGATAAAGAATTTTGCGCATTTTGCATATCAGCTATTACTTGATCAACATTATTAATTAATTCTGAGTATTCAGGAATATTTACTTTTGCAACTTCATTGAATTTATTTTCTTTAGCAAAAGTGCTATTAAAAGGATTAGTAGAAAAATGAGCAGTTGCATCAGATGATACTTTTTTATTAACGTTTTCTATGAATCCAAGTCCATTACTAACACCCATAGCCTCATAAAAATTTTTATAAAGTTGGGCTATCTTTTGAATTGCTTGAGCTGAAATATTTACTTTAGCTTGTTCCATAGAAGTCCAATTAGAAACATCATTCTGATATACAGTACTTAAAGCATTTGCTAATTCAGGATACATTGTTGATATAGCTTGAATAAATTCTTGATTACTTTCATTTTCAGAAAATAAATGTCGAATAAAATTTTCTTTATCATTATCATAAACTTCCGCTAACTGTCTATATATTTCAGGATAAGTTTGTTCAATAAAAGAAAGAAAGGAATCGCAAGATTCTTCTTCTGCAATAATGCTATTAATATAATTGTTCTTCGTTTGCTCTAATAACTCATTGCCTTGATTCATAAAATTCTGTATTTGAGCAAAAACTTCAGGATAATTAGCTTTTAATGAGTTAAAGAAATCTTCGTTAGCTTGATTTTTCTCAACCATATTTTCAACATATTTATTTTTATCTTCATCATACTTATCTTCAAGCTCACTAAAAAACTCTGCACCGTTTTTAACACCTGAAATATAATCATACAGTGCTTCACTAGCTTCTGGAAACTGTTTATTAAGAGTTTGTAAAGTGTCAACGCCAATATCGCCAGTTTCTTCAATTTCCTTTTGAATAGTTTTCATTACATCAGCTCGATTTTTTAAATCTGCTAAGTTAATGCTTGTATCCTTACGGTCTTTATCATCTGAGTCCCTAAGAAGGTCTGTTGGGTCTTTGGTGAAAGAAGAAGTTTGATTAGCTTCTTTTTTATGTTCAATCCACTTTTTGATAGCTTCATCAGCATTTGTAATGCCTTCTGTAACTTCATTAAATTCGTTAATAAGAGGAGATTTTGTATCAATACCTTCTGTATCAAAGAAGTCTTTGATAGCTTGTGAACCATCTTTACCATATTGTTTCTCTAGTTTGGCAATCTCATCTTTGGCAATTTTAATAGCACCAAATTTACCAGCAAAATGAGTTAATTCACTAATATCTTCAGCATTGTCGTTAAATCCAGATATAATACCATGGATATATGTTTTACCAATTTCTTTTCCTTGCGCATCATATACTTCAGCATTTTCTAGTCCTTTTTTATCTAATTCTAAGATATGATCAATGGACATATCACCATCTTGTTTTGCAATATCAAGAATACCATATAAATATTCTTCTGCGGTTTTTTGACCAAGAAATTCAAAAGAGCCATCATCGTTGTTCACGATATGAGAGAATGAAATGGCTGTTATATCACCATATCCCTCAATTTGATCTATCAATGCTCCAAATACAGTGTCTATACAGCTTTTGCCTTCTTCTGCACTCTCTTTTAATTGGTCATAATATGATTCAATAAAATTACCATTATCATCATAATATTTGATATCAGACAATGCGTCTTTCCATTTTTCGATATTTTCAATATTCCAATCAATAATTTGTCGATTGTCCATATCAACGTTGCCAAATTGGGATGATAGAGTACCATTTTTAATTTGATCTGCATAATCATCGAGTCCCCAATTAGAAATTTTCTGATATTCGTCTTCAAGATACTGTTTTGCATCTTCTAATTGTTGGAGTTGGTCTTTTGTAGCATTATTTTTAAAACGATTAATTATATAGTTTCTTTTACCATTTTCAGATAAAGCATTAAAATCGTTGTTAAGTATTGCTAAAGCATCAGATAAGTCTTGAGAAGCAGACATAACTTTTTTATATGATTCGGAAGTACTATCAAGACCATTTACTTGTTCTGTTGCTTCTTTTTGAATATCTAAAGCAATTTGTTTTGCCTTATCTCTAGCATTTTGAGCATCTAAAAGCTTTGAATTGTATTCTTCGGTTTGGTCTTTAGTTGGATTATTAAGTTTATTATATTCTTCATTAATTTGCTCTATTATATGTTGCTGTTTTAGCATCTCTTGTGAAGCAGCTTCCATTTCTTCAAGTTTAGTTGTATTCGCAGCTTGGCTAACATTAACATCAACAAACTGACCCTTTTTCATTTGTTTCTGTGTATAGTTTTCTTTTTTATAGCTAGATTTTGAAGTTTTATTCAAATAATCATTAACTGTATTTTCCAAGTCTTGTTGGGCTAAATCATGTCTAGCCTTTTCGATATTATATAAGTTTTCTAATTCTGTTCTTTGAGTTTGAAGATTTTTAAGTTCATTTTCATCAGTTATAGAAAGTGTTCCTTGTTGATTAATTTCAGATATCTTTTTATTTATATCATCAAGCTGATTTTTATAAGATTCCATATTTGAATCAGAATCAGAAATTTCTTGTTTTAAGTCAGATATTTTCTCTTTAAGTTCTGAAAAAGAAGTAGTACATAAATCAATTATCTTAACAGTAGCAGCGATGGCAGCAATTGCTATAGAAATTGCCACTAAACCTGAATGTGTTGATATAAAACCTTTTATAGATGTACTCAATCCTTTGAAAGCATTTTTTAAACCAACAGTAGCACCAGTTGCAGTTGTTTCAGATGCTGTCATAGCATTAGTAGCAGTAGCATTTGCTAATTCAGCAGTAGTAGTTTCAAGAATTTCACCTTGAAGCCCTTTTGATGAAAGAATCAAGTTTATTTGACTTGCATCAAGTGTAGATTGAGCTAATGCCATTTTAGTTGCTTCTAATGAATAATCAGAAAAAGTTTGTACTAATAATCTGTTTGCTTCTGCCATCTTTGACATTCCAACAGTACCAATATTTTCTATTTTATTTAGTGTTTTATTTAACTTATCAGAAGCAGAAAAGGACTCTCCAACAGTCTTATATTGCTTATTAAATTAATATTTGATATAATAAAATAAAAAAGAGGTAATTTTATGAATTATAAAGAAGCTAAACATTATTTTAATTATGAAATTGGGGAAGAAGCAACAGAAATATTTATAATGATAGCTCAAAATGAAAACTTAAAAGGATTAAAATATGTGCAGAAATTAACTAACTGCTCAGATGAAGTAGCTACACAAATATGGGAAGAATTAAAAAAAGAATATGGAACTCCCGAAAAAAATCCTGCTATCCCAAACTTAACCCCACAACAAATTGCCCAAGCCAACGCCCAAGCACAAGAATGGTTAAATAAACCAAAATGCCCTACATGTGGAAGTCTAAAAGTAGAAAAAATATCTACAGGTAAAAAAGTATTTGGTGGGGCAATGTTCGGCTTATTTAGTTCAGATGTAAGAAATACTATGCACTGTAAGAATTGTGGATATAAGTGGTGACATTACAAATATTCAAGTTTTTCATAAGTACATTTGTTTAAAATTCGTTCTTCTACAATTTTAAGAATATTTCTATATTCTTGTTGAGAACAATTTTCACATAATAAACTATTAATAATATGTTCACAGCAACATAAGCTTCTTTTTCACGTTGTTTTATTTGCTGTTCAATAAAATTCAAAATATTTACACCTACTTTCTTATAAGGAGTGATAATTTAATTATTATTTTTAATATTGGTGACATTTAATAAAACATATGTTCAATGTATTGATTTTTTAGGCATAGTAGTAGTGCGAAATTGCTGTTCGTTCTATTTTTTATATTGAAAAAGAGCACTACCATCAAATGATGATAATGCTCTTTAACTCCGTGAGCCTCACACTTAAATTCTACTAGATACCCAATGGTACAGTAACTTATAAGCAGGACTCTGTAGAAATATAATCCTGTTCCGTGGAACTTCCTGTTCCGTTGAACATTATTATATATATATATATATATATATATAAAACATATGCTTTTGTCAATAGTTTATTCATGATTTTTTGTAGGAGAAACAAGATTATTAATCTCATTTTCTAGGTTATAAATCCTTTTTGACAAATTTTCATTTTTGATTTTTAAATTGGCAACATTGAACAAAAAATATGTATGGAATAGACAACAAATAAGATTAACACTTTTTATCTTTGGAATAGTTATGACAAAAAGATATTTTTGTGAATGGTAAAATTAACTTATTAAAATATGTAACAAATAATATAAAAATACCACCCAATTTTAATAATTAGGTGGTATTAACTAAATACATATTGTAAATATGGTACGATAGAGTCACTCTTTAAATTTCACATATCAACTATTAAGTATCAAATTAGAAATCTAAACGCAATCCACATTCGTGCGATACGCTCATAAACAAATTGTGCTCTCAGAACCATTGCATTATTATTATATGCTTATATTACTATAATGTCAAGAGTTTTTTTAAATTATTCTCGGAATTGTTTTTATTCCAAATCTTTCATTATTACCATTTGTTCCATCGTATGATTTAGATAAAATATTATTAGTTAAACTTAATACATTTCTATATATTTTCTTCCCAGACTTTTTTCTAGCTATTTGATTTACCATAAAATCTGCCAATTGAAGACATTGCAAGTTATCAGATTTATGTATAAAACAAAATTGCAATATTTTTTGTTGTATTGCACTCGGTCTGACATACATAGTTCCAATAGATGATACTTGATAAAATCTCATTAACATAGTTTTATCCATATCATCTCTTGACTCATATACAATTTTACCAACTGCATTATTTTTAAATAAAAAATGAGTATAATTTTCCAGTATTATTTGCATACAAACTAACGAAATTTCATTTCCAATACCTTTTGGAAAATTAGTATAATAATCATCTTTTTTGACTATACAACCAATAGTATAAATATCAGATTGTTTAACAATTTTACTTATTTCTGTATATAATTTTTTCGCTAAATTTTTATTGTTTCTAAATCTAATATATTCAGATTTTAATTTTCTTTCTGCAACTCTTTTGTTCACAGCAGCTTTTAAATCCATTTCATGTAATATTACTGAAGTAGGAACTAACATATCCGACCAAATATTTTTCTTTAAATTATCAATTTTATTATTAATATTATCTATGTTTGAATTTTTAACAATAAAACCGCCTATTGCAAAAGCTGGATTAACACCTTTACATTCATATGTATAAGTTTCATCTAAAAACAATGTATATTCATCCATAAATCATTCTCCCATCGTACAATATTTACTATTATATAAGTGTATATATTGTACTACACAATAAGGTAAAAATCTATAATAACTTTCAATATATTGGAAAGTAGAAAATATTTGAATATAAGAAAAAAAAATCTAGCGGAACAGAGCATTAAATAAACTCACTCTTCTGCAAATATCCTTTGTGTTTCTATTAATATTTCTTGGTAAAAGCTTAACATTCGATTTCTTTTTGGGAGACTTTTTTGATTTTTTAGATGAAGAACTCAAAGCAACCACATCTCTACCTGTTATTTTTTCGTAATCAGCAATAGAAATTAATGTTGCGTGTACTGATAAAGAATTTATTACATTTGTTAATAATTCTCTGGCTTGGCTTACTGTCAAGCCTTTTTCTTTAATATATTGTAAAATATCTTCACACATTTTACGTTTTTCGTCACTATCATAATTTTTAAGTTCACCCTGATACAAAGTAGTGGTTTTATCTTTCATATTATTCACCTTCTTTCTTATTAAACAATAAAGCGGTTATCTGGGTTGCAATTTGGTCTATTTTGATAGAAATATAAAAGACACCTGCCTAAACAGATGTCTTTTTACTTTACATTATATAATATCTCCTGTATCATATTTTTTCCATTGTCGTATTGTTGCAATTGGTTGATAATTAAACTTAGCATATTGTTCTTGTGCTAAAGATTCGATTTTATCATTATAAAAAGAGCAGGGAATTAATCCTGCTCTTTAAATATGGTCCGCTTAAAAAAGCCTTTATTTTAAGCCATTTTTAAAATATTATTATATAAAAATACTTATTTTTTATTAATTCAGTCCTTTTAAATTTTTTCACTATCAGGTACATTAAAAGCTTTTCTGAATACAGGTTCAAATTCATCCCATGTATCAAAACCTCTCATCATAGTTGTTGCAGTTGAAATTTGTTGTGTTAAATGTTGATATCCGATTTCTTTTGTTAGTCCTTGATGAAGTCTATATCTTCTATAACCATTTTTGTTTAAAATAGGATTTAGCCTTTTTAATTCCTCTAGCACGCCTTCTGGCAACCTATTGTATACAAGAAAATTTGTTATTTGTCCTGCATATGAAGTTTTAAATCTTCCTTTATAGTCCCATCCACGTAATCGAAACATTTGAATATAGAAATCATCTGGGAAAGTTTTTACCCAAGGTAAAAATTCTTCAGCTATATATTGTGAGAATAATTCTTGCAAATTCCTAGCATCACGTTCAAATTGATAACCAGTAGCTTCATCAATTAATGCCACAATACCAACTTTAGCTAAAGAGCGCATAAGAATATCACTTACTTCAGCTAATGTTTTTTGACTTTCCAATAAAACGCCATCATCTCGTGCAGATAAATATATTTCACAAATTCTTGATAAAATTTCAGCTTTGTAACCAATAAGCTCTCTTCCTCTATTAATATACTTTACAGAAAAATCATCGTCAGCAAATTCTTTTTCAATATAAGGCAAAAGATTATTTGCTGTCAAAAAAGCTGGTGTATTTTTAAGTCGATAATCTTCAGAAGGTCTTCCTTTTCTTGGTCTATCAAAAGCTGCAAATACTGCTGTATTAGTTAATATTCTTGTACCATCTTCTAATACAGCACAAGACAATTCTTTATTACCTATAGTTATTTTTCCAGAATAAGATACTTTGGTAATTCATTCATAATATAATCCTCCACCAATCATTAATATATAATATACCATTATATACCAACAATCGACAAATATCTACTAGAATATGTGTTCGGATTTGTAACAAATAATGCTTATCTATACTAATAATAGTTTATTATTGCATATCACAATTAAAGAAGGTATATAAAGAGAGTAGGAGCAATAGTATATTCTCCTACTCTTTTAAATTAATTATGTATTTTTAATTTTAACAAGTTACAACTAAAGAACTTGTTGTTTTAACTAATAAACAGGCATATCCTTGTTTTTCTAAACCAGCTTTATCTTTCTGTGCCAAATCCATTTGCTCTAATGAATAGTTATCTTCAAAGAAAATTGAAGATGCAAAGTCATCAATTTTTAATGCTATTAATTTTAAATACATATTACACTACCTCCAAATATCCATATTTTCTAAGTAATTTAGTTATATAAGGAATACCTTTTGGATAAATTCTAGTTTGTAAATGAACTGACCCATTAGGAGCAGTAGCGGGAATAACAGTAAATTTCCCTTTATTGACTTTATTTTCATATGGAATATTATCACCATTTTGATTTTTAAATAATAGTCCAATATTTCTCATATAAGAAAAAAGCGTATATTCACCAATCTCCATGCAATGAGCAATATCATTTACTGAGAATGTTCCTTTTGCGTCCATTAAAAGTTTCCAATCTTTTTCTGTAGTTTCCAAAACTTTTATTCTCTTTTTTTGATTTAAAATTATTTCATCTTTATGTTGAATTGTTTCATTTGCAACTTTAACAGCACGAGCGAGAAAAAGTTCATTTGATTCGTTCTCTTGAATTGGAATATAACCACCTGTTATTTCAATAGCTGGCAATACCTCATCTGTTACCCAATCTTGAAATTTTTCAGCATTATCTGTTTGAGATTTGAATATTAATTTATACACTCCGCTTTTTGTAATAAATTTTTCACCACGATTATTTAATTTTCGGAAGTCCATTCCACGGACATCTGAATTTTTAAGAATAATGGCTTGATTTGCATTCATTTTAGCAAGATAATTTCGCACATTACTATCACTGATTTTTAAGCATTTTCCTACATGGTGTGGATTAAATAATGCTTTGCCTTGAAAATTGAAACATTCTACATCTATTGTTTCAAATCTCTTAATAAAATTCAATTCATTCATACATGCTCTCCTTCTAAAAAATAAAACTTGTTAATAGTAGAAGAAGTATGTTATAATATTATATGTAAGTAGTAGTGGTGTATTATAACATACTCCCATGATTAACCACCTAAAACCGACCAAAGTTTAGGTGGTTATTTTATTACATTGACTTTTGGACTAAAGTGAACTATACTGAATATAGTCCAAAAGTTGTAACATAGTTAAATTATAACACTTAATATAGTAAAGTCAATACTTAAATTGGACTTTAAGTAAAAATTTATTTAAAAGTAAAAGATTTACCTTTAGTGAAAATGATAAAGGAGATAATTTTGTATGGATAATGAACTTATAGTAAATTCTATTAAAAAGCTTTGCGATAAGAATAATATACCTATTGGTCAATTTGAAAAAGAGGCAGGTCTAAGCAAAGGGTTGATTAGCAAATGGAAAGAAAAAACTCCATCACTTGATAAAATTATAAGCATTGCGGATTATTTCAATGTTTCAGTGGATGAAGTAATTGGTAGAAATATAAACATAGAAGAAGATTTGCCCCAATATGATATTGTACTTTCACTTATGAATTTAACTCAGAATGAAACTCTTAAGTGGCAAAAGATGAAATATAAAGATAATTATAAAATAAACGATATGGATTATGAAGATGCTTTTGAAATCTATGAAGATAATGTAGAGATATACGAAACGGAATATGAAGGATCTTATATTTTTATTGTTGCGCAATATGTTCAAGAAACAGGAAAAATATATTCATTAGATATAACTCTCTTTATACAAGCTGATAATAATTCAAATCCAGTGCTTCAAGATACAAGTAAAAGCATAAAAGATCTTTGGCTTCAAGTCCGAGAAAAAATAATAGGTATTCCAGATGAATTTAAATCAGAAAAAATTAAAGATGAAATTATAAACAAAGCCAAAGAATTGCAATCAGATAATTTCAATGTTCAGCCTAATATTGATACAATTAAAGAAAACAAAGAAATATTAGATAAACTAAATACACCAGAAATGAAAAAACTTATTTCTGTCTTTTCTGACCCAAAGATGAATGAAACTATAAAATCTGTTCAAAATCTTGTTACATTATATAATAAGAAATAATCAACATTTTCTATAAATGTAATTGTATTTATAAACAAAAGAGAGGTTTTTCCAATGATGAAAGTATTTTATTGCCCTAGTTGCGAAAGAATTGCATACACAAAGTATCTACATGTAAGTTGTAAAACTTGTAACAAGGATTGCATTAGATTAAAAATCACTTATTCAGAATACACCATGCTTAATGCTGATGAAAGAAGAGAGTATCTGAATAAGCTGAATTTGAAATAAATCGAACTACTGTTTAGGATTGTTTTCATTTTAATACAATGGTAATATATAGTTGTTGGAAAGTAGTATAGGAATGTGCCATATCATACCTATAGCTGAATTCTACTTCCAATATCTATATGGTATCGGAATAAATATCTGTCCGTTCTGGACAAAAAGAATATTCCCAACTTATGATTTTTTATTAAGAAGGGAGGTGAAAATGAATATTGAATATACTATTAGACAATAGCTTAATTGGCACATTAATTTTTGGAATATGTTATGTGATTTGTCATATTAGTTCAATTATTGGTAAATGTTACATAGCAACAATTTGTGCAAAATATAGCGATTCCCAGTCAAAATATTTTGCAGAAATGATGTCCAAAGATATCAACATTAATCTTCATCATTAAAAATTCTTTTATATTTATTCTCCTTTTATCAAAAGGGAGGTCATCTTTATGGTGACTTCCTATTTATATATAATTAAATTCTCTTAAAGTTAATTAATTTTATGTATTTTTGGTTATTAATTGAAATTTTTTAGTTAGATGAAACACACATCTAAATGTATTACTGAATTTCTTAATCGCAATACACACTATGCATTATAAGTAGTTGTTACATTAAGGCTGTAACCTACTCAGAGGATGGGTATGTCGTTGGGGATTGCTCTCTATATAAATTTCTTTATACAAGACTTTTCATTTCTATATATAGTCATACGTAAAACGTAGAGTGCTGTCCTGCTCGTTATCTGTTGTCAATGATACTTAGACACCCACTAAGTCTCCTTAGTGTTATCATATATCCACATATACAATTGTTTCTACTTTCGTAACCTCATCCACATATAACCCAAAAGGGACTACGGTTTGCAATGTGATCTTAAAGAGTATGTGAATTTACTCAGCTTTCAAGCAATTACTCCTCCATGTAATTAGTTTATACTCCGTTAAAGTGTTTACAGAGTTTTAATTAAGAACTCCATGTATCCATAGACTTGTTTATAACGCCATTATGTTATATTCTTATCTATGATTGACCAACCAAAAACTGTTGGAGAGTCTTTAGTTAGCTCTTAAGAGCCAATCAAAGTTCTTAAAGAATTTAGTGATACTTGTTGCACCGACTGCACCGATACCAACAGTACCTAATAAACCAACTTTATCAATTACTGCACTGATAGCAGCTGATAAAGCTGTTAAACCATCGATCATTTTACCTAAATCATCACGGTGTAATATTTTTTGTGCCACACCTTCCCACGTTGTGCTCAAAGCATTTAACTTATACTCGATACTCGATCTTACGGTTTCCATTTCCTTATCAGAACTACCAGCAGCGTTGTCCATTTGTTCAAGAGCCGCTCTAACTTGGCTGAAGTTTTTTATTATAGCAGCACCAGCATTGGCTCTATTTTTTCCAAAAAGTTGCTGAAGTAATTCTCATTTATATTCTGCAAGGTCGCAAATCTTGCAAGTTATTTTGGTTATAATACTTAATTTATAATTTCTTCTACAATATGTATTTTTACAAATTCATTAAATATATAATATTGTAAATTATCAAATTCCCAATATGGGATTTTAATTAATGGGATATTATTGTTAATACAATATTGCTCTTTTATTGCATCATGTTTTTTAGTATATTCAAATTTTTCGATTGCTTCTTCTAAAGTTTCAGATGAGAACATGACTGGTTTATAATGTTGTTCTCCTTGATATTCTATTAATACATTGTAATCATCTAAATAAATATCAAATGGCAAAACACGTTTATCTTTGCAATCATTAAATTGTTTTTGTCTTGTGACTGTAAATCCGTAGGTTTCTTCAATAAAATTACATACTTGTTCTTCTTTATAATTATATTTTGATTTATCACAACATTTAGTTCGTTTTAACAAATCTACTGGTCTTGAATAAAATGTATATTCATGTGTAGTACAATATACTTCTATGGGAGTTGTATAATTCATGTATTCACCTATTACGTTTAATTCTGGGTGGACTTTCTTTAAACGGTTTCTAAACTCATCAATTCCCATACCTTGATTTTCTCTTATATTTTCAGCATAACATAAATCGCATCCACTATTTTTATTATGAGATAATGCATAATATCCTTTATAGAAATATTTATTATGTTTATTACAATAACATTTCAATTGTTGTGTTGCACCTTTGTATTCAATTAGTTTTACATGTGGATTTATTTTAGAAATATTGGATTGTACAATATCCTGAGACAAAAATGAAGATTTAGATAGTTTTTCACAACCACAATAATAACAACCTTGTCCTTTAAATATTTGTTGCATAGTTTTTCTAGTTGGATAGTTGTGTTTTTTACAATAACAATTCATAGAAGTTGTTAAGTTTATATAGGGATCTAGGATTTCAATATTTGGATTGAGTTCATTTGCTTTTTCAAGTACATACCATTCTGGCAACTCTTTTCCGCTACAATATTTACATCCTTTAGTAATTTCTATATTGTATTTAGTCATATATTGAATGCCAAGTTCTTTATGGTTATTACATATAAATGCTATATTTATAACCCCATCTATTCTCAATACATCTATATATTGAAAATTTTTCAATTCGCATAATTGTTTGTAATATTCTTTATCAAGTTTTATTGCATTTGCTTTAGCAGAACTTTCTCTTCCACAATAATAACATCCTTCTCCGCTTTTAAGATGACTTAATGTGATTTTTTGTTCTCCTTTATCTTTGTGTTTTTGACAAATATATCTCATTTTAGAATGACAATCATTATATTCATTTTTATTTGACAGCAAAGTTAAATTTGTTCTTTTAGCAAATTCATTTAAAACATCTTGAAAATTATACTTTCTAAACTGCGGTCTTTTATATCCAAGTTTTTTTCTTTTACATTCAATTGAACATTTACTACGACCTGGTAACAATGCCATTAATTGTTCATCTGACATATTTTTATAATTTTCTTTTATAATATTAATTTCACTTTCAGTCCATTTCATTTATTATCACCTATTATTTATCACTTTCAATTATTTGTTTTTTGTATAAAAAGACACCAAAGCTAAAAATAATTCAGGAGACTTTTTATACTTATATGTTGTAACTCCATAAATATCTTTTACAAAAGAGTAGTAGATGCCCTTTGATTGAAGATATTTCATTTCTGGTATATATTGTGTACTATATTCTTTATCAAATTTTTTCATTATTATCCTTTTATTATTTTATAACCAATAACTTCCTTACTTTTTAGTAAGAGATTAGACTATTTCTTCATCCTTCCTTATATATAATAGGAGAGGAGTATACCTTTTCGATTTAAGAGATTTTCACTCACGCCATTTGCGATTGCGCCCTACGAGTAATGAATTAGATATTCGAGATTTCCACTCTTATTTTATTATTCTCCATTAATAAAAATATTTTCTAATTCCTGACACAGCTCTAGTCGTTGAAGATTTACCCTCGACTTAAGTACCGTATGGTCTACGGAATACGTTAGGGTACTTTCCTGCATGAACAGCAATTCCTAATTTATATAAAATTAGTAAAATTGATACTTAGGCTTTTGACCTTATATCATCCTTGCGTTGTTTCTACTTTCGTCCCATCATAACGTGATTTCTCCGTTATTGTGGTGCAAGGCTTTACGCATTACCTGCAATTAAATATATTCTTCTATGCACATTTCTGTACATACAGACAAAATTCTGTCTGATTTTTTTCGGAAATGTCATTCCATTCATCAGCAATTTCACCAAGATATGTAACCATTGATTTATAATGTTCCTGAGAGGCATCTGTAAACAATGATATACCTTGTGCATTTTTAGTAGTTTTTGTTAAATCAGCGACTTTACCTGTTACATTAACTAAGTCATCTGATAATTGTTCTGTTTCTTCGTCATACATTATATTACTTTCGGGCAGAACAACCCTACATACCATAATAAATTATGGCGGTTAGTCATTTCTGGCTAACTCTCACATTTCATGTTTAAGGGGGATTATTGTGTGAGATTAGATCATACCTATCCCAATATTATATTGGGCGTGACATATGCTATACATTTCTGCATAACTGTGATCGTTACGGAGTTAGTTTCTTTAATAAATTGTTGCGTCAATTAAAGGCTTTTTTTCCCCACGGTATTGTCCTTCTCAGGAGTTTCACCGTTTTGAGTCACTTCTATGTAATTGTTAGGCACATAGCATATACATTACTGTATATGGAGGCAATGACGACAGTTTACCTCGAATCCTCATAGAAAGAGTACGCAATGCTGTTCCCATAGATTCAGCATCTTGTAAAATTTCCATACCACCTGTAAATAAGGCGGCAGTGTCTTCAAAGCTTTGATTCATAGCTGCCATAGCTGCGGCTGAACGCTTCAAACCTTCACCAATGTCAATATTAGATTCGGCAAAATTATTCAATCTGTTACTTTCATTGTTTTTTATAAAAACAAATTACTGACCATAATAAATTATGGCGGTTAGTCATTTCTGGCTAACTCTCACGTTTCATTAAAATATTGGATTATATCGTGATGTTCAGACTATACATTCATCCTTTAATTTAATAAAGGAGTCTGGTGAAATGCTTATATTTTTATAAACATCGCTCTAGTCGTTACAATTCATAGAGAATCTCGGTCTTAACTTCCCAATAAGCTTTTAACCGATTTACCAAGATGCCACATACATTTGTGTATGCCATACATTACTGTATGTTTGGGCAATAGTTTTACCCAGTACATTAATTTTGTCCATAATCTTTGACTTTACTTCACTAGGGCTTACGTCATAAGCACGCATAATGCTGACCAAGTCTTCCTGCGCAGTATCAGTATCCATACCAGGAGAAATAGAAGCAAATTGTGAACTTAATTGAGCCATTTCAGTGCTAGTTTCTTTTGTATTGTAGCCTAGCCTAGACCACGCACTTGCTTGCTCAATAATTTCTTTAGTAGTTACACCCATTTGTTTAGCTACTTTATTAGAATCAAAATAAAAGTTTTCAAGCTCAGAAGCATTCATAGTAGTAGTTTTCTTTAAATCTACTAAGCTAGTGTCTAATTCAGTAACAGTAGAAATAGTACTTCTTATTTTATTTATAATTCCATAAAAGCCAATATACATACTTAAATAGCTTTGCATCTGACCAATAAACCCATGTACAGATTTTGTAGAAAGAATATCGAGAAAACTTTTTCCTTCTCTACCAGCCATACGTTCGGCTTCAGCAATTTTAAGCCATTCAGTATGTATTTCCTTTACATTAACATTGGGGTCGCCTGACTTTAATTGATTTAAGTATTCATTGAGTTGTTGTTTAGCTTCCTTTGATAATCTTGTGTTCTCTTTAAGATATTTACTAAGTTTATCAACTTCTTTATAACGAGAAGCTTCGTTTGAACCTTTTTCAGAAGAATCCATTGCTTTAAAAGCATTAGCACATTTTTCACATTCCCTTGTTAGTTGTTCAATATGTACTTTCTGTTCATCAGTAATTTCATCAATTCCGCTAAGAGAGGCTTTATATTCTTCAAGAGTCTTTATTGAACTTGAGAGTTCTACTAAAGCTTTTTTATAAGTATCACTTTGGTTAAAATCAGCAGGAGTAATACTTCTTTGATTAAAAACTTTTTGATATTTATCTATAACTGATTGCATAGAGTCTAAAGTATTTTCTTTAGCTGACCTTTTGATATCTTCTACAGTTTGTCTGATTTGAGTCAATCTTTCACTAGAATCTTTGATGTTTTCAGTAGATAAAACGTCACTTCTTTTCAGGTCGTATATTTTATTTAATAACTCACTTGCTTCTTTTTCATCAGTGCTAAAAGCGTTTCCACTTGCAATACGTTTTTGGAGAGTAGCATATCTATTCAAAGAATTATTAAGTTCATTCCATACTTGAGTTTGTTTTTCGCCTACACTATTGTTAAATCCATTAAAAGCAGATTTTACTTGTGAACTGTATTCTGTTAAAGTGATTTGTTCATTTTCTAAATCTTTATTTAAACTTTCAACAGTTGACTTAACATTGTTAAAACTTCCTTCAAAACCACTTGGAACTTTCAAGGAATTTAATAAAGTTTGAGTATTACTGATTGCATTATCAATCTCTACAAGTTTTGCCCATTCCTCTTCAAACTTTTTAATACTTGTTTCATATGAATTAAACTCTGCTTTATTTATTTTATAATTATCTCTAGCTTGATAATAATCATCAGAAGTTAAACCAGATTTGGAAACGTAAATGTTATCAGAATTCATAGATGCAATAATGTCACGTTCATCTTTTAATTTTTGTACAACATTAGAAGTAGCATTACCATATTTTTCTGCTTTTGCAATCAATTGGTTATATTGTGAAACTTGTTGAGATAATAAAACTTGTAAATCTTGACCGCCAAGTTCCTGTTTTGATGGATTATTAGCTTTTAACTTATCTTTAGCTAATTGTTTATATTGCTCAATGAGGATTTTTACATCTGATAATTCAACAGATATATTACTTTTTTGATTTGTTCTTAGTCCTGATATTTTACTTTCTATTTGATTTTTTAAATCAGTAAGTTCCTTTAGATCGTTTGAATTAGTAACAGCCCTATCTAAGTTAGGATTTTTATTTATTCCTTGAGTCTTATTGTAAGTTCTTTCAATCGCATCAATAACGGCTTGTTGTTTATTTAATTCGATTGTAGTTTTTTCAATTTCTAAACGAGATTTTTCTTGCTCTTGTGCAATTTGGAGATTGTTTTGTTGTTTACTAACATTTTGCAATCTTATCTGATTTTCAAGAATTCTTTTTTCAGCAGCTTCGATTTCATAAACATATCGTTCTTGTTCACCATAAGCATTAAGTATTTCTTTTAATTCGTTTCGTCTTTTCTGTTCAATAGCAATAAGATTATCATCAGCAGTAGTGTCATATTCTGGGTGAGTTGCAAGAGTTTTATTTCTAGCATTTGTTAAAGAATTTATCTTATTGTCGGCACTGATAATAGCTTTTTCAACTTGTTCAAAAGCAGTTCTAACATTAATAACTTGTTCTACCCATTTACCAGTTTCATCATTATATGTAGCTAAAACTGTTTGCAATTGACCATCTTGTAATCGTTCCACAAAAGAAAATTGATCGGAATTACGAGTTACATTATTACCTTTTGTATCTTTTCCAACAACAGTTTCCTTTTCACGATACCAATTTTGATTAACAATATCTCTACCTTTTATTAACTCAGAAATGGATTGTTTATATTTTTTAATGTTTTCATCTAAGATATTATTTTGTTCTTTAATTGCTTGTGTTGTGTTTTCGATAGAAGCAGTAGTAGTACCACTTTGAAATGCGTCTTTCGTTCCACTGGAAGTATTCGTTTTACTATTATTTAATTTCGCTTGTGTTCTTACAACATCTTCAAGAGCGGAAGTAGCTTTTTTACTTGCATTAGTGATATTCTCTACTTGTTTAACAGTGTTATTAGTGTTTCCACCAATATTACTCATATTTTTGTTGACATTGAGAATATGTTCGCTTAAAGAAGAAAGAGAATTATCAATGTTTTGAATGTAAGATAGTAGTGTTTTTGTACCAGAACTATCTATTTTACCAAACGCATTACTTAATTGTTTAACATCAGAAGTGATAGTAGTAAGTTGTTTGGATAAATTCTCAAACTGTTTAAAATCATTAGAACCTTTACTAAGAGAATTAAGCATTTTTTCTAAATTAGAAATTACGCTTGATAATTTCTTTTCATCAATATTTAACTTAACTTTATACTCTTTGCCTTCTACAGTATCTAATCTATCTTGAACTTCTTTCATATCTGTAAGCAATTTTGTTACATTAGATTTAATTTCAACATCATATTGATATTTTCCTGGCATTTATTTTCCTCACTTTCTCAAGATTTCTTCAATTTTATTATTTATAATTTTATCTAAACGACCACCAAAACCACTTTCAATATCTCGTTCAATATACATATATGGAGGTAATGATTGGTGCATCATCCATTTACCATGACCATGTTCACCTTGCATAAACATGTAATCAAAAGCTATACTTGATTGTAAACTTTTACCAAACCAGCCATCATACGAATCCATTAAATCAGAGTCTACAGAAAAACTAAGGATTTTTCCTTTACCTATTGTTTTAGCAGATTTGTAAGCTCCTAGAAAATTATTTGTTCTTTTATAGAATTGTGGTTCATAGTCGTTATACCAATCTACCAAAGCATATCCCACAGACTCTTGAAATAGCCTATTTGCTTGTGGAGCAATTTCTTCAGCTATATGGTTTTCAATTCTATCTATTTTTTTCTTAAAATCACCATAAATATTTTTTGCCATTTATTACACCTCCAAAAATTCACTATTATTACACTAAAACGAGAGTAGTATTATGCTCTTCCTTTCTAAAATATGATTTTGATTTTTATACTTTTAAAATTATGATATATATGATATTATATTTTTATCTGTGATAAGCATGGGTAGATAAGGAAGAATTATCATGGAAACTATTTGCTCAATTGTTTCTACATGTATCTTAGTTTTAGAATTTGTATACATGATTTATAAAGATCATAAAAATGAATAATTTTATGATTTAAGTTTACTTAATAAAGATATGAGTATCTGTTTATTTTTGTAATTAGATAAGACAGCAAAAACTAGCCACTTTTGCTACACAAAGCTACAATACAAACCCTGTGCTTATATAGGTCTTTGAGGTATAACAAGAGTAAACAGAGAAAGTATCATTTTTTCTTGACAATCAATAGTATGATGTCATATAATATCTATAGAGCAAATAAAAACATGATAATCTATTGTGTTCCTTATCTTAGAATTGCAATGTGGCTAATTGCAACGCCTAAGAATCTAACTAGTGGGACAAGGTGGTAGACATGGCAGAAATAGCATCGTAGAAATACGGTGCTATTTTTCTATTTATTTTTTAATTGAAATTTGAATTTTATTGAACTTCCTTAAATCCACCTGCTTTAGCAAATTCAATAAGTTTATTTAAATCTTCTTTTGGAATTTCTTTAACTTTTTCTTTTACGGCATCGATAATAGGATTAATACTGATATTTGCTACCTTACCAAATCTTTCGACTTGCTGTGATATAAAAGCCTGTGGAGTTGTATAATTAGTTAATATGTCTGATTTTTTAATACTAAGTAAATATTTAAATTCTACAATTTCATCATATGGAATGAGAGGGGGAGTGTTAGTTTTCTCATCTCCAACAAGAAGAACATCAAATAATCCACTTTTCTTTAATTCGTCATATTCCTCATAAAAGCCTTCAGTTTCAACACTAAGATTTGTATACTGTTCAATAAAAACTCTTGTGAGCAATAAATATTCACCAGAAGAATGTAATTTTACATTTTGTGTTTCTTTATCAAACATTGTGATGTCGAGCAACTTATCAATAACTGCATCTTTAGTTACAAATGGTACATAAGGTGTAATCTTAAGATTTTCATCTAAATACTGTTCCTTTAATTGTTCTGTTGCTCTATTTGAGTATTCCTTGCAAAATTTTTTGATACTAATTTTTTTCATATTTAAAATTCTCCTTTTTTAATCGTTTATTTTTGAGAAACTTTCACATTTCCCATTATGTATTTCTTTTTGAATTCTACCTTCAACAGCCTTTTTTAATAGACTACAATTTCGTTTGTATCTTTTACATCCGATGCAGTGAGATTTAAATTCATCTAACTGTGAAGCATTATCAAAAACTCCAATGTAATCTACAGGCGTAATAGTTATTTCTATTCTTGGATTGTCAGAATCATAATAAATTCCTTGAACTCTTTCACAAAGTTGTGTATCATCAATCCATACAGCTTGACTATCAGTAATAGCATCTGCAAGACATTTAAAGCTATTATTAGCATCTTTATCTACTCTATCAAAATAAAAAATACAATCCATATAATAGTGTTGAAATTTATTATCTGATTTTATCCAATTTTGTTTTTTTGCTTCTTTTCTAACATATTCAGAAAAATTTTTTTGATATTTAGTTGCTTCTGGCTTTTTATAGCTTACCGCCATTGGTTTTCCACATTTTATAATTCCTCGCCAACCGAGGTAGTGATTAACCGAAGGGCTAATAGGGGAAGTAAGTTTTAAAATTTTTTGCATTATTCCTCCACGAATTTTAATAAATTAAAAAAAGTTTCTTCCTTATTATATACATAACAAAAGAGTGACTTCCGAAGAAATCACTCTTTCAAATTACTTCACATATTTAATTGTCAATTATTTCACTACGGAATATGAATAAAGTTCCCATTTACCATTAGGATATTTATTAATGTTATTGTCTACTATCTTATGTACCTCATCCAATGTTTTAACATTTTTGTCAACATGTATAACTTTTCCACCCACAACAGACATTTCCTCGCATACTACATTAAAATAATTACTCATTTGTTTTTTCTCCCTTCAGTTTTTAATAATACAAAACAATTCGTATATATCAACTTTAAGTGCCTTAGAAATGGCAATAGCATTAGTAAGAAGAATATCATTTGTATACCCATTTTCTATCTTATTAAGGGCAGCAACAGATAATCCGCTTAACCTAGACAATTGTTGTAATGTTAAACCTTTTTGATTTCTATAATACCATATTTTATTTTTCATAATATTAATATGTACAGAATTGTTATGTTTATATCAAGGATTATATAATATATAATTTTTACTGTGGTAGAATTATAGTCCATTATGTAAACGTTTTTGATACATTTCAGATATGAATTTCATACTTTCATTTATAACATCATTTTTCAAATTATGTTCTTTGAGAACGTCATCATATCTTTTATGTGTATTAAAAATATACATAAATGCTTCGTTGTTTGGTTTTTGTCCATTAGATAAGATGGAACAAAAATCTAAAATGGTTTTTCGCATATCTTCAATGTCTTTATGAAGTAACTGTTCTTGTATACCATCAATTCCTTTAGATATTTTTGATATTTCATTATATTGCCATTTATCATGTTTTTCTAATGTGGCAATTCTATCTTCAATAGTTTCTTTATCTTCTTCAGTTCCTATTTTTATACGAAACTTCTTTTTAAAATACGAGAATATTTCAATCGCTTCTTTGAAAGCAAACAGAAGTGTAAAGAAGCCAATGATGACTATTATATAATTAATCTGTGTTAAATCTTGTATTTGTGACACACATCTTTACCCATCCTTTCTTTATTTTTTAAGAAAATTTTTAAAAGCTTCATACATGCCCGTAGAAGCCAAACCAGACACTAAACCACCAAGCAAAATCTCAGGGGTAAATGCCATATTCATCCAAATATTTAGTGCTATACCAAGTACTCCCATAATAGCAGGTATATACTTATTTACAGCATCAGTTGTTACAACATTTTTTAATATATAACCAATACATAAACAAATACCAACTATAATAGGGATTGCATAATTTGTTAAAAATGTTAAATCTGTCATATCATTCTCCTTATAAATTTTTATTTATTTAATTTTCTTAGTATTTCTACACAATTCTTTAATGATTTGCAAAAACTATTTACTTCATCAGTAGATTCATTTCCGCTTAAAGTTATACGAATGCAACTATGTATATCTTTATTATCTATTCCTATGGCTGTAAGAGTAGAAGAAGGAGTAAGGTCTCCTGACGCACAAGCGCTACCTGTACTAACTTGATATCCGTTCATATCAAGGAATGTTAATAATGCTTCTCCTTCAACACCTTGAAAACATAAATATAAATTATGAGCCAATCTATGTTTTAAATCGCCACCTATCAAATAACTATTTGGAATATTATTAATAATATAGTTATATATATAATCTCTATTATTAGATTTAATAAGAGTATAATCATAATCTTCAATTGCTTTACCAAGAGAAGCAATACCTAAAGTATTGTAAGTACCACCAAATAATTCATTATTTTGAGAACCATATATAAGTGGTTCAAGTTCTATATTCTCATTTTTATAAAAAACACCCACACCTTTTAGTGCATGTATTTTGTGTCCCGAAAAACCCAACATATCAATATTAAGTTTTTTAATATCTACGGGAATTTGACTAATAGAACCTGTACAATCCATATAAACTTTTGAATTATAGAAATGGCACAAATCTATAATTTGTTTAACATTCTGGATAGTTCCTATTTCTGAATTGGCTTGCTCAATGACTACAAGAGATTTTCTATGAGTGCTAAACCAATTTTGTAAGTCATTTATATCAATAAATCCTTGATTATCTACTTTCAATGGATGTGCATTTTTTATATATTTTACACATTTCAAAATTGATTTATGACAAGTCGGTTGATATAAAATATCACAATTATGTTTTTCAATATATCCTTTTATACCAAGAGTATTTGATGCACTCCCACCTGAAGTAAAGATAATATTTTGGGGATTTGTATTAATAAATCTTGCTGTGTTATTTCTAGCAGTTGTTATTATTTTTTTTATATTAAGACCAGATTGATATACAGATGATGGATTCTGATATGTATCCAAAAGAGATATAATATATTCTTTTACTTGTGGTGTTAATGGGGTTGTTGAGGCATTATCTAAAAACATATTTTAATCCTCCTCGTGTTTCTCACACCATATTTTATATAATTCATTCATTTCTTGAGATTTTTTCCATACAAAAACAACTCTTTTGTTTTGACCAGGAATTATGTCTACTAATTGCCCTTTGGAAAGAAATGAATTTAAATACATAAAATTTTGTGCCATATTAGGTATGTATCTAACATCTTCAGTTTCGTATTCCCAATTGAATACTTCACTATATTCTTTAATCTTAATTCACTCCATTCTATAAATAAAATTGTAAAAAATAGGGATATACTAAAATACTAAATAGTAATAATGGTATACCCCTATAATTTTTAAACTTACTATTCAATATTTTTATTTTTATCTTGTTTGATTTTTGTAGAAGTTGTTGAAGATTTTTTACTTAATGTTTTAGGTTCTATATCAGCCTTTTTTTCATCATTAAAAATTTCATCCAACACTATTTTAATATTTTCGTTAAATGTATCTCGTTCAGATAAATCACATTTTGACAATTCTTCTCTTGCAATGGTTTTGTTTTTAGTATTGCTGTACTCTGTCAATGCAAGATAAATTGCATAATGAGAACGAGTATCTACAACAGTTCTCCAAGGTTGATATAAATAAGTTCCTTGACAAGCTTTACAAACCTTATAAGATTTTCCACAAATATCACATTTTGCATTGTATTGTTCTGACATAAGTATTCCTTTCTAAAAATAGGAGAGTAGTAATAACTCTCCTATGAAAATTTATAATTAGTCTTGAGCTACAATTATATCAACAAGTTTACCTTCTTCTTCACAATAAGGTTTTCTTAAAAGATAAGTCACAGCATGTTTTCCATCAGATTTAAAATTGATTTCTACGCTTGAAGGATCAATTTCTGCACTTGGACAAGAAATAACTCCTGCGATAACATCGTTTATTCTACATGGGTGATGGAAAATTACATGAATTAAAAGAGACCTAACTTTAGGAGTGCTACTTGTAGTTTTTGTAATCATAGCTGCCTTTTCAGATTTTCTGTTGTAATTAACAAATACACGACCAGTTGTACCTGCTGGTAAAGTAATAGTTTTATTAGATGCGTCTAATTTAAACTTATCGTCTCCAACTTCACCAGAAGTAATTGTATATGTCTTTCCATAAGTGTTATCAGCATTCATGACTTTTACATATTTTATTTCTGCTCCTAATGTTCCAACAGGTGTATATTTAAGAGTTACTGTGTTGTCGTTACCAATTGCAATAGTTTCTGAAACGGGAACTATAATTTCAGAACCCTTACTTGCTACAACTTTATTTGAACCAAATTGAGAAGCAGCTAAATCCATAGAAAATAAAGAGTTAGAAAATTCAAATGTACCAGATTGTGCATTGTAGAATGTTGTTATAGGCGCACCCATAGCATCTGTTACATCTGTGCCATCTGCTGAAAGTTTTAAACTTGGGTCTTCAATTTGAGTATACCTACCAAGTAACTCACTTGTGTTTGGGTCATACTCTTCAACTGAACGAACTTTCTCAATAATAAGTTCATTTGGATTAAATGTTTCCATAATCTTTTTCCTCCTTTTTAGGCAATAAAAAAAGAACTTAACTCTCGTTAAGTTCTCCTAGCCAATCTAATTGTTTATTATTAATTTCTTTTAAATTAACTCCAAATCCAGAATAACCAGATTGAAGTAATAATTCTGCATTTTTAATTTTTACTATACGTTTTACAGAATCCATAAATGCATTGATTTTCATATCCCAAACTTGAGAATGATTATATTTAAATCCTTCACTATTTATCATAGCTGAGATTAAGTTTTTTAATTGAGATTGTTTCGGACTTTTATTTGTTCGGGCAAGTTCATCTAACGCATCTTCAATCAATATCATTTTTGTTGTTTCATTTAAAGGATTTTGAAAATCCCTTGTGATAAAATGAACTTTACATAAATAATCCACTACAATATTATATATATGTTCATCAAAAATCACATCATCGCCATTGACTTTTTGATATAATATAAATTTATCTACTTTATTTGTATCTCTATATTTTTTTAATATAAATTTTGTAAAATCTAAATTCCCAAAAACAATTTTTGTACTATTTAAAGGTAACAACTGACCTTTTATAAATAAAATACAAAATAATTCATAAGGTGATTTAATAGTTGTATAATCTATACCTAATTTCCACAATTGTCCTTTAAGGGATTGTGGAGTAGAAACAAAATTATAAACCATTGAATAATATTCATTTTCACCAAAATCACAAATTTCTCCAAGTGTCGGCTGATGCAAGGTAATATATTTTGATACCTTAAAATCTTCTCCTCTATAAACCTTTAATTCATCATTATAAAAGGTTTGTTCTTTATCTATTCCCAATATTCATTGTTCCTAATAGTAGTTTCTTGACCATAAGGAGTATAAACAATACCATTTAAATCAAGAATTTGGAATACAAGGGTACGAACAAGATAATTGTTGTCTGTTGTAGACTCTTTCGAGGAGATGAGTTTTGTTTGCATACCGAAAATATTAGACCAATTAAATCTTTCTCTTATAATAGAAGCAATAAGATCGTGTCTTGGAATTCCCGTAAATTTATCAATTCGGTCATTTCCATAAACAAAAATAGTAAATGTAATGTTGGTATATTTTTCAATGTTATTGTATCTTGGCATTTCATTAAACGCCACTTGATAACAAATATAATGTCTTGCTTCAGTCTGTGCATCGGGAATAAACAAATAAGGTCTAATATTTGCGTTTCTTGAAGTGTCTGAAAAATATCTATCCCATTCACCCAACGGCTCATATTCGCCTGTATCTTCGTTTAATTCCCAATTAATTTTACAATTATCAGTTGGAATATAAAGATTTCGTTCTTTATCATATTGCCAATGTTCTTTGTCGTTTGGATCAAATAATTGATCATAAAGAGTTGATTCATTAAGTGCATATAAAAGACAAGGATTTGATAATAATGCGTGTTCAATTTTTTTCTTATATCGAATAGTTTCATCATCAGGATTTGTGTTGTATGCACGAAGTTTTTCTAATAAATCTTTTTTTGTATTTAATTTTTCTATCATATAACATTTCCTATTCTGTAAGTTCCAAAGATAATATTTCTGTTTCTAATGACATATTATCTTTGAGTTTTATATCACATTTAATTGATAATATTTTTCCAATAATAGAAGTGTCATTAGGAATTTTTAATTTTATTTGATTAAATTCTGCGCCATTTCTCCATATAACTTTATCAGTCCAATCTTCTCCGCCTATATCACAAGACCATTTAAAATCTGCTTCTGAATATTCAGTTGTAATATTTTCGTTAGATTTATTGTGGAAATTAATGGTGAAATTTTTATAGCTTCCTCCAACTTTAATGGTAGAAGTAGAAGTAGTGATATTAGCCGTAATAGAAGATGGATTGGGCGATAGGAGTGGTGGTTCAGTTGGAGATAATTGTGAAGAAAAATAATCTGCCCACATTCCAATTATATTTCCATTAGAATCTTTTTCTATATAATCAGTATGTTCATTCCAAAAATTCTGATAAAAAGTAAGAACTTGTATACCTAAAGGTTTAGCATTTTCGATTTTAGTTAAAGACCATATAATAGGATGTTTTGTTTTAGCAGAAACAACCATACGCATATTTTTATTATCATCTTTTGTATACCAAAGACTTTCGGTTATAGAATTTAATGGTAAAAATGCTTTTTGTTGGTTATCTGGTCTTGTAAAAACGTGATCTGTGTAAGTTCCGATTGTATACGATTTTTGACTTCGGTTTACACCCCACATTTTTCTTTTATAAATATTTTGACCATCTTTTTCAATCCACATAAACTGATAATCAATTGGCAAGATAAGATATTTAGGAAATTGATTACCTAATTCTTTTTCACAAATTAACCATTTTCTATATACACCTTTATCATCTGGTAAATCCACATAGAATCCAATAGGAAATTCTATACCATATTTTTGTCGATATTCTGTTTCAAAATAATAAAGCTCATCACCTAAATTAAATTCAAGTGGTTGCGATGGCTTAAATTGACAATAAAATTCTGGTTGGTCTTGATCTAATGATGAATAGGATTTAACAATTAATTTTACGTCAATACGAGTTTTGATTGTATTCTCATATGTCATATGGTCTTTAATATTTGGTTGGTCATCGTGCATATAATCATAGATATAACCAACTTTTGATTGAATATCTGAGTCCCATGTATTTTCCATTATGAAATCAGAATTTTCTTTTTGAATTTGTCCAATTGTTTTAGAACAATTTGTTTTGGCGTTTAATATACGCCTAGCTGTTGATAAACTTGGCATAAAACACCTTCCTTTGAAATTATTTAATTAAATTAAGATTTGGAATTAATATATGAATTATACATATATCCATAATCTCTAATTATTTTATTCAATTCTTTTTTTGTATCTTCTAAACGACTTTGCAAATTTTTATATGGATTATTTAACATTTTTTCTTCTTTACCACCAATCATTTGTAAGACATTATTTAAAGAATCCACTTGTGGTTGTAACCATTCAATAGTCATACCAAGTATAAAAATATTACAAATAAAATCTTTATCTGAATCTTCGTCAACTGAATTATTTAATGAAAATTTAATCTGTTGACTTATATCATCTAAAGAAAGAGAAGAGAAGAGTCTACGAACTCTTGGATTACCAATCACATTATGTAATCGTTCAATATATATTTCAGTTAAATCATCTTCATTTAAAGATAATTCTTTAGGGTCATTAATACGACCAAGTGTTCGTGAAAACACTGTTTCATAAGAAAGTAGCATTTAAGATACCACCCCCTATTTATTAAATGTTTAATTTTAATAGTAATTCTGTTCCAAAAATAGAATCTAAAGTTTGTATTTTCTTAACAGAGTCAAGAGTTCCATTATCTACCATAGTAGCAGCAATAGTTTTTAAAGCTTCTTGAGCACCAATAGGAAGAGAATAAATAGCATTTTCCATTTGCTTTGGTGTCATTTTTAAAATATCTTTTAAATCCTTTGTTGTATGAAGTCCCGAATAAATTTCATCAAGAGTTGGGTGTAATTCAATAAAATCTGCGTTTTGTACAACAAAACGTGGTTTAAACATCATTGCATCTTTTGTTCTAGCCGCATAATCCAAATCTTTAAATTCAATTTCAACTACATCACCAATATCAGCAAAAGTATATAAAGTCTTTGATTTATTGCCTTCATAAAATAATTCACCAGCAGTAATAGAGATGCAAGTTATTAAATCTGTTGGATTAAACTTTTTCTTTGTTGCTTTTTGTTCTATAACATTATCAGAAATAATAGATTTTGTTTCGCTTTCATCAGTTGTTTTTTTAATATTTGGCATTTTATATATCCTTTCTTTATGATAAAAAAGAGTGACTAAAAACAATCACTCTTTTTTGTATTATTTAATAGTTTTATTTGGAGATTAAGTAAAAGACCACTGACCAAAGTACTGTGGAAGAACAATTTCTACGCCCATTTCTCTTTGTACCTCATATTTCTGGAAGTCGTCAGCATGTTCACCTTTTTGAGTACCAGATTCATAAATTTGAGTCTCCCCTTTATCAGTAAACCAAACAAATTTTTCTTGGTTTTTTGCAAAAATAAGAAGTCTATTATTATCAATGAGTTTCTTTGTAACATCATTAAACGCAAATCTTTGAGGAATTTCAATGAGTTCTGTTCCCTCATATGTACCAAGACGACCAGATTTTGCTATGTCTTCTTTCTGTGAAAGACTTCTCCAATCAACATCAGTTAAAGCATTAAGCTTTTTCAATGCTGTTTTAGTACCCATAATTACGACTTCAGCTTCATTTGCAGTGCCAACATCTTCAAGTAAAGTATCAAAACTTTCTTTTGTAGAGGCAGATAAAGCACCAGTTTTTACAAACTGTGTATTATTAGGCATTTTTGCGGCTGCACCATAAACACCTGTATAGCAAAGTTCTTGAACTTTATATACAAATGCTTCAGCGATTTTATCTGTTAATTCTGTAAAATCAACACGACCAAGTAAAATAAGATCTATGTCTTTACCAACTTTTACACCATATTTTTTTGTATGAATTTTATGAATAGTGCCTTCATTTAAATATTGTAATGTAAGGTCATGGTGATCTCCTGAAATCTCAGCAACAGCAAGCATAATTTTGTCTTGTGTCCAGAAATCTTCTTCATCACCAAGGGCAATATTTCTCATATCTACAAAATCATTAAACCATTCTGATTCTTTAAAAGCAGTATTTACTTTAAAGTCAATATCAGATTCTATAAGTTCATAAACTTCTGTATGATGAAGTTCCAAAGCTCTTTCACGTCTTTTATTAGACTTTAAATCATCTTCAGTAAGGTCACATACCTCCATTAAGATTTTACGAATTGCCTTGTTAGCATCATGCTTAGATATTTTTCTTTGATTTCCGTCCTCATCATATTCATAAATATCATTACCATGATTTAAATCATATGTAAGTTTTTTAAAATTTTTATATTTATCTTCGTCTGCGAAGACTTTTCTTAAATGTTCTGTACTAAATCTTAACATTATTTAAATTCCCCCTTTCTTTTAAGAAACTGTAAGTTTTCCATTAGTAATAGTAGTAATTTCACTTCCTACAGAAGGTGTTCCCTCAAAATTGTCTTCTGTAAGCCAATAACGATCCTGTGAGTGAAGCATATATCCACGAACTGCACCATCTTCAGGGTCATTGTAAAAGTTTGAAGCGAGAGCAAGTTCACGAGGACTTTCGATATTATTTAATGGTTTTTGATAGATAACCCCAACTCCTTTTGGGTCTCTGATTACAACAAGATATCTACCAGATGCGTCTTTAAGTGCGATATAAGCATCAATTGTTGTAGCGTCTTCCATATCCCAATTATCAAGAGACTTCATCTTTCCTGGTTTAAAGTGATAACCATTAGGTGTTTCTTCTGTTATATTTACAGAAAGAATGTGCTCGCCATAATCTTGAGCGAGTAAATAACCAATTTCCATTTGTGGAAATTTTGTAGCAGCATATTTAATAGCCATTTTTATTCCTCCTTTATTTTTTGACAATAAAAAAGAACGCTTTATATGCGTTCTTAATACGAAATAATGTGGTAATTTATTTAATCAAATAAATTACCATAATTTTTCTTTGGTTTTGATTTCTTGTTTATATTTGCAAACATCTTAACTGGGGATGAGTTAGCAGAAGCAGTAGAAGAGTAATTAGAATGTGTAGATATATAATCAGAATGTAAAACTTTAATTTTTGTTTCAAATTCTTCTACTGAATAATTATCCATATTATTTACTAATTCAGCAAAATCATTATTTATATATTTGCCTTCAGTATTTTTTTCTGCAAGAATAGAGTATTTTTCAGCATTAACAATAGCTTCTTTCTGTGCATGAATGTCATTCTTTTCTGCTGTATCTTTAAATTCTTTAAGAACAGCATAATTTAAACGCATAGACTCAAGTTCTGCTTTCTCACTTGCTGTTAAAAGTTCACGGAATAATTCGATGCGTTCACCATTAAATGCAACATTGTCACCATCTTTTGTATAATTCTGGCGATAAATTTTATCGGTACACCAACTCTCATACACAAAATAAGAATCAAAGACATTTGAGATATAGTAATAATCATTATCTGACTCTTCATAAGGTGCTAACAGATTATAGAGTGCATATCTTGTATCTTCATGAGAAATTTCATATGTGCGAACAATCTTTTCAAAATTCTGACTTTCACTTTCATCACCATTTGGTTTAGAAACTCCTTCACCATCATCTTCTCCATCATTGGAATTGTCTCCGCCTGAATTGTCATCATCAAACATCTCGGCAAATTTTTCTTCAAGTTCCTCATCTGACATTTCTGCATAGTTGAATGTTACATCTTCAACAGTCTTACCATATTTGTTAAGTAACTCTTCAAATTTTGTCATTTTGTTATTCATTCCTCCTTCCTTTGATTGTGTTTGAACAGTAGCCTGTTCTTTATTGAAACAAGTAGTCTCTAATTTTTCGAGTCTTTCTTGTAATTCAATCATTTTTGATTCATAGTCTTCAAAGAGACTATTATTATTTGCACTGAAATCGGCAAGTTTAATATTAGATTTTTCCATACCTGGATTTACAGCATTTCCATCAGGAGTTTTCCCTAAAATTGTCACACCACTAAAGAAAAAATCTTCGATGTCAAGATAACAATCCTTGGCATTATATGATAAAGCTCTTATGGACAACTCTACCGATACAGAACATTCTTCCTCGCGCTGTAAAATTTCAGCAGCTTTAGAATATTCCTCAAAAATATATCCATCGACTTCGCAATATGTTTTCTTTTTATCTTCATCGTAAACCAACTGTGCATTACAAGATTCTGGGATAATACCTACTGGTTTTTCATCATAAACAATTCCTCCATTTTCATCTTCGTGCATATTATGGCTATAAAATTCCCATTGGTCATTTACTTTATGAATGTAACCAAGAATAGGTCTGTTACTGAAAGATGGTAGAGCAGAAGTCATAACCGATTCAGATATGTTTGAACCATTTAAATTAAGATTTGTATGACAAGCTTGTAAATGCACTGGACATAATCCTTCGGTATCTTTATCAGATTTATTAAAATTTACTTTTCCATGGACTTGAACCACAATTGGTTCTCCTGACTTTTTTGCATCAAAATGAGTCGATTGTTTATATGTATTTGAATAAAAATCATATAAATCTTCTAAATATAATAATCCTTTAGACATTTTATCCTCCTTTCCTTAAAAATGGGCATAATAATACCCCATCCAAAAGGATGAGGTTATTAAGCAATAATTTTCGTTTTATCTGGTTGTGTTACATCAGATTGGTAATACCACTTTGCGCCCTTATAATTATCTCTCAAATGTTTACAACATTCTCTTATAGAACGGGCACAGGTCGTATTGACACTTCTAGCAGCTTCTTTTGCATTTTTAAAAGTATCTATATATTTGTTATTTATATATTTATTTATACTCTCTTTGACATAAAGTGATTTAACATAATATTTATCAAAGGCATCATTTACATATCTCCAAACATAACCATAAGCACTATTTTTCTTCCCGTTACAAACAGCTAATATTGTTGATGAAGCAGACAACCCTTTTAAATTTAAAGATTTTATAATCTCATTCACATTTTCAAAATTACATAATAAATTACCATCAATTGAATATTGTGAAATTGCTTTTAAATGTATTCTTTTCAAATTATCTTTATTAAAATTTCCCTCATAACACCAATGATAGCCATTTGAAGAAGCATTCCTATTATTACAACAACTATTTATTGACGAAACATCATATTCATATTTGTCATATATATCATTAAAACATTCAAATATTTCAAGTAGTGTTCCTGTTTCAATATCTCTCTTTTCAATTCTTTTTAAAATTTCTGGTGTTCTATATGTATTAAATACATCTGGATATTTTCGCCATACATAGTTTCCTGCACTGAGAACTTCTCCATTACAGCATTTCATTATATTTCCATTTGGAATAGTGATGTTTTGACTTGAAAGATATGCGACTGCTTCTTGAACAAATTCATATACTTTTATTAAATTACCATAAAAATCATATTGATATATTTTAGGATATCTGCTTTTATACCAATTTATTTCTTTTTCTGTTAGTGGATCATCTGCATATCTAAAAATTCTATTTTGAACTCGATGGATTTTCTTTCTTTTACAACAAGAACTTATATCTGATGCGCTAAAATCTGTAGAATCAGAAGCATTTATAATTGAAGGATATATATTGATTATTTCGCAAAACATAGAATACTCTATAACTGATTTTTCTGTAAATTTATTTGGTGGGTTATTTTGCCCTCCAAGGGTTTGATTATAACCATTATGATATGCATCAAAATAATCAATCCAAAATACTTCTCGTTCATTCAATATATCCAATAGTTTACTCTTATCATCGCTTTCATATTTTTCAATTTTAGATATTTTAAAATGTTTTATACCATGCTTTCTAATTGAAGCATATAAATAATAATTAAGATTTTTAGAATCTTTTATGTGTTCTTTCCATCTTTCTTCTATAGTTCTACTCGTTTGTCCAATATAAATCTTATCATTTATATCATTAACAATTTTATATATGTAGCCCTCATACATATCAGTTTCTTTATTAAAACTCATTTAAAACCTCCAATCAAAGTGGAGTAGAGATAGGAGAGCATAAGCCATCCTATATAACTCTTTACCAGATTATTCATCCGACCTCATAGATATATTCTCTGTTTATGTCTTGAGTTAGACATAATAAAAGTCGCCTAGGGAAGACGACTAGAATGTAAGCATATTTGTATACTTCAATTTATTTATATCTATATTTTCCGAAAACTTAAGAGTTTCAGTATTCAGAAATACATAAATACCATTAGAATTTTGTACTTGCTGATATCCTAATTGAGATAGAAGAGTAGCAGTAGGTACATCTTGTGTTTGTATAAATTTTTGATTCATATCACCAGCTCCTATTTATTGTTTAAATCCTCGTCTTTTGTACGAAGTCCAGCATCTGTAAGTTCCGATTCGTCCTTTTCGGGCTTACCACTTTGATTATTATCAGAAGATTGTGTATATGATGTATTAAGTGGTTTGAACTTTTTAGATAAATTCAAACAATCTTCCTCTAAGAAATTCATTGCCAATGTGTCTTTTTCAGACACTCCATTTAATGTGTTATAAAGAATTTTGTTTGAAAGTCCATTTTGACAAGATTCCAAAATCGATTTTCTAAAATCATCTTTTTGATAAATAGAAACATCAAAGAATTTCACCTTACAAGGTTCAGATATCCAATGGGATAAAAGCCTATTTACAATAGTTTGAATTTGTGGAATAAGAGTTGAAATAGAAAAAGTAGAATCTGCAAGAACACCATATTTGAAAGCAGTAGAATTAGAGGCAGAGTTTAAATTTAATATCTGAGCACCACCAGCAGTATTAAGTATTTCTTTGGTTGCTTTTTCTACCTTTGTAATATCACCTGTTGCATCATCTGGAAAACTGATTTCATGCAATTGACCAGGAATAATAGCAGCTGATATATAAGGAGGTAACGCTTCTTCTAACATACGGTTAAAATATTGTATCATTATGTCTGGATTAACAGACCAATCATCTACGTCATTACCCATTGTTTTCATTTCGAGCCACACCAATTTATAAATATTAGCGGCTTGTTGTACAGCCTGATAATCAGAAGCATCCATAAGGTCAATCAATGATAAAAATATTGGAGTTAAAACAGGTACTACAGTTTCCCAATCTTCTGACCTAAATTTTAAACATACGTTATATTCTTCTGGAATTACTTGATATTTCTCATTTGTACTTTGGTATGAGTTCCACATGCTATTAAATGGTTCACCCCAATACTCAAGTAATTCACTATGACTACGAAAATAACTCATATCCATAGCTCCTGCAAAAGAACCATCCAGAAATACACCTGCAATCTTCATGTAATCAGGATCAAGTGGAAGAATAAACATTCCTTGTCCTTCAGTATAATAAGCACATCCGTAAAATACATCTTCTCGAAGTGTAATAGAGGCAGCTTTACGGAACTCATAATTTAATTCAAGAGTATCTACAACATCTATAGTCTCTTGGTATTTCTGTAATGTAGACGGTATATCATTTTCGCCAGTGATTATATATGGTGGAATTATATTACGAATTGTAAGATCAATTTGATTTGCATAATATTTACAAAGACGATAATAGATTTCAGAACGATAATAGAGATAGCGAGACAAACTTCTTAAATTTTTTTCATTAGATGAAATATTTTTTATATAAGATTTTACATCTTCCTTAGAATAATTACTAATTGTTGTATATCTAGTTGATTTTTGAATATCTCTAAGATTTTTTATTGCATTCGTTGCATCTTCATATCTTTCAAGTTTACTTTTATTTTTTTCAAACCATTCACGCATTTCATTTGCTGTTGGTTGTTTTGAAGAAGTATTGGTTTTCTTCTGCAAATTATTTATTTTAGCAGGTGCATTAGAATTTGCATCTACTTTCTTAGGTCTAGGCATATTTGATAATGCACCTCCTTAATTGTATTTTGCTTTACGGATTATAAGTTTATTTATGAAACTTGTTGCATCCTCGGTTGAATGTTTTTTTTGTTTTAGTCGAATTTGATCAACAACATAATAATTATATTCTAAAGAGGAATATCTATCTTTTCTCATTCCTGTCTTTTCTTTTACTTTTATTTTTCCATTAACAACTTCATGTTCTAAATTTATAAGCTCGTCAATAAGGAATGATGTTTGATAATATGGAAGTCTTAAAATAGTTTTTACATTATCTGAAAGCTTGTTATAATTTTTAATTAGCTTTCTCCATTTATCTTCCATGTCTGTTTCATTTAATAATAGATTAATATATCCATTTTGAAAGCCAGTTCTCAACGATAAACACATATCATTGTTTAACTGCGCATTACCTTTAATAGCATATATACATTTTGTGGCATCTTTATACTTACATCTTATTGCAAGGTCATCATTATTAACCACCGTCATAACCTTATATGTTGTGGAATATTGTGGATCAAATCTGTCACCGCCCATAACATAGTCCAGTGTCCCTTGTCCAACACCCGAAGCATCTATTGCAAAATAATCACAATCATACTGATAGAAGTATCTCATTGCTAAAAGTCCTAATTCTTCCGTTAATAAACCTTCTTTTGAATCTATAAAACTTACGTTACATATTGGATTATTTGTATCAGAAAAAATAGATTGAGAGAGGGTAAAGACAGCCGCATCATTGTCATGCTTTCGAGAAGCAAGAAGGGCAACGTCAAGGGATAAGATTCTTTTTTCATTTATTTGTTTTTTTGGAATTTGAGCACCTGTTTCAATATAATATTCTAATGGATGTAGACTTTCCTGTAGAATTCTTCTATTATTTAAAACATCAAAATTAAATAGTGCATCTTCTGAAGCACCATAGAATATTGCTTCACGTTCCATCTTGAACGATACATCTGAAAACGTAGATTCATTCATTTCATCTTCGATAATCTGTGGAAGTAATAATTCTTCATAGATACTTAATTGATATGGGAGCGAACATATGAAGTAACTCAATTTATCGTTAAGTGAATTGGCGAAATATGATTTTACTTTCTCAAACATTTCGCTAGCTTTGTACCAAGCTGATGACATATACAATTCCTTTGGCATAACTTTTAAATGTTTATATTTAGGATTATTTAAATATCCAGGACTTCTTGAAACATTCATTGGTCTTAAAACTGTGTCTACTATTTTTTGTGAAACCATCCTCGATTCATCGCAAATTAGGATTGAGCAGCGAGTACCTCTTGTATTTTCATTTGCAACTTTTACGATTATTTGAGAACCATTTTTAAACCATATTCCACAGTCATTTATACCTGTGCTTATTTTTTCAATTTCTGAACATAACAAAGGTGATTTATGCATAAAACCATCTGTTATTTTTAGTACGATGTCCTTGCCCTGCTTAAAAGTATGGCTGGTTGTAACAACAATCTCTCCTGGGAATAGGATACATCTTATGCAGGCGAAGAGAGCAACTAATGTTGTTTTGCCTTGTGATCGTGAAGCAACGTAATAGAATTTATTATAATGCATCATTGCCCACAATAAGATTTTTTGAAAGGGTCTTAGATAATTATTATTTAAACCAAGATAATCAACGCAAAATCGGCTGGGGTTAGCTCTATAATATGCAGCCCTCCAAGCTACCGTATTCATTATTTTTTCATGTTTATTTTGACGAACTTCTTTTTCAGTTAATTTTTTCCATATCATTTGGAACTATCTCCAAATACAGTTTTGTAGATATCATCAGATTCGTCATCTTCTGAATAATCTTGTTTTTTAACAGAGTATTTTTGGAGTTCATCATCATATTCCTTTGAATAACCATTATCTATGCCAAGTGAACGAGCTAGACTTCCTTTAAACCAAGTTTTAATATACTTTGCAATATGATTAACATCAGCAAATTCTGGGTCTGGTTCTGGGATTGGTTTAGTAGATTCCCATTGCTCAATTAACTGTCCAAATGTTAAAGAACTATCCAAACCACTATCTGCATTTTGACGTGGTAAAATATTAATGGAAGCTAATAAGTCCGTATATGTTTTATCTAAATCTTTTGTATTTTGACCCGCTTTTGTAGCTTTATTAATTTCCCATTTTTTGAATGCAAGTCTCTCAAAAATAGTTTCTTGTGCTTTTGTATTACACTCGTATCTAGTAATCCAATCCTGATATTCATTCTCAAGAAACATTAGATCTTCATTACTATACGAATTTCCAAATCGTTTCTTCGCTGATCTTAATGTTTTTTGTACAATCTTAATATCTTCTTCTGGATTATTTTCTATGTCATCAATAGAAAATTCAGAGTCCTTATAAGAAGTATTATTGTATTGTGGAAGAGAAGCTATCATTACAATAAGATTTTGTACGGCTGTTCCACGAACTTTTTCGCCAATACCTTCATTAATTATTTGTAACTGTGCATTATAATCACTTTCACAAAACTTCCAATCAAGTTGTCTGAATGTATTAATTGTTTTCTCTCTATTATCAGTTCTAATGCCAGTTTTAGTATTTACATCGGTACATAAATCTAAAATACAAGCCTTACATGCAAAGTGTTCAAAACCACTTTTACTTTTGCTTGACTTGTAGAAATTTCCATTGCCTTTGGTTGATTTCCATTTTCCACAATGAGGACAATAAATATAATCCAAATCTAATAAATGATTATAGTCAATGGCTAAATCATGATATGCACCTTTGACGTTATTTACAGTTAGTTTCTTAATTTCATCATCTGTTTTAGCTTGTCTTAAATTAGCCATTCATTGTTTCACCTTCTTTCACTTACTTCTAATAAAAAAGAAGAGTAGTTAAGCAACAAACTCTTCTTCAACATATTCCCATGTATAACTGGCAACAGGAAGAGTTTTTCTTCCTTTTAACCATCCAGATAAATATCCTCTTTGTATATTGTACTTTCTTTCAGCATCTCTTAATGAATTGAAAATTTCTCCAGTTTCAATACATTTAACATACCTACGATTATTTCTTGTATGATCATATTTACAATAGCCAATATCATTGGCTCTTGTAAGAAATGTTCTAACAGCACCTTTTCTAAAACCAGTAATCTCACATATTTGCATTACTTTATACCCGTCATTCCATAAATCAGCAACTTTAAATACATCAGACATTAAAGATTCTCTATAACATTTAATCCAATCAACGATAGATAAATCATATATCTTTGAAAATTCACTTTTCACAATTGCGTCTTTAAGTTGATTAAAACCAGACTCTTTTGAATTTATAACAATATAAGTAGATATTCCTTGAGACAACGCATATAATTTCTTATCTTTGTCATTTTGAATTTCTTCTTGTAAAGTTCTTCCGCCTAATGTATGGAATGACTTTTCATAATGTTGTTTCCCATTCAGTTCACATATCCATTCAATTCCATTGTAATTACCATAAAAATCATATCTATAGGAATAATTATTATTTAGATATTTTTCTGATTCTATATTTTTATCAACAGATTTCAATACTTGATATAAATATTTTTCACCAAGGCTATTTCCATCTTGACATTTACATTTAAGTCCTCGTTTATTTACATGGTATATAGTTTTATTTTTAATTAATTGCCCACAAGAAGGACAAATAAAGTCTGTTTTATTTCTACTATTTATTGTGAATTTTTCATTGATAGATTTATTAGCAAGACAATCATATAAGACGGGATTAATAGATTTTATATCATTGATACCTATTTGAATATTTTCTTTTCCATTTTCACAGATAAAACATTTGTATGAACCATTTAATAATGATAGTGTTCTTATTCTATTTTTATATCCACATTTTTTACAAATACATGTAATTTCTTTTTGACCATGTTTATATGTACCAGTAATATTTAGGTCTGGATATTGTGGCTGAACTCTTTTCTTAAATTCTTCATCAGAGATATTTAATATTTTATTATATCTTTTCATCCTTTCACAATATCTACAATGTTGAGTCTCTAGTAATGTTTTTGCTGAATAATTTCTTTCATGTCCACATTTCTTACATTTACAGTGTAAATAGGTTTCAGATAATTTTGTATAATTACCTGTTATTTCAAATTCTGGACTGATTTTATTAACTTTTTCCAAAAACTCTTTTGGGTTATTTGGTATTCCTTGCATAAATATTTTCTCGCTTTCCACTCGCAAAACCAATTAAAAATATAGAGTGAGAGAGTAGTGCGAGTATCTACTATACTAAAGTTCATGACTTCTTTAGCTTCTCACTCTGTAAAATTCAACTACCTGCTAATGAAACAGATGATTCTCTCATAGTTGACATATAATTATTCTCTGTTTTATAACAAAAATTTTAAAATAAATTCTTTATAATTGCATTTTGTTTATTTATGTATTAAAATAAATACATAAATTACTAATAGGAGGGAGAAAATTATGGATAATTCAGGAGTAAAATTGTTAGTAGAAATTATTAAAGATTTAGCAATAGCAATTATTGCGGCTATAGTAACAGGAATTATTACAAATCACTTTACAGAAGGAGAGATTATGGATTCAATAACAACCCGCTTTGATTTTGTCGACAAAGAAATGTCATACAAACAAGCACTTGAGGCTATTTATCAAGAAAGAAAAGAAGACAAAGAGGAAATAGAGTCTTTAAATAAAGAAATAAGCAAACAAGAAGCTTTAATTAATCAACAAAATTCAACAGATGAGATAGATAAGATTATCCAAAATGCTACTCAATATTGGAATGAAGCCAATTATCAACAATGTTTAACACTTTTAAAAAATTCAAAATCACGTTCGACAGATATTGATGCTTTATACTCAAAATATTCAGATGATTATATTTCAATATTATTATCAAATGCAGATTCATTTATTTCTCAAAGAAAATACGATGAAGTTATTGAATTATTAAAAAATGGTAAAACTCTTGTCAATAATGATAAAATGCTTAACGATAAAATAGATGAACTAAATAATAATCAGCCAATTAAATTATCAGATCTTAAAATATCCGCTTCAAGATTTTTTACTCAAAATCAGGATAAACCATTGGAAGATACGGTTGGAAATAAGTATTCTACTACAAATTCATTTATTACATATGCAGAGGGAAAATCAAATTATGGATATGCTACTTTTTATTTGGGTAAAAAATATACTGCTTTAAATGGTATTATTGCTATTTCTGATGAAAGTGAAAATAGAAGTGATACTCAATTAAAAGGATGGATTGAAATAGGAACTAAAAGTGATGAAAATGAATTTAATTCTTTATGGTCTTCATCTGCACTTAGCCGAACAATAAGTCAAATAGAAATTCCTGAAATTAATATTAAGGATTCGGAGTGGCTTGAAATAAGATATTATAATAATGATAAATACTTTATGGACGGAACTTATCATAGTCTTCGTGTAATTATATCGGGTGTAACATTATATACCGATTAATTATAATTTTAAGCACACCTTAAGGAAATTGAACCCTTGCATAACGTTTTGGAGACGTTTGTTCTACCATTAAACTAAAGGTGCATAAATAGTAGGAGAGTAGTAGTATAGCTACTCTCCTTAAAATTAATATTTAATTATTTAGTACAAATCTGATTTTTCTTTACAAGTAATTTTCTAATATATTCTAAACCTTTTCTAGTAGCATAACTGACAGGTCTATAATTCCCATCAGTACAAGGAGTTTCTTTTACCTTAAATAAATTCTAAAATTCCATCATTATTGTCAGTTTCTAAAACATTTGTATGAAAATCATTTTTATCCCATTCTAAATCTAAGGTATCATCTTCTACACTTAAATGACATAATCTATCTCTTTTTAAGTACATACAAAATTCTTCGGATGTATATTTAATATAGTTATAATTAAGTTTTATACAATTGACTTTATCATTAGAATAACAGGAATATTTTCTATAAAACAACTTATTGATATTTACATATAATATACTTTTTGAATTACAAGAATTATATTCTATATTTCTATATTTTACTATCATGCAACATTCTCCGTAATTTTTTTCATTACAACACCAATATTATATAAATTACTATTAGAATCAGACAATCTAATAAACATACAATGCAATGCTCTTTCAATATTAATCTGTCTTATGTCATGATTCTCAGATGTATAATATTTATGGTTATTTTCATCATATTCAATTGCAATATTTAATTTTGGTATATAATAATCAATTCTATATGTTAAAATATTATACTGACGAATACCTTTTATTCCGAACACACATAAAACTTCTTCTAATTCATTTAAAAACGTAATTTCTTTTCTACTAGATGTAAATACTTCATTATATTCTAAATAACCTTTATCTTTTAAAAACATTATGAAACTTTCTTTTTTTGAATTGTCTGTATGAGATAATGTTATTAGTTTTCTAATATTATTTATATTTATGTATTTTTTATTATTATGGACAACTGGCGTAATTCCAGCATTTTTGACAGTCGTATCAATTCTTGAATTACGAGGGTAAGGTTTTCCAGCGCCATTTTTTCTTACATATCCAAGTGCCATACCAGTCGAATAAAGTTCAAACATTGGAATTCCATCAATGACTTCAATAATAACATCAGTTGCTTCAAACTTCTTTAAAATTTTGTTCTCAATTTTATTGTTCATAGTTAAACCTTCTTTCTCCACATTAAAGTAGTGGAACACTAAAAATAAGTTAATAGTTATTTGCCGATAACTTTAAATTGTCATCTTATGTGGAATGGTCACGGCAATAACCATTCCTAAAAGGTTTTTCTATGAAAAATATCTAGGATATAATCATCCCACATAAAATAGCAATTTATAATTACTTATTCTCTATTCGTGTTTGCAAATTGTTGCAAATATGCAGTATAAAATAGTATAGAAACCACTCTATAATAGAGGACTATTCTCACTTTCCTCAAATTTTCTCTGTCACTCATTTTGAGCATAATAAAAAAGAGTAGCAGTTGTGCTACTCTATAAAAATAACAGCTATGGTTAAGCTGTCTTCATCACTTTAGATTTTACTTCATCAAGCAATTTTTGTTTATTTTCCTTTATCTTACCGATATCTACATCTTCCTTAATAGAAACGGCATTAGGAAAAAATATATCAAACGATTCTTTTAACTTTGCATATCTTTCGTAACGATTCATATTCATACCAAGAAATAAAATATTCCATTCTTGGAGTTTTAATAAATATTCATTATATGTAGTAGTAAGACTATCTCTTGTAATATTGTCTCTGCATCCAATATAGGCACGAATTTCTTTTGCTGGAAATCCACTGGCAATTATGTTAATCGCATCAGCTTCAATTTTGTAGTCCCAATCATCTGCATTTCTTTGAACCATTCGCATCATGTATTCATCTAATGCTTTCTGCATTTGTTTATAACCTTGACGAAGCGGATAACGAATGAGTTCCCATTTAGCATTTCGTTTAACTGCCTTTTCCATTAAAATAAAATATTTACGAGTAAGTCTACTGTTTTCTTTTAATTCTTTACCTGCATGTAATGCTGCACCACAAAACATAGCAATTTCTTTTGCAAGTTCAATAGATAATAAATAATTCTTTCTAACGCCCATTGAACTTAATTTTTGTGCACTTTCACCGTTCGTTTCAAAACGAACGCCATCTTTTTCGTAAAATTCTTCATAGTCAGTTCCAATTAAATAGTCTTGCTTGACAATATTATATTTCGCCCAATCAGTAAATTTTGTTTTTGTATTATTTCCATTTAATTGAGTAAATAAATCTCTTGCATTTGTACTTAATGCATCTGTATTATCTTTCAATAATATTGGTAGTTTCTTTTGATAATCCAAAATTATTTGTGTTTCATCTGTAGTAAATCCACACTGGTCTAGTAATTGTCGTTTTGTAAATTTTTTAATCAATATAAATCCTTTCCTCGCATTTAGTAGCGAAACACTTTATCTTTGTCTATACGTTACTTGCAGATAACGAATTGTTATCTTATGTAGAGCAATCGCTGCAACGATTACTCAAAGGATTCTTATTGATATGAAATTTTTCAAAAGAATAGGGCAATTACCCTACATAAGATAATAATTTAGACATAATAAAAAAGAGCCATCTCAAATGAAATGACTCTTTTGTTGACTTTTTATTCAATTTAACAAATAATCAAATAAGAGTAGCAGTAGCATCCATATATTTATAAAACAACTTCTGTTTCACCTTCAAATTTAGTATTTAAACTTCTAAGTTCAGTAAGTTTTTTGCCAACTTCTTCCTGAATTTTAGTTGAAAATACTTCTGCATATCCTTTACCAAGTTTTTCAACTGTGTCAAAAACAGTATTTAATGCACTTGTAGGAATTTTAGTGACATCAAAAGACATTACAATATTCATGTCTGCATTGATAGGATATTCCTTGTTGATAATGTTTTCAATTTTTACTTCTTCAACAGTTGAATGGTCTGCTGGATCTGTAACAACAATCGGATCCCCTGATGAACTATCAATTTTCATATTTGCTTTAAAATCAATGTCAGAAAATTTGATACTTCTAGGAAAATCTGATAAAATCTGAGCTTCTTCCTCGGATGTACTTGTGCTAGTTCCAAGTTCGGCAACTGCAATATCAACAGTGATAATATTATCTTCAATAGTTTTCTTTATGTTTAATTTCATTTTTAATTTTCCTCACTTTCGTTATTTGTTATAACTTGCCTATAAGCATCTTTAATAGCTATGAAGAAATCTCGCAAAACATCTTCACTGATTGTACAATCTAAATTGGACGTGTCAAATCTAGGATCGCTTACAGAAAAGTCCAATACTCCATCATTACGAGGCACGAATAAAATTTCCACATTATTATTCAATAGTAATGTAATGGAATCTATTTTTTCACCATTATTAGAAGTTACTTTACGAACTTGTCCGACTTTTAATGGTTCTTGTTCAATAATTAGTCTACTTGCCATGCGAAATGTTCCTTTCTTAAATTTTACTAAACTATATCTTTTAATCAATAAACGATGATGGAAGATAATGGGAATCGAACCCAAACCTTTGTGGGTGTTCCACAGGTGACGGCTTCCAGCACTATATCTCCATATTAACGCCAGAATGAAGCACTAACTATCTGACATTGGACTGTACATATCCAGTTATTTAGAATAAAAATCGTTCTATTCATGCTTGCGCAATTATTTGTGTTTTGTTTTTTCACTCAATGAATACACTAATACACATAATTTATTCTTCTCATATTTTACAACTCCGAAGCGGAGTTGGTGTGGAGTACTCCTCATCACCACTATACACTAATCACCCATTCCACCATACGTCTATGGCTTCATACAAACGTCTTTGTCGCTAGTACCGTGATATTTCCCTAATATCTGTCTTTCCAGATTGTCAAATTTTATAGTAAATATTTACTAATATTTATAATTTAAAGGTTCTCATTGACGTAGAGAGACGAATTCTATATAGAATTATCAGAGCATTAAGTAGCTTGCACAAGCTAACATCTCATTTATAAGTGTTAAGGGACACCAAAAGATCCTAGATGTTGTAGGAAAGAAAGTAGGACTTATAATGCTACACGAATAGCAAATGCCAAGATTTTTTAATAGTGCTATCGGTCTGTCTGATTTTCACAGAGCCTTGTTGAGTTCTTATGATTTCTCAGAGCATTCGGCAATTAATTTTATTGTATATTTTTCGATTTTAGGAAAATGTTTTGACAGAAAATGTCAGATGTGATAACATAAAGTAGGCAAGCATTTATCCAACATTTCATTTTCGGCTAGATTGAGATGGTTAGGCGGTTTGAGTCATGTCAGAACAGCGATGTTCTGTTTATATAAATATCCTCATTATACTGTGAAGGAAATACTTGAAAGGAGGATAATACATGACATTTATTGAGTTATCAATTTTTACGATTTTGACTGGTATAATAAGTGGTGTAGTTGCTACATACTTAGTCAGATTTTTTGATAAACACAAAAATGACCGCCACTCGCCAAAGCACGGTCATTAATGCGTTGAATCTTTAATTATTTAGCCTTTACTGATTATATTTGGCTCAACCGTCTAACGGATAATTGCTTGTTTTCTTATGCTGTATTATAACACAGAAAAAAGGGGATGTAAAGCAGAAATTAGATAATGAGAGTAATTTAGCTTTAGAAACAGATTTACAAATCTGATAATGATTTTTGTTCAACTTTTTTAATTTCTCCATCAGAGAAGTATTTACCAAATTGTTCGTCAGGAGTCACGTCCTTGTACACAGTCACCATATCAAGTGAACTCCACCCGATAAGCATCTGAATTACGTCATCAGGTAATCCACTACGAGAACAAGCGGTAGTGAAGTAATGTCTTAAACTATGCCAATAAAAGTCAACGCCAAGAATATTGCTAAACGTGTCAGCCCAACTATCAAGAGTTTTTGCCTCCATTGATTCATCTATATATTTACCGTCAACTTTCTTAGGAAATAACCATTCAGATTTAATTTCATTTTCTTTTCGATAGTTCATCCATAAATCTAAATAAGGTTTAAATGGTTTAGAAAGCACATAGAGAGTAAGCATTTTTCCACGACTTCCTCTGCCTTTTGTTTTAACTTGTTCAGGGGTTTTATATAAAGATCCATAGATAATATTCTCATTATCAAAATATTTTACTTTAAATCTAGGCAACTCGCTTTTTCGCCTGCCACTATTCATTGCAAGCGAGAGCATACAAGCTTTGTCATATTTCTTTTTCTCAACAAGTTTATTAAGAAGTTCCTCTAATTGATGATCTTCAAGAACTGTTTTTGTAAATACTTTCTCATTTACAGGATTTTCAATTTTTCGAACAATTGGTCTAAAATTTTCAAATTCATCATCTAACATATTTTCCACATAATTTGAAAGCGATGAAAGTGTAGACTTTACTCTACGCATTCTTGCAGGACTCCACTTATATTCTGTAAGACAATAGCTTTGATATTTTGAAATGTCTCTTTTAGATAAATCTATAAAGAATTTATTGTTACAATGTTGCAAAAGATATACCCAAAATATGCGTAAATCGTTAGCATAAGCATCAATTGTATTAGGAGATCTGTCTACAGAACGAAGATAATCTAAGAAATCGTTGCCTAATTCAATATTCTCTTTATTACATTGTGCTAATAATTCATCTGTTACTATATTGTTATGTTGTACTTTTCTTCCCAATACAATCACTTCCTTTCATAATAAAAAGAAGCAGTTGTGTTAAACACTAAACTGCTCTTTGATTTCATTCTTTATAATTTTGTATAAATTCTCTTATCTGTTCAGGTGTATTATTTCGTTCGCCATATATTGAATGAAAACTATTTGGATAATTTATAAGATGGCAACGTTCACAAAGAGTTATTCCGTTTGAAATCTCGTATCTTAGATTTTCATATTCGGAAAAATTATATAAATGATGCGCATTTAATTTTCCACCACGTTTTTTGCAACACTGACAAGTATAATTATCCCGTTTAAATACTTTTCTAATCCATTCTTTATAATATGTATTGTTCCTTGCCATATGTTGTTCTGTTGTAGAAAATCCTGAAAAATCTTCAATTGCTATACCATGTTGTCTACAAGATGATTTTATACGATTTTCCATAGTTGACTGTGCAGATCGTACCTTTTCATAACCACCTTTTTGATTATAATATATGTCTAATAATTCACTTCTACTTGGTACTTTATAACCATATTCTTTTAATAATGAAATTACAGTATTTCCAGTAGAATTATATATTTTAGCTATTTCTTCAGATGTCATGTGTTTTGCAAAATACATCTCATATAAATCTTCTTTGGATAATTCACTTTTTAATTTCCCATATTTAACTAAACCAAATTTTGAAATCCATTCTCTAAGAGTTCTAAGATTGATTGAATAATCATTTGCAATTTCTTCTGCCATACGATTTTTTACAATGTATTCATTGTATAGCCATTCTTTATTTCTATATGGAATTTCTATAAAACACAATTTTCCCTCTTTATCTCGATATTTCTTTTTGTGCTTTAAGCAATTAGTGCAACAATATAAATCTGATTGTAAATGTAAATAATCCTTATATGACATTTTGTTTATTGATTTACAAAAATCGCATTCAACATCAACAATGACGGTTGAGCCATTTGTCAAATCTTCAACATTTACTTCAAATTCATCTAAATTTTTTGTATATACATATCCTTTGGACTCATAATATTTTCTTGTGTTTCCAATCCACTTAATTTTAACTTTTTGTGGTAATATTAACCCCATAATTTATTTCCTCATTTCCCTCATTCAATAAAAATAGGAGAGAAGTGCGAATGAGGTTACACTTTCGTTAGGCTCATGACTTCCCAACTATCTCTCCATAAATCCCATAACCAGCTATGACACCAATCATGAACACATATTTATATTCTTCATAGCAGAATGCGTTTCAGCATAATTTCTTTCAACAGTCCACAGACTGACTATAAAAACATCAATTAACTATGTATTTTATTAATTTCGTCTAAAATGTCATCAATTTCTGCTTCAAATAACTTTGTACAACATGAATATAAATCATCAATATATCCAAATTGTTCGGCATATTTTATAACAGATAATCTGTCTTTTTTCTTAGTCTGTTTTAAATTATATCCTTCGCATCTTGCTTCTAAATCAATGTGGAAATTTTCTCGAAAACATTTGTATAGTTCTTTATATTTATTTGCATAATTGCCATTTTTTCGTTTACAAATTCTATTTATAATATCTTTCTTTTTATAAATATCAGTATCATCTGTAAAACCATTAATAACTTCTTGTTTGTGATTATTATCAGCTAATAATTTTTCATTTTCTTCAACTTGTTCAACTAATTGTAATAATGCTTCCTTATATGTAGTTGGTAGTTTGTAGCTATTTTTTATTTGTTGTTCCATTTCATCAAAGCGTTTGACATATTTAGCCGTAAAAATTATCCCCTTTTCACCCGTAAACTTATTTGCTAAGAAATCGCAACCCAGCTTTGTTACAAGATAACATGGTCTTATTTCGCCTTTGCTGTCTTTATATGATGATTTGATAAAATAATCAACCACCACGAAATCGTGGGCGTTAAGAATTTCAATAATCCCCTTTGTTTTACCATCTTTTGTACCCTCTAATTTTTCAAGTATCTTATAATGTTTCATTTCTAGCATATCTGCAATTTCAAGTGTTGTAATAGTTTGATTCATTGTTCCATTAATTTTTAATTCATTCATTAAAAATAAATCCTCCTTTTGTTAATAGAAAATTCTTAGTAAAGGAGAGGAATTAATGCTATCTCACGACATGAACCTCTCCGTTAGTTAGTGTGATAGGAGTATACTCTATACATGCGTTCCACTAACGAAGGTAGAGATGGGAGAACATAAGCCATCCCATATAACTCTTTACTAGATTATCCATCTGACCTATTTCTATATTCTCTGTTCCATTATAGAAACTTCAAAAGTTGATATGGCAAGAGTCGAACTTGCGACCTTCTGTGTATCAGACAGATACTCTAACCAACTGAGCTACATATCAATGCAAAAAGAGCGTGTGATTTTCACCACACACTCCCAGAATTAAAATATTAAATAATATCCCAAACCTTATTCACGAAGTTAAGAAAACCTGAAATATTTTTAACTGCTTCATCATATTCGGCTTTACTAACTTCTTTTCCATTCACAAAACAATGAGAAGTAGAAGAAGCAGTAGTAGCACAAGAAGTACTACTTAAATTGTGTTTATCATTATGTTCATTATCATTACAACAACAATGCTCACAATCACCATCGCAATCCTTAATTTCATCTTCAAAATCTTCTTCACCAATTATAACTTCAAAAATATCATCAGCATCAATTTTAGAAAGTATTTTAGAATTACAATCATTTAATACAAAACAACCGTCTGTTTCAATATTTAAATATTTATTCCCACGTTTTGCAGGAGACACCCAAATATCATTATCTAATACTGATATAATGTATTCATCAGAATAGCCATTAACATCTGTATCTGAAAGTTCATTAATTGAACCAATGTCATACCCAATTAAAATGAGTTGCTTAACAATTTCTTTTGCATCATAATATTTGGCAACAATATTAATTGAATATTCATCGTCAGCTAAAAAAATATCTTCAACGAATTGTTCATAATCTTCAAAATATAATGTATTCATAATTCACCACCAATCTTAATTAGGCAATTTCTTTTTTGAAAGTAGAGCTAAATTTAGCCTTTGGAACATCTTTCTCTGGTACATCAACTATTTCACCTGTTTTTGGTGAACGAGCAGTAGTAGCATCTTTATGAACCTTTGTAAACTTAACAAAGCCATAAAAATCAACTTCACCATCGTACTTAATACCTGCTTTAATAATATCAATAACAGCATCTACAATTTCTGTAGCTTCCTTTTTTGTAATTTCTCTTTCATTAGCTAATTTTTCAATAACGTCAATCTTTTTCATTTATATAATTTTCCTTTCGTTTTTTAATTCAAAAAAGGAGTAGTAATATTAAAATTCTACTCCAATATATTTTTTTAATTCTAATTTAATGTTACAACTTTTGTTTTTGATTCAATTAAATGACCATCTTTGTCCTGACAAATAATTGCAAATCCTTCTTTTTGTGGTTTGGTAAGTCTACCATCCATATAATTCATCTTATCAACCTCACAAAATGCACCTTGCTCAATAAGACGAATATATCCTTTTTTTGAATCACCAACTGAGTGTGTATGTGCCATAACAACAGCATCAAACCCATCTTTGTCAGTATCTTGTAAGTAATCCTTTGCTTTATCACAGGTTGACAAAATTCCTTGTCTAAAAGCTAATGGATGGACAAACCATGTTTTACCAATCTTGCATTTCCAATCATCTACGTACTGAATTTCAATATCATCAAATACATCCTTTAGTGGTTTATATTCAATTTTTGATTTGCTACGTTTATCATAGTGTTTAAAACCATCAATAAGAATTAATTCTAATGATGTATCTGGAAGTAATTCTAAAATATCTGTGTCAAGATTTTTCGCAAAATAATTTGCAAAACGCTTGTCGTGATTACCATAATTACAAATAACTTTTTTAGGTTTTATATATTCAATAAGGTCTATGAGATACTGTCGACCTTTAATCATTTCTTCCATTGGTGAAATTCTATACTGCTTGGAAAATTTCGATAATGCCTGACAATCAACTACGTCTCCATTAATTTGAAGGATATCAATTTTACCAATATACTCAGATAATAATGTTATTGGTAATTCAAACGGAACGTGCATATCACTAATGGACAGAATAGTAGTAGCAACACCTTCAAACCCATGAATATACTCATCATATTCCATCATTCCATAAGCTGTTTTTCTTAAATGATCTGCTGAAACATCTAATCCTAATATTTCAACGATTTCAATCCAATCTAAATCCAATTCCTTATTGAGTTTTGCCTTGCATAATCTAAGTTTCCATTCAAAAGATGTTTCATTTTCTAATCTATGTAAGTCAATAATATTGTTCACCAACTCTCTATTCTTCATCAACGGGAACATCAAGCTCCTCGTCTGTCTTTAATGCAACCGTAAAATCGATTATCTGATTTTTAAAAGGAGCAAGTAAATCAACAACTTTTACTATTTGCTCTGTATCATTTTCATCAGTGTAAGTAATAGTAGTACAATCTTCTGAGAGAGTACTTGTTTTTACTGATAATTTATCTGTTGTAGTTCTAACAAAACTAAGTTTTGACTTTGCCATTTTTTCATTTCCTTCCATAAAATTAAATATTATTTAACAAGATTTGCTTTTCTAATCTTACGCAAATCATTCAATGTACGTTTTGTTTGCGTGAGATAATATTTTGGATAGCGAGATTTACTTTTATGCAAACCAACTTCAGCTCCAAACTGATATCCCATTTGTTGAAGCTGGAAAGCTTCGTATTTAGAAATTAAAATTATAATATTCACGTCCTTTACTTTATATTTTCTGCAATATGCAGAATAATTGTGATTGTAGGATTCGAACCCACGACTTCACGCTTATGAAACGTGTGCTCTACCAACTGAGCTAAATCACAAAAATAAAAGAACCCTATACCAAAGTATAAGGTTCTTTTAACATTCTTTAGGCTGAGATATTGACCTAAAACACTAACATTTATTATGGTTGGACATAATTTATCACACAAGCGATTAGCTTGTAGTTAGAAGCAACACCGATTTCAGTGGCTATCGGCAAACTCTTACTACGAAGTGTTATAGATTTTCTTTCATCACATCGTCCCTTGCGAGGTTCAAAGAGTGCTAATCTTTTACGGTTGCAATTAATCGTACTTTCTCATATAGTACCTTGCGAGTGCTATATGTGTCCATATTTCATGACAATAAGTTGCTTTTCTCTTCATAGTCGTACACACTTTTGCTTTATTTTTCTTTTTTATCAACATAGAATTTAAGCCAAAAAGTATGTTAGTATTTTATATGGATGATGAGGTGTACATTTGACCATCTGTACCTTTTGAGTACAGCCCAATCATCACCACCCTGCTTGACTTGCAATCGTCTTACTTTGTAATAAGCTTCCTATCTTTCGACTTAAGAAAGTTACATACAATTTTCTTAGCACTTATTTTTGCGAAATTCGTGCTAAAAAACAATGAACCAATACGCATTTCTGCGTTCTTTAGTGCCTATTTCAAGACATCCACCGTAACATATACCTCCGCAGTCGCTCTTGGTACTTAGAAAAGGTGTAGGTTCTATTGGTTTTCCGTCAAACTATATTTGAATATAGTCGCAGTCTTTAAAATACATTAATTAAGACCACTTTGTACCTATCACTAGGCTTATTTTAAGATATAAATATCCTACGACACGAAACCTGCCGTTTGTCTGCAAAAAGTAGAAACTCCCACAATTGGATTCGAACCAATAACTTACGGATTAACAGTCCGTTGCTCTACCATTGAACTATATGGGAAAAGTAGTAGTGGCAAGCGTGAATTTTATTTATAAAATGCTTACCACTTAAATTAGATAAAAATGAGAGAAATAAATGAATAAATTTTTTATGTAATACCCCTAGGGCAGAATATGTTTATCATCTACCACGAATATTTATGCTAATAATATTCTTTAACGTGGTAATGAAGAAAAGCTGATTTTATTATTTTTTATATTCGGGGCAGATAATGATACGTCTGCCCCTAGTATACGTTTTAAACTTGCAAGCCCTTATTTTTTACACGCATTTGGCAAAAGAGCGTGGGAGTTTACTAACGCAACTCTGCGCTTTCTTCCTTCCATATTACGGACGTTGTTAAAAACTCTGAAACCCTTGATTTTACCGACTTTTTGGCAATTATTCATAAAGTTACTAAGTAAAATTTGTGCAAAATAGTTAATTAAAATTCAATAAAAATTTTTCTTTGTTCATTTTGTATAAACAGTTTAGCATCTTTCTTGTATATTTTTGACTCTTATTATAAAAAATACCAGCATTATCTTTTGATTCAATTCCAAGAGAAGTTTCAATTAATCTATTTATTGTAACTATGTTACCTATTTTAATTTTATTTAATTCATCCAAAATTATTTTCGATTTATTGACAATCAATTCTGTAGACGTTTCATCATCTAAAGACAAATTAGACTGAATAGATTTTATATATGAATCATATTCTTCAATAATCTGTCTAATTTTTGACATTTGCCTATTATTTGCATATCCGTCCATTTTAACGAAAAAATGTTCAGTTGGAATTGTTTCAATGGTAGAAGCGTTCTGAATCTTATTAATCCAATCTTCAAGCCAATTCATAGGACATAACAATTCCCTATTGATACGACTTTTGAGTTTATTTTTTGATTCATCAATTTCTTCTTGTGGAAGTTCTTTCCCGTCTTTGGTATACTTGATTTCTCTTGTATACTTCATAAACTCAGGAAAATCATATTTCTTATATTTTGGTTTGCCTGAATCACTATATCCAACAATTCTTTTTATACACATACAAGGAAGTTTACTGATTCTATCAATCTCTTTATTACCATCAATTTCATATTCCCTTTTACATCCATCAATGATAACCTGAGCAAGAACAGACAGAATGATAAAATTGTCATAGAGTTCTTTAAGTTTATCTTCATCTGGATAATCTTTTTGTAATTCTGTCCAATAATATGTCATTGCCAACTGAGCCAAATTACTTGAATATCCGATTCCCATACGTGACTTTGAAAATTTATTGTCCATTGCAGCATAATCCTTTTTGGTATTATTGTAGGTAATACCAGACTCTTGTAATGCATTTACAATTGTGTAAAACTCTTTATAGCATTTTTTAGCGCATTTTACTATTGTTGGTTGATTTGTAACTAACATAAAATCTGCATATTGTTATATCCTTGGCTCTTTATCCAAGGCTTCTCCGATTTTCATCAGAGTGTCGGACTATCTCTTTACCCTCGTTTAACGTTAGGTTTGCAGATGACGAATCTGCTCATACATGACTTTATCATATAGTAATCGGCACTCGTGGACGGATTATTGATTGATATTCTCACCGTCTAGTCTCTAAACCTTACTGCCTACATTTTATCTTCGACAGTCTTGGTAATTGATTAGCTTATGTGTATTCACACACTTAGCGTTCCAATTTTCACCGATTAGTTTTTGAACTACATTTCTGTAGAACCGACCCAGTATTTTAAGTCTTCGTCCATTCCATTTGCTCTATCTTGAATATCCGTATGAATACAATTAACTGCTATGATATTTTTACTAAATGCAAAATACTTGTTCATTTCTTCTGAATAAACATTATGTAAATAACATATATTGTTTGGAGAGTTATGTGGATTCCTAAACGCTGCAAGATATTTGTCATTATCGAAACGTTTAGTATAGCATTGAATACAATTAGATTCTTGAGAGAGTGTTGGATCTTTTTCAAAATTTTCTCCAACAGAATAGAGTAGAAGTGCATAAGGATTACCACACACAGTCAAATTGTCACCATTGACCATGATTTTTCCTTTTCGCATTCGATACACATAATCAAAGATAATTTTCTTTTTTTCTTCTCTGAAAAACGTACTATTTCCAAATTCATGATTTTGAGCATATAAATCAGCAAGCATTTCATAATGATTCACTTCATTGGCGTATTTTCTAAGAAACTTTTCAAATTCATCGTCGTCTCGTTTCAATAATTCAACATAATTAATGCTAGTCTGAGCAATATCTTTTACATCATCCTTCGTACAAGGAAGAGTGTTAATCATCTGATAACTTAACTGCTGATATTGACCCAATTTACTTGGATGATCTGTTTTAACAATACCCCATATATCACCATCTACATGAATTCTTTTGCACCAATATTCATAAGCTTCTGTAATATTATTACCCATGAGGTCTTGAAATTTCTTCCATTTGATTGCATTATCTGTGGTAATCATTTTAATGTCTTTCAAATAATGCCATTTACCAAACATGTCTTGAATTTGATATGTAGCATAATCATATCCATTTTTCTCACACCAATCTTTAAAGAACTTTTGAAGATAACTCTTAAAAGCACACGCCTTGAAAAGATGATTTCTAAGTAACGCCATTCCGTTAATATAAGATGGTAGACGAAAATAATTAGGATCAGCTTCGATCAATGCCATTCCATCCCAAATTGTATTTTTTACCTGACGCATTTCTTCCGATACAACACATTTTTTACGTTTTTCAATGACTTTTTCATTTTTGTTAGTTTCTTTATTTTTCTTTTTTACTTCGACTTCGTATTCTTCTGCTTTAACAACTTTTGTCATTGTTTCAAAAAAAGAATCTTGGTCTTTGAGAATTAAAATATCCTCGACAGGTATATGAAGTGTGCCTATGATAGTAGAGGTAGTAAGAGGTGCATAAGCTGACATTTCAACGATTTTTGCATTATCATGTTTCATTTTCTTTCCGAGTCCAATTGTCAGCCAATCATACGCAATATTATATAACTTACTGTTTATAAAAATAACTTGTCCAAGTTTCGCTTTAGCACTTGTACGAAAAAGCATTTCGTAATGAATAGTCTCTTCTTTTATAGTTCCGTCTCTACGTTTTTGTTTATATGTAACATTGACACCATTTTCGTAAAAATATTCTCGAATTTCATCTCTTGATTTTTCGTTATATAAATCTTTCCTATCTTTAACCTTTTGTAGTGCCTTTTTGATGCGTTCTTTAGAATCACCATCAGTATCATTAAATAACTTTTCTAAACGACCACGTTCGTTATCATAAGAACGACTTCCAAATTCATAATCAAGACAAATTATATCTCGTGTACTTTCGCCTTTATAAATATTTAGTCCATTTTTTTGTAAGAAAAAACTAAACAAGCTGTTATTGAGCATAGCATCAGTATATGTAAAATAGTCTCGTGTGCCAAGATTTACATCATATAACATGCCAGCACTAATATTTTTAATCTTAATTCCATATTCACTCAAATTATTTTTTCACCGCCTTTTTAAAATTTAAAGCAACATATTTTAATTGTTCTGTAGAAATTTCATCTCTAATCCAATTCCATTGTAATCAATTGATTCTTTTAAATTCATATAATTTTACCTCTTCATAAATATTCTTCACTTGAGTTTTCTATTTGTTTTAATCAAACCATACAGGTACTTTACCTAAATCATAGCTTTTTAATATAAGATAGGAGTAGTACCCACTAATTAATTCATAATTTCTATTAATTTTAATAGGTTCAAGTACACCTGTATTAATGAAATCATTTCTAATGTGCTTATATTTTCTCCAATTTGGATGTATTTTTAAGAATTCATCCGTTAAAATAATCTGCTCAATCGGCACATAATATTCTTTATAATTAGAATAATCTATATCAAAAAATACTCTTAAAGCGTCAAACATTAAAATTACCCTCCATAGTTTCAAAATTATATCCCAACCAATTAATTATAAAATTAGTAGTAGGAATACAGTCTTCATGTATACATTCTCCGTTATCATTCTTCAAATATTTCTCTTCATTTAAAATTCCTTCACCACAATAACAGCAGTAGTAGTGTGATTTTGGTATTTCATAATTAGGACATCTACAATCATGTCCAACTAATCTACCACAATATTCACAAGCCATAACATCACCTTACCTTTTCGTAACAATAACCGTCATTCGTTGTATAATAAATATGTTTAATGCCCAAATCTTTAATTGCTTCCATGCAACTAGGACATGGATGACACATGCCAAATTCTTTATCAACTCTTGTTCTAAAAATATAAAGTTTTACTTTTGAGAAGTTTATATTCAGATGACGAATAGAATTAAGACAGTTTATTTCAGCATGAAGAGTAGGAGTTATACCATTTTTATTCCAAGAATGACGATATCTGTTATAATATTTTTGTATTGGATGTGTTTTTATGGTATTACAACCAACTCCAACAATGTTTCCTTGATAGATAGCAACACATCCAATATGAGTTTTTTTATAATCAGAAATAGTAGCCATATATTTTGCTTTTTCAAAAAACTTATAATCTGATTTACTTAACATATAAATACATTCTCTTTAAATTAAAGATTTTTCTTTCTTCTTTTTTAATTCAACTTCCCAATATCCATCACAATATTTAGTATTCAAGTCATTATAATGGAATTTGAGTAAATCTAATATTTGATAAATATAATAAACATAATCAATTTGACCGCTTTCAATAACTCTTAATACATCATTGATGAATGAACAGTATTCTTGCCAATTTGTTTTGCCATGATATGTAGTTTCTTCACTTAAACTTCCATATTCTACAGAATATTTAGCGTTCATTCTTTTAATATTAGGTGGATACGGTGTAACAAACATTTTTCTGGCATTAAATTCTTGTTGCCATTTTTTATCAGTAAGAGTAGGTTCAGGTCTTCCATTTGTATTTGATATAATCTTTAATTCCTTTAATTCTTCGAATGTCATAGTTTTGTAATTATCCTCCATTTGTTTTTTCTTTTTTTGTTCTTCTAATACAGATTGAAAACTATCAGCATCTGCATATCTTTTTATTCTCTTCTTATTTGGTTCATTTGTTGAAAAATCATCAGTGCTAATAATTCCTCCAAAATTAATGTGGTTTCTCTGTGTAATTGTGTTCATTTAATAAATTCTCCTTTTGATTTAAAATATTTTCCATAGACAAACTCCTTTGTGGTGTTATGTTTATAAGTTGCATTATTATTATTTTTGGATTTTATAATTGAATATTGCTTTTAATAATGAAATATAGATAGTTGTTAGATAGAGATGGGAGTAGTGGTGAGATGTTAATAAAAATTAGAAGTATTAGTGACAAATCCTACTAAAGAAAATGTCACTGTGTTTTTGATAATACGTCTTATAAAAAAGTAAATAAATATTTTATACATTAATGAATTGTTAAGATGGCTGCTTATGATATTTTTACTCAATTTGGAAGAGTATATTACTTTACTATTCTAATCTTCAAGTTTACTCATTTTTAATGTTCTCTTTTTAGTGAGTTTATAGTTATATTTTTCAACAAACAATTTAGCATATCTTAAAGATGCTTTCTTTGTACGAAAATCAGAATCTGCTTCTTTCTTTAGTCCAATTATACTTTCACGAGAAAGCACTTCTACAAGTCGTTTTCTATCAAATTCATCAATATAAGTTTCATAGAAATCAAACATTCCACGAACAAATCCCCATTGTAAAGAAAGTGGCTCTCCTCTGAAACAAGATTTAATAATATCAAGACATTCAATAAAATTATCAACTTTTTCTAAGTTACTGTATTCTTTATATACCTCTAATAACTTAGCTGGACATTTAATTTTAAAATCATTTCCAACTTCTCCATAAATATCAAGTTTAAAACCAATAGATTTGAGACAGTTGTAAAAATCTTGTTCGTCTTTATGTTCATTATATGTACCGTGAATCTGTGCAGTTAATGTACGCTTACGTGATTGTCCACGTCTTTTTGTGTTCTCATCACTAAACCAATCATTTTCTTCTTCTTCACTTAGTCCATATCTTAATTCACATTCAACTGTTGTGTATCCACGTTTTTTAAGAATAGCGATTGTATGTTGACCATCACAAACCTTCATAGAACCATCAGCTCTAACGCTGACAAGTACAATGCTTACATTATTTTCTTTAAAAACACCATCTTTACTTTTTTCTTCTACGAATTGCATATCAATATCTCGTTGATAATTAAGCATAGAATCAAGTTTATCAATTGGTACGCTTCTTCTTTCAGTTTTTTTCTCAACTAATCCTTTAGTATTTGTTACTTTTAAAGCTTCTTTTAATTTCATAATTTAATCCTCCGTTTTTAAGGTCGTTTTTTTTGCCAATTCAATAGCTTTCAATAGCTTCATTATATTATTCTCTGCATTGGAGATACATTCATCTAATTCAGATTTAGTAACTTTATTTTCCATATCATTGAGAATGCTAACAAATCCATCATAATATGTCTCAAAATTAGTATTCATGCATTCAATAATAGAAATCTTATAATTCCAAATAGAATCAAGATATTCTTTTGTCTTTTCAGTTTTAAGATCTTCACATATTTGTTTAACCTCATCACTAACTTTAGTTTTAGATGAAATAGCTTGTATTACTTTAGATGGTTCATTATTACATTCTCCTTTTAAATTATTAGAAACTATTGTTTTTTTATTTTCGTTTTGTAATTCTTTATAACCAGCACTAATAGAAGTTTTACCTGATAATACACGTTGTTTTACATCTTCATTATTAGAGTCAAGCACACGTTTAGCTTGTCTATATATTTCTTTTCCAACACCTGCAACCTGTGCTAACTTTGTATTGGTTTCATTGTTAGAACGATTCTTTCCCTTTTCAACTTCCACCAAATTTGGTGTAAGCTGAGGATTTGCGCCACCTGTAGACGTAGCTTGTCTTTCTCTTGCTTGTCTTTCATATAAAGGTCTATATTTTTCAGCAATAGCAATTCTTTGAATAGGAGATAAATTACGCCTACCTAATTGAATATCTAACATCCATTTTTCTACTTCTTCCTTAGTTTCATAAGCAAGAGTACCAACAACATATTCAATATTGTGTTTTCTACAAATAGAATAACGATTGTGACCATCAACAATAAATCCATGCCATTCCATAATAGGAAAATTTTTGTCAAATCCATTTTCTATAATATTTTTTTCGAGTTGTTCATACTCATTGTCAGTGAGAGGTGGTAATAAATCCTTTAATTCAGGATCAATTTTTAGTTCTTTCTGTTTCATAAATAATTTTTCCTTTCTGAGATATAATATGTAGTTACAATATATATAAGATGAGAGTGTGATAAGTGATGCAATAATACATTCTCTATTTTAAATGATAAAACACTTAAATTTTATATATTTATTTTTGCTTACAATTCCTTCCTGCAATATTCAACATTTTCCTTTTATTAAAAAGTTATATTTATTAAAAATTTGAACATCACGAATTTTCTCTAAATAAGTTTCATCATTATTCTTTTTATAAAGTGCTTCATATTTATGATTTTCTTGCAATACATACTCATATACTTGTTGAATTTCTTCCTGTGAATATTTAGAGTCATTATTCTTATAAATTTGATTATATATTTGAGCAAATCGCCTTTTATCATTAGCTTTCTTTATATTATTCTCTACATATCTATAAGAATCTTTATATTTTTGTTGATTAATAGCAAAAGTATCAATGTAAATTTTATCTTCAGGTCTACCATATACATTAGTCAATCTGGTAATTTCACCTGTATCTTTATTAATAATAAAGTCATTTTGCCTGTATATATAAATAAGTCCTATATTTTCCAAGATTTTATTGTATTCTACAATAGACTTTTGGGTGATTCTGGATATTTGAGATATATAATCAATGGGAAGATTTCCAACTACACGACTTTTATGCTGATAGGGATCTATATAAACATCAATACTAGAACTAATCGTACTTATAAGATATATAAAATATTTTAGTAATAAAAAATTATCAATATTTTTTAACTCAAACAATTTTAGCAATTCTTGATATTTGATAATTGTAAAATATTCATCTTCTTTTGTAATAAATAAATTTGAACAATCAATAACATCATGTTTTCCATTAAAATCAATTTTTTTTATCACATTCTGTTCTAATAGTTCCTTATATCCCATCTTTATATTTTCACGAAATCTTCTTGAATAATGAATATTTTTTTTCAGTTGATATGCAAGTATATCTGTAGTTATACATATAGTCTTTATTTCTTCGTTTGGTAAAAGAGTTTTTATTGCACAATAAACACCTAAGCCATAATTAGATATTTTGTCAGATTTATATATTTTTTCACTTAACCATAATTGCATTAATTTATTTCCTTTCATTTATCATTCATTGTATATATTCTCCAAATGGAAGTGAAAAAGTATTAAATATAAATAAGTCAATTCACCATACTATAAGAAGTGACACTTTTTTGTACGCACACTCCCCAAGTGTAGAGAAAGATGTGACATAAAAAGTGTCACTTCTTATAGATAATTTAATTACTATGATTAATTTAATAACAATGATTTAAATTACACTCTTATTTTTTTTGTTAATATTTTTATTGCTTATGCTTATTTGTGTTTCAACTTTTATTAATAAATATTCAATATAATATTCTCTCATTAGCATTTTCTCTTTATTCAATATGCTTTTTGTAATATATATTATATTGCTTAAAATATCTTTTAAAATAATGTATGTGCATTTTACTTTTATTTATTTTTTATGATTTTTATTTTTTATTTGAATAATAAGTATTTTAATTAAATTGTTTTATTAGTACCTTTAAAATTTCAACCTTGTATTTTGACCATATAGCTATTTTTATTTTATTTTTGATAATTTATATGCCTGAATTTTATTTTGGCTTATTTTCGATAATAGTAGTGTTGTAGAAGATTTGTTTATATATTAGTTTTTATATACCCCTATCTTTATGATAAATCAATGACTTTAATGGTAAATTTTAAGTTTTATATATCAGTTAATAACTTATAAGGGTGTGTGGAATAGTGTCTAATTTTTCTCTCAGCGTTAATTTACTATAAGGATTAATTAAGATGGTATTTTCTCAGCTAATTCGTCAAATATATTTTTGTTAAATTTATATGAAAGGTTAAGTTTGTTCATTATAGAATTAAGTGTCATATCATATATGCATTCTATATCTTTATAATAATTTACAACATCAAGATCATATGGTTTTTCCTTTAAATTATTCTCCGTCATATAATCTTTAATATAATCAGAAAATTCTATATTATATGTATCTTGCATTTCGTTGAGAACTGTGTGCATTATATCTGATAAAGTAAATTTTTTGTTAGAATGGTCATTTACATAATCTCTTAAGATATTTAGCTTATCAAATGTATTAGTTTTCCAACGTGAATACTTCTTTTCAGGTGATTTCTCTGATTTCTCTAATAATTTTAAAGATTTTTCTATTTGTTCTAAGCGTTTATTTGTAGATTTTTGAAATTCAATCATAGTATCAGAAATGTTTTTCATAGTAGATATAAGAATATTTGTTATGTTTCCTTTTTCTAATTCATGAAATTTTGTTACATATCTTGCTGTAAATTCTGTACCTTTAATACCTGTAAGTTTGTTTGCTATGAATTCACAACCTTTATGAGTAATATTGTAACAAGGTTGCGTTTTGTTTTGTGATGTAATATAAGTAGATTCAATGAAGAAATCGGTGAGTGCAATTTTGCTCTCTCCTAATTTTGATTCATTAATCTTATTAATCTGATTTATATATCTATGAATATCTCTTAAAAGAAATCTATGTTCTTTATTTATCATGTTAGCTACCTCCATAGATGTAATTGTTTTACTTTTGTTTATTGATATAAGTTCGTTGTTCATTTATACCCTCCTGAAATTTTATGATTTTTTATCTGTATAAACATTCTAATTTTTAATGTTTACAACTGATACATAGATATATTCTCTTAAATATACTGATTTATTTTGTAATTGGATTAATTTAAAGATGTTAATAAGATTGGATATTTCAATATTTTGTATAAAAATAATGAATTTTTTAACTCATTCTGATATATGGAAATAATCATAATTTTTGAACAACAAAACCGTTATCGTTAAAACCTATATAAATAAAGAAGATTTTGCAATTTGATGGTCAAAATTGCATTTTTAAATTTTCAATTTTTGATGAAAAAAGTGCTTAAAAGTATGGATTTTACTGGGTTTTTACGATATGGGGTACGATAACATATTTTTTGATAAAAATGCGAGTTTTGCTAGGAAAATAGGGCGTTTTTAGAGTTTTATTTTTTAAGTTGGTGTGTAGATGAACCAGCTAATAGAATTTTTGTGTTTTGTGTTGAGTTATTTAGTTTTTAGTACCCCCATTAGCACAATTTTATATACTATTAATGTAAAATATACAGCAATACCGTTAAAAAACCTATAAAAAGTAACTAAAAGTATAGTTTTAGTTACTTTTATTAGCTACCAGTACCCACTTAATTACAAAAACTAATATTTATATTCTTACAATAATGTATCTGAATTTTTTCTATATTAAAAAACTTTTTTGGATTGTTTGATTATCGTGAAAAAACTTTATATATTATTACAATAAGTTTACAAAAACGAATAAAAATAGTTGTAAATATAGTATATATAATGTTAAAATAAAATTGGGATTATTTTACATAACCTTATTAATAAACAAAAAAGGAGTAAACAAAAATGAATGATATAAAAACCAATAAAGAATTAGCAGACGCCGTTAAAAAAAGTATAAAAGACTTTGGAATTAAAAAAACAGTTCTGGCAGAAAAACTGGGATTAACAAGACAAGGATTAGACAAAATGTTAAATAAACAATCTTTTTCTTTAGACGATGCTAACACAATACTAGCTATTATAAAGCAATCCGTTACGGCACAAATTAAGGAATAGAAAAAATTTACAAAAACGAATAAAAACAGTTGACAAACTATTAAAAATTTGATATTATAATGATGTCGTAAGGAACGGCAACACAGCACTAGGTGCTAACGATACAAGTTCCTTATGATAATACATAAAAAGAAGTGTTTCACAACACTTCTAAACAAAAAGATAGCAACTTTTTAAAGTTGTTATTGACAACCACTCAAAAGAGTGGTAATATAAAGTCAGTCAAGGGGACTGAGCAACAAAAAAAATCCCCTTGATTAACAAAAAGTTAATAAGGGGACAGAATGTTACAATACATTCCCTAGCAAGAATTATTGTAACATATCTTATTAAAACTTGTCAAGTCTGACAGGTTGTAATTCCCAAATTAACTAAAATGTGACATTAAGTTGTCACATTACAATCACTTAATTGTGGTTGTATTTGAACTCTTAATTGAGTTCAAACATGGCAATATGCCTTTGGTATGCCATGTATAAAAAAATAAAACAAGGGCATTGTTCCTTGAAAACTGCATATTAAAAAATATAACAAGTGGGAAGCCACTCCCCGTTATGTTTTTAATGATATAAGATAGGAGCTTATAATATAAGTGTCCTACCCAACTATAATAATGGTTGGGCGTAGATAACAAGGTCTACGTTACTAAAACCTATCGCCCGTTATGCTGGGTGACCTTGTGTGAAAAGGTGAGAACCCTTCAAGGTTGACTTCGATGTTGTTGACTTGTCCAACTGGTAAAGTTAGTAAAAAAAGAATAGCATAAACCATGTTTGAGCAGTGGTTAGTAAAAAATTGCTCGTTAAAATTAAGTGTAATGTAGCTACACCAACATACACGCAATACAAGAATAAGTCGTGTGGTAGTTAGAGTGTAAAGGTCTAAAGCCCTTGTAAATACAGATAGCACAGCATTTTATTATTGTTAAAGTAATTAAAATGCTATATAATATAAGAAAGGTGGTAAGTAATATATGGCTACTAAAGAACAAATCATCGAAAAAATCAAAGAATTTCGATTGATGGATGATGACTTCATGACCACAATCTTCGATAATGATATTGAGTTGACGGAGTTTGTATTAAGGATTATATTAGATAATCCTGATATTAAAGTCACTGAAGTACACACCCAGCGAGAAATTAAAAACTTGCATGGGCGTTCTGTTAGGTTGGATATCAATGCTATTAATTCAGATGGTAGTTTAGTAGATATTGAAATCCAACGAACAGATAAGGGCGCTGGTGTCAAAAGGGCAAGATATAATTCTAGTATGATGGATACTAATACATTATTAAGTAGTGAAGATTGCGATATACTTCCTGAAAGTTATGTAATTTTTATTACTGAGCATGATGTATTAGGTGGTAATTTGCCAATATATCATGCTGAAAGAATTATAAAAGAAACGGGTAAGTTGTTGAATGACGGTACACATATTGTATATGTTAATAACTCTTATCAAGATAATAGTCCGTTGGGTAAATTAATGCACGACTTTGCGTGTAAAAACCCAAATGATATGTCTTATCAGATAGTTGCAGATAAGACAAGATATTACAAAGAAAATGAAGAAGGGGTGAAAACTATGTGCAAAATTGTTGAAGACTTATGCAATCAAGAAAGAGAAGAAGCAAAAGAAGAAACAATAAAAAACTTGATTATCAATAATCTTAAAAAAGGTAAGTCATGTGAAGTAGTAGCAGAAATATTTGATGTACCTTTACAAGAAGTACAGAAAATAAAAGAAAATATGTAAAAACAATAAAATAACATAATAATAAACAAAAAGGTGTAAAGTCTTAATTTTAAGGTTTTGCACCTTTTTTATTTCAAAAGGGAACTGCGCAAAATTCTCCCAATACATATAATAAAAATTTTAAAAAGGCGCAGAGAAACGGAGAAAAACATGAAAATCAATTATTATAGAAATGAAGAAATTGTAAACAATTTATTTAAAGCGATTACATATGAAAAATGTGATATGTCGCTTACTCTTAATGACGAAGCAATTCAAAAGCAAGAAGCGATAGTCCGTAGCGAAACAAGCACAGATAGAGAAAAGGAAGTTGCCAGAGTTAAGATACAAAAATTATGGACTGTTGAAGCCGAAATTAAAAAACAGCAAGAAGAAGTTGCAGATGTCCATGAATTAATCTGTACAGAAATCGCAAAAACAGAAAATGAACATCATGCAAGCAATGATTTGATTGCTGTGCGCAATGTTTTAAGATTGAGTTGTTGTGATGAAAACAATAAGTTTTTTAAACTTGCTATACTCACAGATGATACAAAATTTGACTCATTTTACAATGCAATGGTTTCATTGCATGACATGGAAAATGAGGAAATAGGCAACAATGGATTGCGTCAATATTCTAAAAACGCAAACGAAACTGCCAACAATTTAGCTGGAAATATTCAATCACTTATAAAACAAATGTTTTCGATACCAATTGAGAATGAATATACTCAAAAAGTAAATATCAAGTTTAATAAATCAGATATGAACGCCGTACACGAATGTTTTGTAACTGGCTTAAAAGTAGATAAGACAAAAAATAAAGATGGTATTGATATTGACGGTGTATCATTTAGATATGCCATCGAGAAACGTCAAAAGCAAGATGGCACAATTGAATATAAAGGCGTTCGATTCAAAGAAACTCTAGCAAAATTAGCTTTTGCTAGATTATTTAGAGTAAAATCTACACCATCAAGTAGCCCAATTGAGTCAAAGACAACAAAGAAAAGTATTAAAACAGCAAAAAAAGCTGTCACAAAAAAAGAAGAATCAGAGTTCCTCAAATTGGATAAGAAAGAAATATCTGAAACAGATTTGGATATAATCCACGACACTTATCCAGATGTCACATCTAAAAATTTAGGTGTGACAGATAAAGGAGAGGACTTTGAAGAAGTTAAACTCTCTTTAAATGACAAGACAATTACAGTTTATGTTTGTCTTGCTGATTAATAATACATACAAAAAAGGGTAGAACTTGCAAACGCAAATCAGTTCTGCCCTTTTAAAATATAGATTAAATGGAGGTACAAAAATGAATAAAATAAAAAGAACAAGGCTTACATACTATGATGTAGCGGTTATAAAGAATGGTTACTTTGAAATAATCCAAGTATTAGCCATTTCTAAAATAGATGCGATGCACACCGTAGAAATACAATACGGCGTAATTGCAAAGGACGCCACCATTTCATCAACTTGAAACTACTAAAAATTAATGTTAAAATGTAGTCACGCAAAGGAGGTGATGACTTTGATAGTTTTCAGTAGGAAGCTAGGTGACTACTTAGAAAAACATAACATGAAATGGGGAGAGTTGATAAAAAGTGGTATAGCAGTAAATACGCCACAAAAATTTTCACACAACAGACCCGTTTCAACAGAAACTATAAATAAAATCTGTGAATACTTGCAAGTACAGCCATCAGATATCATGGAGTGGATACCTGATGCCGAGTACGAAGCAAACCAAAAAAAGCTTGAAGCTCAAATGCAAGTTCAAGAAAAAGAAAAGCTTGAAGCTCAAATTGCCGAACTTCAACAAAAACTGAATAAACTGTAAACGTGAAGGGTAAGGCAAAGACAAATAGCCTTGCCCTTTCTTAAAAATGGAGGAATAGAATATGAAATATGATGAAATTATAAAGAAAATAAAAGAGGACATACAATTAGATAAAAGATTAGAAACAATCATTGAAACAAAAGATGCGTTTGATGAATTTCAATTAGGATTTATACAGCAAGAAGAATATGCTGACGACTGCAATTGGGGAAACTATCTCGACGAGGTTGTATACTATGAAGGAGATTTTGACCTACAGCTACAAGTAAAAGAACCTGATGCAGTGCGTACAGATGTAAATTATAGTCATAATAAAGAACACGGATTGTTATATTTATATACAATCCTAAATAATGAAAAATTAACATACAATCAAATTAGATGGTATGTTATTGACATTAATTATAATTTTAAAGAAATTAATTGGGAGAAAAATTCTTCCTTTATAAATTATGTAAATAATTTTGTAAGGGATAGAAGAAAAACAAATGAAGTAACTCAAAAACTTAACGAAGCGAAATTTTCTATAGACGAAGAAAGAAAAATTAAAAATTGTCTATTAGAAGTTAAAACTTTGCTTCTTGATAGACAAAATCCTGAAATAAATTTTATAAGATGTATAAAAAAAGAGGATGATACAGATAAATTCTGTAATATAACATCCTTTGAAAAGAAAGAATTGTTGATAAAATTACTATCAACAGAAGAAAAAATAAATGCACTAGAATTGAAAGAAGTTCTAGTGCCAATAAAAGAAATGTTGAATATAAAAGCCAAAAATAGTAACTGGCAAGCGATACAAATTATTAACAATCTGTATGAAAATGTATTAATTCCATTTAGAATTAATACAACTCCACAAGAACTCATCAAATGGATAGATATATTATTAAATAAGAAAAGCTTGGAAAAAATAGACTATAACAATATATATAGATTAACAAATGAGGTATATTCAAAATTTTTTAAAAATAAAAATTTTCTATATATACATTATGAGAATATATGTTACATAAAGGTTTACCGTAGATATGGTTTATTAAGCTTTGCCAATTTATTGACAACTAACAATTTGGAGGAATAAAACCAAAAAAAGTAACCAAACAAATAGGGGGTTCACGATAAACCTAGCCTAAGAAAATCGTGTAAGGCTATCTGGCATCCTCGAAAGAGAAGTTGCTTGTCAAAGAGTTTCCATCGCCCTTAACAAGGGTGACATTTTATATGTCGCTCAAGTAATGGGTGGTAGACTTCCAGAGGGAGCTACAACGCTCCCAGATGGATTTGAACTTGTCTTTGACAAGTACGAAATTGTAGAAATGTAAATTGTTAAAGCTGTCCTATCGGCTATACGGGGAGATTGGAGATTAAAAATGGATAAGGATAAGAAAATTGAAGAAATGAAAAAGGATATGCTTCAAGCAGGAGTATATTCAAAGGAAGATATTGAAAAAATATGTGAGCTTGAAAAGGAATATTTAAAAGAATGCGATGAGATATCTAAACAGTGCGTTGCTGAGGGATATCCTTCACAGGGTAGCAACTACGAACTGCGTTGTGAAGACGCAAGGAAGTGGTATGATGACCAAATAAGGGAAATCGACAAAAAATACAATATTAATGAAGACGATGAGGCAGAGACGGAAGTAAACATTGATATTGATATTGAATAATAAAATATGAGGAAGATGGCGAGAGCCAAGTTCTAGTGGAAGACACTAGCGAAACTTGCGGAAACTCGCTCGGATATGACTACAGCGCATATATAAATACTGCAAATGCCACAGAATTTATATTCTGGGTAGACGAAAATAACATCATTACAGATGTTCTTGTTTCACCTAGATAAATTTAAATATTATACATATATACAAAAATAGCACCTAAAGCGAAATTAAAACGCAATAGGTGCTATTTTTATACCCAAAAACTTGTCTGTCTTACGGTGTAAGTCCGTAACCGATGAGCAGAAGCGAAACAGATAATAAATAAAAGATGGGAGAATAAAAATTATGAAGAGAAAATTTAATTTTAAAAAGGTAGCTTGTACATTTGCGATAGGATTTGGTTTTGTAACTTCCTTTTTTGCAGGGAAGTACATTAAAACAGAATACGATGTCTACAATGCAAACTTAGAAACTGTCAAAAAAATCACCGATTGGAATACAAACGGTGATGAGCTGGTACTTAACATAGGCGATTACGAATTTTACGCCTATAAAAGCGAAAATATTTATGCAAACAACAAAGGATTTTTACCTTTTGACCAAATTGTAGCGTGGTCAGAAGAGAATAATACATTATATATAACATTGTCAGATGGCAATGTATATATGATAAATAAGTAAGGCAGGTGAAAATATGAACAAAAGGGAAAGCATCGTGTATAAAAAGAGAGCTTTAAAAATAGCTCAACAGCTTTGTTATCCAAACGAAGTAATTGAAGCTATTTCAAAAGCTAAAACAGAATTTCAAATAAGCCTCATTCTTAGTAAGGCAAGAAACTCATAAGGAAAGTGAGGAAATTATATGTTAAAGTATACAGACTTTTTAAACATTGCCAAATATGGCAATGAAAATTGGAAAGGGGCTTACAGCCCCGAAGAAGTAAGGCAAAATGCAGAGAATTATTTTAGTGACTATCAATGGTCAATGCAAAATGAAATAATAGCAGAATCTATATCATTTCTTTTATCCAATTTTTTACAGGATTGGAATGATGGAAATGAGAATGTTATAAGTTGGCTTATCCAACTTATTAACGATCTGAAAATCGTTGATATGGATTTCAACGATTATGAAGGCACTGATGAGTTATTAGTAAAATTTGTAAGGGAGGTAGAAAGTCATGATTAAACCTATAGGCATAAGGTGTTAAGAGAAACAGTAAAGGAATTAAGAAAAAATTATCCTTATTATTGCCCTCATTGTAGGGAGAATATTAAGTTTGAAACTTTAAAAAGATTAAATGAAAACAACATTTCAAAAGGAGGTAAAATAATGAATAAATGGATTTTAATTGAAGTTGAAAATCAAAATATAAATGCGCCTGATACATATGGCTCTTATATAGAAGCTTTTGACGAAATGAAACGCAGGTATGAGAATTTGGTTGAAGAAGGAGATGAGGCATCAATTAGAGAGTTTGATGCAAATATTCAGACCAATCCATATAATGTGGATTGGAAAATATACGAAGTAGAATGTGACTAAATTCGCAATTCAACGGAAAGGATGGTAATTGGTATGAGATTGGCAGTAACATGGGAAATGGCTGGATATGTAGACGTAGAAGCTAATACATTAGAAGAGGCAATGGAAACATTCAAAAAAGGAAGTGATTATATTAAGCTTCCAAACGGAGATTATGTAGATGGAAGTTTCAGATTGTCAACAGAAGATGCTGATGAAATGGAAGCCATTGTAGACTTTTAATGAAACTAAGATTTCTTTAAAGATTAGAAGAATGGAGGAAAATATTATGAGATATTATGATATTCACATAAATTATGACGGAACAAAAGACGGAGCAGGTTGTTCCATATTTGTTAAGGCAAATGTAAGTAGTGAAGATGAAGCATTACAATATGCAATTGACAACCATCTGTTTGAGGAAGATGGAGATGAAAAGTATGTTGATTATGTAGAAGAAATTGACGAAGAAGAATATTGTGATGCAACAGGTGAATGAAACTAAAATTTAGAAGAGGAGAAGTAAAATGGAACAGTATAAACCAGATGTAACTGCACAATATAAGACAGCGTTTGAAATTTGGAGCAAAAGTTCTGATAAAGAATCTGTCGAAAAATTGTTTGAAACATTTACAGGAATGAGTCTTGTGAGGATATTTAAAATAATGAAATATTTTTAATGCAAAGGCAGTTAGTAGATTATTCTCCCAACTGCCTATTTTATTACAAGAAAGCGAGGAAACGATTATGTTAAGAACATTCATTCAGAAAAGAAGAACAGAGAAATGGGACGAACTTATGCAGATTGATACAGAAAGCGAAAAGGTAAAAATCTATTCTGTAGACAAAGAGATTGGATTTCCATTTTCAGAATATTACACAACAGTTATGGAAATGGGTTATAAAACTGTAAATGAAATGGTAAATGCCATTAAAGTCACGAAAAAAGAAATTACAACTGATAGACAGATTGCAAGAGAAATCACGGGACTTTTGAAACTAGCAAAATACAGAGCAGATAATAATAAATATATTTATATTATTATGAAAGATGGCACAAAATACAATGATATTGTCGACCGTATGAAGGCATATGGAATATCAGAAACGGAGATAGTTAAAAAAATTGATTATTATATTAATCACGATATTGAAAGGCATAACATAAAAGTTACATATGAAAACGGTGACGTTATATCAAGCACAATCAATGGGACTGTTGAAGAAATTGAGAATTATTACAAGGTTGGTGCGGTGTTTAATATTGGAAGTGTAACAGACAATAGGCAGAAAATTACAGGATTAGAATTTGTATTTTAGAAAGGCAGGTTGATTAGTATGAAATATACACTAGACACATTAAAGAAAATAAATGTAAGATTTAACACAAGTCATTTCATGACTGAAGCAGATGTTGAGATGGCAAATAAATATGTAGAACTTATTGAAAATACACGTTCTACGACAGAACCTAAAATCGGAGATATTGTACAGTACACAAATGAATATGGAGATTATTACGAAACAGCCCATATTCAAAAGGTATGTAAGGATGGAACGATAAACATTTGTGAACAACCTTATGTGCCTTTTATAATAAATAAAGATAGCAATGGAATTTATTGTAGTACATCTGGAGGTGCTTGGTGTGATTTACCCACAGGTAAACTTGTTTATATAGGCAAAAGAGAAAAGACATTTTGTGATTGGGGTAACTGTGGATGCTGTGCAGATGGTGCTATTGAATTTAATGCAAAAGTGAGTGTATGGGAATACGTAGATGAAAATAATAGATTTATAAGTAAAAATGGATATAAATTTACAACGAAGGATTTTAATAGATATTATATATCATTCAATCTGAACAAAAAAGATACAAATTATATCTACTTTACAGAAGGAAGGGCTTGGGAAAATAAATTAGATTATCAAGCATGGTTGAGAACGTTTAGAGCAGAAGTTTTCAAGAGCTATTGGAAGAATCAATTTATTGTATGGACTTGGAAAAATATAGGACATCATGTATCACCAACAGAATTTGATAACTTAAATCTGCCAGAAGATACATTCAGAATGAATGGGGATGTTCTTAGATGCAAGAGAAAATATAATGAGAACACACACACAATTGATACTTATTATGTATGGTATTGGAATGAACCAGGAAAAGATTTTTTAGAGTCAGCAGAAGAACAGAATAAAATAAGGAAAGAAAGATATACTCTTCCTTATAAAACGCCTGAATATCAGATTGCAAGAAGAGAATTAGAAAATAGTGAAGTTAAAGAAATTGAGGTGAAAAATTATGCAGAAAATTAACGGAAAAGAAATTAAAGGATTTCGATATGCGGATGGTGTTCATTGGCATTGGGGTAATAAAGAAGTTGCAGTTATCAATGAATTAAGAAGAGAAATTGAGTGGTGCGACAGAACCTTTAATTTTCCTGATGAAGTAATAAATGCAATTAGAGATAAGATGCCGACACCAGACGGACAGTGGATAATCGAGGCAAGGAGGACAAGATTAAGTGCAACACAGGGAAACATATCAATCTTTGTAAATAATAAAGATATGGATATGCACTTTGAAGATAAAATGGAACTTGATGAAAATGGAAATTATGTAAGTATAACACCTGATAGTGAGTTAGGCAAATTTGTGTACGCTTGCTTATGGCATCCATTAGATTATGTTTATCATTATTCAGACAGATTTAAAAGTATTTTCAAGCCAAATTGGAAAGATAAAGAATAGGAGCGTGATTATATGGCGAAGAAAATATATTACTTACATAGTTGCAATGAATGGAAAGAATATTCTAGTATGCGTCTTTTATTCATTGGCACATCACAACAGAAGTTAAAGATGAAAATCTCGAAAGAGATTGAAGAAGGTAATATGGAATATAAGCCTGTTACTACAAGCTATGATTATGTTAATGGAGAATTTAAGCTAGTTGATAAAGAAAATACTCCAAAAGAACAGGCAAAGTTATTCAGACAGGATTGGGAAACAGAAACAAGGGATATTATTAAATCTGAATTAAAATATGGAGATTTTGATTATACATATAATAATGAAGAAATGTAGCAGTTGAAATTGTAATTTCCAAAGGAGTGTGATTGAAGTGAAAATAATAAAATGCTATGAAGATTATGCAAATTTACGAAAAAAGTTAAAGTCAAAACAATATGACTTAATGAATGATAGTATTGGTCAATACAATACAGATGAATACAGCGTAGATGTTACATTAAGAGATTATGATGGAAATTGGTGTATTGATTATGATGTGTACAAACTAAATGGAAATCCAAATTATCTTGACGGTGGAAAAGTATGTGATGTATCTAAAATGCCATTGACAGATAAAGGATTTTGGATACTTGTTAGAAAGAAATTTGAAGAACATATAAAATAAGAAAGGTTAGGTAAATATTATGAAGGTAAACGAAATTAGAAAAACAGAAACAATTGAGAAACTTGTAAGAACAGAGTATATTGCAGAGGATGGAACTGTATTTAGAAGTGAAGAAGAGTGTAAGAAATATGAGGAATCAGCACTGTTTGCAATTAGTAAAGAGTTGAAGAGGCTTGATAATAAGAAAAATGGAGCTTCTGAATATGATATTTATGATGAATGTTCTGATGAATATCTGGTAGAGATTTTCAATGCAGAAACAGAAAGAGATATTGAGAATATCAGAAGATATGTATATCTCAAAGCTCTTTCAAAGAGTTCATATGCAAGCAAGTCAGATGTTGACTTACCTAATATTACGGCAGGGCATGAAGTAATTATCCATTGGAATTATGATGAAGATAGTTGTTGGACAATTGGAAATGGAAGTATTGATGCTTTCTGTGGCTATATTAGAGATAATCTTATGAGTTTAATTACTCCAAAGGAGGAAAATGCAAATGCTTAATATAAAATTTAGATATAGGGATGCAATGAGTAATTGGGAATGGAGAACACAAAGCTGTACAGTATCATCTGTTGAAGAATGTAAGCGAATTTACGGACTTGACAATGGCGATGTTGAATACGAGATTTTAGAAGTCAAAGAAGACTAATACAGAGAATAATAAGGCAGACGCAAACAAATGTGTCTGTCTTATTTATTAGAAAGGAGAATGTGAAAATGAAACGGAATCAGGTTTGTTATTACATTGAAGATAGTCAGTTTGGAATGTATGTATCATATGGAATATATGAATATAAAACAACGTGTACTCACAAAGTATCACAGTTGAAAGTACCAGAAATCAGACTAATAAACGGAGTTCCATTTGATGATTTCCAGTCAGAAACGAAATTTAAGAAAGTTCCTAAAGGATGTATTTATAATACAGATTTATATACGGTCACAGAGGATCTGGAAAAGAAAGAGAAAATCAATGCTGCAATGAAAGGCAGATACATCAAAAATCCTTCAGATATTCAGTGGCTATTTGATAATGGTTATCTTGTAAAAATGGAAAATGTAGAGCCAATTATTGAACCTGAGTTTGATCATAATACATATAGACTTGTGAAAAAATATCCTGCATGGACACAATGTTATGGAAGTCATAATGACAGATATCCAAATGAAGTGTTTGAAAGTTATGAGGCTGCTGAAAAGCGAATGAATGAAATTAAGGAAATCAGGCACAGAAAAGCGGTTGAATGTGCATTGTTAGATTTTTATGAGGATTTAGAATGGGCATTAGAAAAATATGAAGCTGAACATGGTGAAAGAGAAATTGAAAATATTAGACAGAAAATTTTAGCAAGACCACATTTAGATGACATTATGTTTAGATATTACAAGGGAGAAATTCTTGTTGTATCAAGGGAGGCATATAGAAAAGATACACATATTGAATGGGAAAAGATAGCATAGAAAGTGAGGTTGATTGATATGAGTAACGAATATAAATATTACAAAGAAAATGGAAAATTGATGAGATTACATATTGAACAGGATAATGATCCACTCAATCCACGAGTAGATTTTGATTGTAATATAGGCAAAATCGTATGTTGGGGAAATAATTGGGGTTATCTTGGAGATAAGCAGAATAAATGGGATGATGCAGAAGATTTCTTTAGAGAACTTTGCATGGAACATTTAACAGAAAAACAGATTAAAACACTTGTTGATAAGCGTATGGAAATTGTTTCGGTTGAAGCACCTGCCGTAGAAAAACCAAATAAGGCAGAATATGAAAAAGATATTAGAAGTACAGTCTTTAAATATAATGCTATGGCTGAAAAAGCAAAAAAATTTGAACTGTCAGATGATGCAGCCAGATACATAAACATGGCTAATGAATATAAGAGAAATCGAGAAGATGAGTTTGAGAAAAACTTACGACTTTCAAAAGAGTATAAAGTAACAAATGATATTGGATGGTTTCAGTATAAGGGAACTAAAGAACAGTGTGAGGATTATATCAATGGAGAGTTAAGAGAAGGATTACTTGACGGAGATATTTTCTATGCAAGTGCAGGAATGTACAAGGAAGCAATGAAAATGTTGAAAGAATCAGATGTTGTAATTCTTCCAGTATTTGTATTTGAGCACAGCGGAACTTCAATAAGTGTATCTGAATTTGGAGATAGATGGGATTCTGGTCAGGCTGGCTGGATTTATACAACAAAGGAAAACGTGAAAGAAACACTTATTAATTGGGGTGCAAAATACAAAGATAAGAATGGAAATCTTGTTTATGCAACGGAAGAAAATTGGAGAGAAGCTGCAATAGAAAATCTCAAAGGTGAGATTGAATTGTACAATATGTATCTTCAGGATGAAGTATATGGAATTATCACAGAAGAATATGACGCAGATAATGATGACTGGGAAGAGAAAGAGGCAAGTTGGGGATACTTCAATAATAAGTGTGGTGATGAACTTATCAAGGATATTGCACTTAATTTTGGAGTAAGCGAAACATTATATGATAGCGTGGAAGAAGTAGCGTAAAACCAGTTGAAAGAACTGTTTTAAGTGAAATGGAGGTATGAATTATGCTACAAGAAATTTATGAAATGCTTGGATTTAATGATACAGTATTTGATACAGAAGAAAAAACTGACGAGGCACATACAAAGTTGATGAAGTTGCTTAGTATGTGTGAGCAGCTTGGAATAGTTGGCAAAATTGATGAAGATATGTTAGATAGAATAGAAAGTGGGGATTTTTAATCATGAAAACAATAATTGACAAAAGCGAATGTTTGCCATTAAGTGAACACATTGAAGGCAAGTTAGTTGTTATTAAACCCAATTTTTTTAAACCAGAATTTAGAGAAGCAAAATATCAGCTTGTGCTTGCAACTGGTGGGTTTGGATGTGTTTTAAGTAAAATGGAGGTCGGGTAAAAATGAAAGTTTACAATTTAAATAAAATGATAACGATTATAAAATCCACAAAAGAAAACAATTGGAACGGATACCATGAAGTTCCATACATAGAATATCGTGAAGATGGAAGTATTAAATGTACTGGTACAGAAGATTTTTCTGGACAAAGAATGAAAGAATTGAAAGTATATGAAATTTTAACAAAAACTGAAAATAAAAATAAGGGTAGAAAAAACATATGGAAACACGAAACATATATATACCTTTGAAAACCCATTATTAATCAAAAAGACATTTTCTAATAAATATCCAGATATGTCTGTAAGATTGTTGTAATTAAATAATAGAAAAAACATTTGATATTGTAGAGATTGGAGAGATGAAAATAACAAAGTTAGAAACTACCAAATGTCATAACGCAACAGAAAGATATGTTTTTAAAAATTATGAATAAAATTGTTGACACTGGTATATACTTTGTATATACTAATATCAAGGTATATCCACTGTATATACTTATCAGGAGGGATTATGTATGAGCGCAATGTTAAAAAGGGATGAACAAAATACATTTATAATACAGACAGCAATAAGGAGGTGGGGAAATAGTCAAGGAATTAGATTATCGAAAGAATTAATGGATAAAGTAAACTTAAAGGAAAACGATGAAATAAATATAACTATAGACAGTGGAAAAATAATTATTGAAAAAATCAATAAACCTAAATATCTCAATTTGCAAGAAAGGTTGGAGAAGTTTTATGGTAAACCGATTGATGAGATTTATGTAGAAAGCACTCAAGAGGTAGATATAGGTACTCCAAAAGGTAAAGAAATTTGGTAGAATATCATCAAGGCGATATTATAATAATGGATTTTAATCCACAACAAGGACATGAACAAAGCGGTAGAAGACCTGCATTAATAGTGAGCAATGATATTTTAAATAAACATAGTTCATTGGCTATGGTATGCCCAATAACTAACACAAATAAACATCATCCATTTCACATAGAATTGGACGAAAGGACTCAAACAACAGGAGTTATATTATGTGACCAAGCAAAAATGCTAGATATTACAGCAAGAAATGCTCAATTTAAAGAAAAATGTCCTCAAGACATATGGAATGATGTAAAAGATTTAATTATAAGTTTTATGTAATATAATAAAATTAAATAAGTGTATGAAAAAGGAATTGTACAGATTAAGTACAGTTCCTTTTTTTTTGTTTAGAGAATAAATTAAAGAAATAGCAATTTCACAAGGAGGTTAATTTCATGAGAACACTTTATTTTACGCAAATAACAGATGATAGGTCTGATAAGAATATTAAACAGCTATTAGAGGAACGAATACAGAAATTAAAAGAATTATTAAATATTGAAGGTGTAGAACTTGTCGTATCTGATATAGAAGATATACATTTTAACGGACATACCGAGTACTGGAAAGATGGAACTGTCGCATATCAAGAGCCTGCAAATAATCAATGCAGATGTAGATTTCAAGTAAGAAAAACAACAAGAAAATTAACTTGGAATGATGTTTACAAGATTGTAAACAGTGTAAAACCTGTGCCATATAGTTTTAATGGATTTTTGTCATAATGGAAAGGATGGTTGATTTATATGAAAATTAGAACATGGATAAAGTATGAAGAGAGTTATTTACCACCGAGATGTAGAAAATTAAGATATAAAGAATGCGAAGATTATATCAACGCTAATCTTACAGAAAACTCCATGGATAATGTAAAACTGGCTTTTGAAGATAATTCGTACTCAGGAAAGGGAAAAATTTATTATTTCAAAAACAAATTATGGAGTAGGGTTGAGAAGAGTCATCTTATAGCAGGAGATACGGAAAAATACAAGGATGCATTAGAAATATTGAAATACTTGAATGAACATTATTCTTGGTACTTTCCTAAATTATGGAGAGACGGAGAGCATCCTGATAGAAAACATATGCTTAGTGTTGTAAGAAAAGAAATGAAAAAATATCTTTTGATTGATGGGGTTTTGTATGAACAGACTGCTGAACCTCGATATGTAGTAAATACATTTGGATTAGGTCATAATCATGGTGGAACAGGAATGTTTTGTGAATATTTTTATAATGATAATATTGGAAAACAAAATTATTTTTCAGCATTAGAAGGCGATAAGGCGGTTGCTTATGCAAATTATGTAGCAAAAAGACGAGGTGATACAAATGATGTTGGGAAATTTAAACCATTTATTATTTGTCATATGCCAGAATTAGTAAAGGTAAAGCCTAATAAGCAGCATGGAGATGGAAATAAATTTTTAAATGAAATGGAAAATATGATTTGTAATACAGATAATGTTATGGAAGCAGGATTACTTGCAATGTGTATGTGTAGTAAGGAGTGATAAATTATGACAGTAAGAGAATTAAATAGAGATCAGTTACACGAACTGAAACTGACATATTATTCAGAACTTGTAAATGAAGGCACTTTTGCAGAAGTGATGGGAGTTAATATCAATGAACCGTCATATGAAATGATTGCAAATATTGATGAATATGTTAGTGATAAATTTATTTATGAATACTATGATGGATATAGTTTTACAGAAGATGATTTCTTCTGTAGTGCGGAAAGGAGTGTTTAATATGCTGAAATTAAGAGAATGGAACGAAGTATTAGATTATGCAGATCAGATAGAAGAAGAACTTACATCTGAAGGATACAATGTAAGACTACATGAGTATTCAATGTATGATGGAAGAAAAGGAATTTACCTTACTTTATATGACAATCACAATAAAGTACATCAACAATATGCAAGTGGTATACATGATAGTGTGAAAGAATATAAAAGGTATATTGATTATTACAAGAAAAAACTTATGGAGGAATGATTATGAGAGACATTGATATTCATTTTAGACAAATTGAACCAAACAAATTTTGGCTATTATATAACGGAGAGTCATTTGAGATTTTCACATACAACGATGGAAAATTCCACAATAAATTGTATGAGTGCAGTAAAGAAATTCCAGAGGAATTAGAATGGTTTGTTGATAAAATCATAAGAAGAGAAATTGGATTGGAGTGATAACTATGAAAACAATTACAGTAACTATTGAAGTATACGATAATTCATCAGTAGAAGATATAGAAAGAGCAGTTAGTGCAGGACTTGACAGTAATGGAATTGATTGTAGCTATGATGTAGAAGTAAAGGAGTGACAAACATGAATTATACTTATTTTGGAAACAGAATTGAAAGAAGCCCATTAGGGAATATGGGGTTACAGTTATTAGAAGCTCAAGAGAAATTAGTTTCTCAAGAATATGAAGTTGAGAATCTTAGAATTAAAGCAGCTATGTATAAAGCATATTTCTTTCGTAACTCCATATTAGCAGAAAAATTACAAAAACAAAGTGAAGAAAACAGAGATGCACTTATCGGAGAGTTTGATGGTTTTTCATATGCAAGTTGGAGAGCTAATGCTGTGTATAGAACACTTGAAGATATGTGCGATGAAGGACTATTAACTGAAAAAGAATATAGAGAATGCAAAGTATGAAACAAGAGTTTCTTTGGAAGATTGGAGGAATATTTATGAGCAAATGGAAAGATATTAGATGTGATTTTTTCGATGAGAATGAAGAAAAGTATATGGTTGATGCATGGGAAACAAATAGCGATAACGAAGAAGGAACAGTTATTGCTAAATTAGATTTAGCTGATGGAACAGTAGAATATATTGATGAAGTAGCTAAGACAGATGAATATGCACAGACTGTAATTAAAGAAATGCTAGAAAACGGATATATATTGACAGAATGAAATGAGGATTTACAAGGAAGATTGGAGGTAGCAATTATGAGTAAATATGATGAAAGAATAAAAATAATTGAGTACAACACAGGAAAAGAAATGACAGATGAGGAAAAGTTACAGCTTGCATTTGAAATGCAATATTGGCAACCGTTTGTGAATTTGTTGAAAAATGGAACTGATGGAAAACAAATTTATGATATTGCAAAACGTATGGGTAGTGGAAGATTATCTATAATGCAATGTGATATGTTAAAAGAAATTGATAAGTACATGAAACGATGATTTCTTGACAGAGTGGAGGTGATGATATGAAGCCATATATTGTATTAAATGATGATAGAGACTATACTGATACAATTAAATTTCAGAAAAAGAAACAAGAATGGGAAAATGCAGGAATGAGTGAAACAGATATAAAAGAATTAACAAGTATTTATCATAACTTTGATGTATGGGGAAATGACAAAGGATGTGATTATTCAAATACGGAAATTGCTTACAATGTGAGTGAACTGGGATATGAAAACTGTGTGAGATAGTAAAAAGGAGGTAATATCATGGAAAATAAAGAAGAATTAGAACAGAAATTACAGCAAAGATATATGTGTCAGGGTATGGATTCGTTTGCTGCGTTATGTAAAGCATCAGATGGCGTGAGAAAATTGGAACAAAAGAAATACACGAAAGAGTATTTTTTAAATAAAATTCACGAGTACGATTATATACTACAAAGACTTTGCGAGCATATAGTTCTACGACCAAACGATAACAAACGCAGTTTTGGAGAAAAAGGATTCAAAAATATGGTTGAAGCGGTAGAAGAAACGTTGGAACAACAAAAGAATAGCGAACTTTACAAATATTATTATGATATGAAAAATAATGAACATGATTTCCATAGCTTTGAAAGATGGCAGGTATGGGGAAGAACGGTTGGTATTAAATAAATGGAAGAATGTAAAGAAAAGGAAATCCCAGTAGAGAATATGAAATACACTTATAAAGATGAAGTTATTAGAAGAATGATGGATGTATTTCCATATAGTCATACTCTTTTCATTGGAAGATGTGTAAATGCAATTATTGAAAAAATAAAAATAACACCTTCCATTATTGATGGGAAAAGAGATTTATCAATTAATTGGAAAAGTATTTATCCTAGAGACAGTATCAATAAAGAAAATAAACCGAATACTAAAGTTTATCGTGCATCAGGTGTAAAACTATCAAATGGAGAATGGTGGAAATGCTATTGGAAGATAGAAGCAAATTCGTTATCAGAAGCAGCTAAAATTGCAGAATCTGATAACGCTTTCCGTTTACATTCAATAAGAGAAAGTTTTGCGTGGGAAGAAAATGGTTCTTATAATTAAAACCATAGGAAACGGAAATTTCCTCTTTTTAATGGAGAATAATATATATGAATATGATTTTTAGTTTTAAGGAGGAATTTTTAAGGGAAAATAAAAATAGTCATTTAGGAGAAATTAGAAAAAATAATTTTGGAACAGAAATGAAAATTATTGCCTATAGGAAACAGAGTGATATAGATGTTGAATTTTTAGACAATCATCATTTTGTAAAAGAACATACTACATATACTAATTTCTATAAAGGGGAAATGAAAAGTCCATTTGATAAAACCGTAGCAAATATAGGATATACTGGAATAGGGAAATATAAAACTTCTGTAAAAAAGATACATACAGTTGAATATTCTATATGGAAACAAATGATTTTAAGATGCTATTTTAAGGATGAAAATAATGCTTATCCTGCATATTATGGGAAAAGTGAAGTCTGTGAAGAATGGCATAATTTTCAGAATTTTGCTGAGTGGTATACGATAAACGCATATGATATAGGAAGTGAAAGATTACATGTAGATAAAGATATTAAATATTGTGGAAATAAAATTTATAGTCCATACCATTGTATTCTTGTGCCACAAAGTATTAATGAGCAATTCAAAGAGCACAATGGTAGAAAGAAGAAAATTGATCCTGATTTGCCATTTACTATAAATAGGACGGAAAGTAGAAAGTACAGTGTTTCTCACAGGAGTAAACACCTAGGGACATATGCAACGGTTAAAGAATGTGAAGAGAAGTATTTACAAAGTAAAAAAGAATACATAGCAGAATTAGTAAGTAAATACAATACTATGCCAGATGATATAAAACAAATAATATTGAAAGCAAAAATAAATTAAAAACACGATGAATAGCACATTTGATTAGAGAAAGAAGGTGATATTATGAGAAGTATTGCATGTGTATTAATTAGTGGCTTATGTTGGTACATAGGATTTAATATGAATAAAGGTAAAGAATATATGATAATACACACAATTTTAGTAATTGCAGGATTTATCACACTATTAGGAGCAATTTTATTGATGATTTTAGGGTTATAAAATTATGAAAATCGTATTTCAAGAATGGAGGTGTTCTATGAATAAACAATATCTAAATTTAAATGATTTTAATATGGCTATATCTGATTATGATAACGGCATTTTTGTAAAACTAAGCGAAATTAATAAAATGATAGAGCTTGGTGTTTTAATGCTAAGCAAGGAAAAGCTTGAAGAATATCAGAGTACAAGGGTTATTAAATAAAATCAGAGAATATATAAGGGACTAAATTTAATTTAGTCTCTTAACAATGAAAATTTATAAAAGTAGAAAAGAGGACATGTAAATGAGTAGAACAACAGCAGGAATTTTTAGAATAAACGAGGAGTTACAAAAAATTTCAGGGCTTGATGGCATCGTAGCGGATAAGATTGAAGCCCTTGAAACACAAGTAAGAGAACTGGTGTTTGATATTTTAGAAAACCATTCAGAGGCAAGCCTTTTTGATTATTTAGGGAAACCATCATTAAAAATTGATGAAATATTAAATCAAATTGATGAGTCTCCTATACTAGATGAAGTTTTAAAAGACGGAGAAAGACTTGCCATTGATACATTCGATACGTATCAAGGAGAAATAAAAATAAAAATCATTAAATATAAAAATGATATTTATTATATAAAATACGAAGATGAAAAAAGCACATCATTTAGACAATTATAAAGAAAAATAATAAAAAGGAGTAATTTAATATGAGTTTAAGTAAAGTTACAATTAAGTGTGAATGCAAAGCGTATGAGGTATTTAAAAACGCTTGCAAAGAAATAAATCTAATCCCTGATAAAGTATATAAAGACAAAGAAAATGAATATTTAATTTGTTGGGATTGGCTTAAATGGGACTCTAACGATAATTCGATTATCCAAGTTATGAAATACTTGGATAATGAGATGTGTAACAAGAAAGATTACGGATATAAATTTATTCGTATGGGTGAAGAAATTGGCGATATAGAAATAAGGCAGAATAGCCATTTAGAAATTGCAATTATAAGAGAATTTATACTCCCAAATGCTTTGCAAGAAATAGAATTTTAAATTAAAGGTCATTGGATAATTTACTTTGTCCAGTGACCTTTATTTAGAAAGGAATGAATATGATTAAAGATGATGAATATATTTATAATTTCAGATTAATCAGACAAAAAGATGGTAGTGAGTTTATAGATGATAATTTAAAAACACCTATAGGCTCACTACTTCCATCAAAGCAAATAGAGTACGATTTTGTTGAAAATTCTTTATTTGCTTTATATTTAGAACAAAAGAAAAAGGAAAGAGAACAACAAGAAAAAGAAAATAAATTGTCTTATAAGATACTTACATTTTTTAATCTTTTAAAATAGCGTAGGTATAAATTATTTTAAAATTAAAAGCGAGGTAAATATTTATGTTAGGTGGATTAATAGGATTGATAACTTTAGGTGGATTAATAGGAAGTGGTATAAAACAAGCAAGCGATAATTCGTATGTTAAAAAACATACATATCACAATGATATATATGGGAATACGGTATGGAACAACGGAAAAGGCGAGACATTTGTAAATGGGGAAAAGACCCATGAAGTGTTAAAACACGACCAATATGGTCATTCTCATATGTATACAGTTGGAAATAGAACTGGAAAAATATACGCCGATAGCCATGATTTGATTTTGAATAGAATGAGAATTGAAGACCAGCAAAGGTTAGAAAAAGCAAGAGCCAATGGATATCTTACATATGAAAAATACAATGATGCACTAAAGATGAGACTGACAACTGAAATCAGTACAGGAAAGCCAATTGCAAAACTATACACTTTTAAAAAAGATGGAAAGGAGTATTATAGAAAATTTTATTTGACTGATAATCTTATTGATAGGTATGAAACACCTTATTGGAAAACAATACCAGGTGACTTTGGCACGCCTATTACTAAAGAAGAATATAAAAAATTAGATATACCTTCAGGTAGTCATAGAAATGGTTGTGGACTTGACCCTTATGTAATGTTTAATATTGGCACAGAAAAAGATCCATATTGGAAAGGAGGTGAAAAATAAAATGAATAAGCAAAGAAGAACTAAGCTTGAAAAAGTTCAAGATAGATTAAATACTATCTCAGAGGAAATAAAAAATATTTTGGACGATGAGCAAGAAGCATTTGATAATATGCCAGAAAGCTTACAAGAAAGTTCTGAAAATGGTATAAAATCTATAATCACCATCGAAAACCTTGAGGAAATCATTGAAAACCTTGAAGAAATTGATGAATTATTAGATGATATAATATATTAATTATTTAACCTACTAAAACAAATTTGTTATAATGTTTTAGTAGGTTATTTTTAAATGAAAGGAAATTTAAATTATGAATAATATAAAAATTCTACTTGCACCTAGTTATGAATTAGCTCGACCATTCAATAATATGATAGAGGCTACGGTCGAAGCTGAATATGGAGATAAATGTATTAACGGAAAACTTTATACATTAGCGCATCATGGAAGTAGAAGTGCTAATCCAGCACCATGTAACACCTCAGCAGTAAACCCTATTAAAAATGGAACAATTATTATATCCCATATAGATTTAGATACTATTGGCGGTTGTCTAGCATTAATGGGATTAAAACCAAATAATAAACCCTTTTGGCAAGCTGTAGAGTATATAGATGTAAATGGCGCACATCATATTCAAGACTTATCACAAGAAAATCAAGATAAATTAAATGCAATTTATGCTTGGAATGCGAGCCAAAATAAAAAAGAAAGGGCTCTTGGTATAATCAATGTAACAGAAGATATATTATTATATAAATCTATTTTGGATATTGTTCTAAATAAAGACCACCCACAAAATATACAACTTATAAAACAAGGTAAAGAATGGGCTAAAAATAGAACAAAAGAAGTAGAAGATAGACTTCTTTTTGAAAATGAACATATAAGAGTATTTCAAACAGATGATGTTTTTTGTAGTGCAAGCTACTACTCACCTAAATACAATCAAGTAAAAGATTGCACAATAACATTAAATACCCATTTCAATGCAGTTACGCTCGCATTTGAAGATGGCGGCAAAAAATTTAATGCTCAAGAAATTGTGCAGCAATTGTGGGGAAATGAAGCTGGAGGACGAGCTGGTATAGCTGGTAGTCCTAGAAATTGGGATTTAGATCAAAATGAAATAAATAAAGAGTTTAATAAACTCATTAAAGTTATGCAAGACAAATACAAAAAAATATGATATAATTAAATTTAATTACAGGAATAATTTAAAAGGAAGGTATAAGCATGAATAAGTATGAAGTAGGGCAGATTATAGAAAAATTTAAAAATTATCAAGAAGGAATGCGATTTGAATTATCCGATGATGGGGCAGTTTTGCAAGTTTTTATGGAAACTCCCACAAAAAACGAAATAGAACAATTTGGTACTAAAAATAGGTTTGAAATACGTTTCACAGAAATGTATAATGTAATAATGATAACTACTAAAATAGGTAATCTTAATTGGATGGATGCTCCTTATTCACCTCATCTTAGTGAAAATCTAAATAAATTTCAATTGCCAAATGAAAATCAGGGGTTGGGATTGACTTTAGTTCTTATAGATTGTTTAACAGGAGAAATTAAACATTTAAGATTTCTAAGTTTATCGGAACATTTTACAAAAAATTTATTTGGTGTTATAATGGAACAAAAAATAAAACCATTTAACATCGAAGAATATAGGATGGGAGTTAGTAGAATTTACGCCAGTTATTCTACCAATAAACTAGTAAAATTAAGTAAAGATTATTGCAAAATTAATTAATTAGGAAGAATATTATGGAAGATATCAAACAAGGGGAAGCAATTTTATATTTTTTCAGCCAGAAAACCCATGGTCTTTAGACCGTGGGATGAATGGC